GATTGATGTCCGCAGCAGCTTTAGATAATGAAATTACCGTGGCATCACGAATTAAGGACCATGATGAAGTTCAGAATCGAATCAAGGAACAAAAAAAATGGGGCGGCGTCAATAAGATGAAGCTACAAGAGGAGAAGAAAAAGAGAAAAGAGTTCACATATGCTCCCGTTTTTCTGGAAAAATATCAAAAGCAGTTTTTAATAAATAAAATGGTACGGCTGGATGAGGATACATTAGCAGAAAAGCTCAATAATGATGCTGACATGGTTGAAAATTGGCATTGCCAAATAGTCAAAAAATTTAATGCTCGTAACTTACTTCGTGAAAGTGGATTATCAGAGGAACAGTGCGATCAACTTATGAAGGAAGCACGTGCAGATGAAGCAAAGGAGATTGCAGATTTAATGGCAAAATATTTGGTTAAAGACTAACGAATACATGCTAGATGATTACAATATAAGAAAGGTTGATGACGATGAATTTTAATAACCCTTACTGGATTGATTTAAAGGTAACCTACGAATTCTACCAAGCTGCTGGACACTTGCCAGAGTTTCACAAGAAACATGTTTGTACGAAATGCAGGTACGAGATTCCGTGTTTTACGATTTGTGATGAGGTGCGATGCAAATGCCGAGAATTTAAGCCTAAGACTGTGCGGAAGACTGATAAGTATTTACATATCAACGATTTCATGAACGATGTGGCCGCATTTGAGGCTGCTAGAAATATTTAAGGAGAGTTGCATAAATGAAAAAAGCAAACTACGATATGTTTGGTATTGCATTTAATAAAATTGTTCCAATTACTAAAATAGCGGAACAATATGAGTGGACAGGTGCAAAACTAAATAGCTTTTTGAAAGAGCATGGTGTTATTCGGCAAGATGAACGAAGTGGCTCGTGGGTGTTGACTGATATTTACAAGGATAAGAAATATGCTGTTTCAAGAGATATTGTAAATCGAGATGGGAAAATCGGAAAAACATTCTTGTCGTGGACAAAAAGCGGAAGAGAATTCATCTATAATTTAATGAAGGACGAGTTAGATTTGCTTCCGAATAACGATAATACCAGTTCAAATGTGAAGGTTGCAAATAATGATTTTCCTATTGTTGAGGATTCTGACGGATGTATTTCTATTTTAGACTTCGTGCATATTTTGAGTATGAACAGAATTCTTGTAGGTGGCCGTATTCCACATCGAAATAATGTATTTGAAACTCTAAGAGAAAAAGGATTTCTAAATAAAACAAGAGGGTTATATTGGAATACTCCGTATCGAGATTTTGATAGTTTTGGGTATTTTAAGGTTATCAAGAAACGCACTCCGCGAGGAGGGTTGAGATATGTGACACAACTTACACCAAAAGGTCAATCGTTCTTTTTAAGGTATTTCAAGAAGTTGATGGATGAAAAAGATTCCATTTATGGTGAATGGGACGATAAGGAGGGTTAAGAGATGCGTATTCAGATTGGTAAATATATTATTAAAAACTGCGACGAGCGGAATCTCGTTATTATTGAGCAGCGGCCAGCTGGTAAGAATCCAAAGACCGGTGAGATGGGCATCGGCGTAAAGGAGGTTACGGTCGGCTATTACCCGAATCTTGAATGGGCTTTACATAAGATTAAAGATTTGAATATTTCCGAGAGTGATGCTGATACCGTGGATGTTTTACTGAAAGAGCTTAAACAGATTGATAGGACGATCTGCCGGGTAGCTGAGGATGTCAAGTGATGGATAAGTTTGTAAATGCAACACGATTGATTGGCGTCCTAGATAGTGCCATCGCTCGCCCTAGTGCCAGAGGTAACGCAAAGTCTATTGATGATATGTGGTGCGATATGGCAATGTAATACACAAAGCGCATTCTTGAAGAAGAGATATCTGCTGGCGGTGAGTTCCGTCGAGTGGTTCATGCTCATTGGATTGAGCATTTTGAAGATTTTGGAGAAAGCTTCTTTGTTGAATGCTCGGCTTGTCGTTCTAGCAAAAATGTCGATGAATCAAAGTTTTGTCCTGACTGTGGAGCTATTATGGACGAGGAGGTTAAGTGATGGAAAAAGTTCTTTTACCTCGTGGGTATGGACGTTCATATGATGCTTGCAAATACGCAATTGAGCACGACTGTGATATTGTAGCACCAGATAGATTTGGTGTAATAGCTTTGGAATATATTATCAAAGACATCTGTAAAGATTTCGATTCATTGAAAATAGACAGGATTACTTACTCTGATTATATTTATTCCGTAATCATAAATCACCACAAGTTCAATGGTGTGGTAGAAGCGATTGAAATTCGTCTATACGATATCTGTCAATATTTTGAACACGAAAAGACAGAACGTGGTCGAAGAAAAGATGTCGTATTTGATGATATTGACCGGTGTATGCAAGTCTTGTGTCCATATCGTAAAATCAGCATGGTCACAATGGAAGTTGAAGAATGAATGATGCGAACTTACGAGGATGTTGATGCAGAGATCAAGCAGCTTGTGTGTAACATGAATAGCAATAGTCTGACACGCAGCGAGTACGAGACTGCTGACGATATACTGGATGAGCTCTATCAGGAGCGTGAACGACTTTGGCTCAAGGCTATGGAAGATGGCGAGAACTGCTATCTGTAAAAGCCTAATTTTATATTTTTCTTTATAGCTACGTGACACAGGATACGTTTTAGAAGAATACGGAGGTGACTGCCGAATGGCAAAGCAGCAAACTTGCCAGAAGTTTGTTTTTAAGATCCATACGAAGCGTCTGGTTGAAGCAAAATGGGATTTAACCCTACCATTAGATGAAGCCAGACGAAATCACGAGATTATCTCGTTGGCTGATAGCACTGTTCTACGATGGATTGATGAGTTGAATGGTGTTACGGATGCAGAGGCTAAAGCACGGAGTATCAAGCGTAGAATTAAGATGCTACGGAATGAACCCTCTTGCTTAGAGAACCGCCGGGAAATTCGGAGATTATACACTGAGCTGGACGCAGTTCAGTTTAAGCCGGATTATATGTGTCTGGTGGTTGACAAGAAGAATGATTACCGCCGGGCATGTTCTCAAAAGGGGTTTAAAATCAATGGAATCACGTATCGTCGTTTGGTTGGAACCACCGGTGGCGTTAAGAATAGTACGATTGTGTTTGTGAGTGACCGTCTTGTTGACGAGATCCGCAAGCGAATCGATAATGGCCGTAACAAGGGTATGGAATTTGTGCCTGCAAAGTTAGAGGCTTATAGAGCCCTTGCTTGCTCTGCTTCTATTCCGGTCACTGACCCTGATGGTGTACTTGTTATAGATGATTGTTATACGCATTTTAAAGACCATGTTGTTATTCTGGATGACGGAGTATCTGGAGAACCTACGATAGTTGAAGATAAAGAACACGATTGTGAGCTGTGTGCGAATGATGGGTTTGGACTTATTAGTTATGATCTTGCACAACAGTGGAGTGAGGATCTGAAACTTCCATCCACTGCGTCTGGCTTCTGTGTGCGAAATGCGTTCTGCAAAGGTATGTTATTCCCCTTCCCTTTTCGTGAGTTCGCTAAGAAGGTAGCAAAACAGAATATGTTAAAGGACGCATGGGGAGATTATCGCGACATCAATAGAATTCAGGTCGTTCTTAGTACCTCTATGTTAAAGCTGTGGGATAGTTACCATAGTTGTGAGGACTATCTTGAAAACTGTAGAGAGAATCACTATCACTTCTCTGTAACCAAGACTTGTGAGTTGGAGCTTGATGAGGAGCGCAATCTGAATTATCAGTTTATCCAGAGTTACCAGCTTACGAACAATGAGATTCATGAACTCGTGAAGCCAACTTTGGATGAAATCAAGGGTGTCATGGGTGGTGACTGGCGTGATGCGTTGCTGTATTTGCGTGGTAGTGGAATGCGTGATGAACCGAATTACATAAACAGTCTGGAAAACGACTATATTAAGGCTCTTATGATTGAGCCGGAAATGATTAACGACCCTTATGTGCAGAATCGGATTCGATACTTTATTAAAAAGCGAATCTCTCAGGCAAAAACGGGTGTTGTAAAGGTACGAGGGAATTTTCAAGTTGCGAGTGGCGATCCATATGCGCTTTGCCAGTCTATGTTTCGGATGGAGGTAACTGGACTATTGAAGGCTGGTGAGGTTTACAGTCGTTTTTGGAATGATAGAGACGTCAAGAGGGTTGCTTGTTTTAGAGCTCCTATGAGTCAGATGGCAAATATTCGGTGCATGAATTTGAATGCATCTGAGGATTGCCAATACTGGTATCGCTATATGAAGTCCGTGTTTATCACTAATGCGTGGGATAATATGTGTGCAGCGCTTAACGGTGAAGATTTCGATGCCGACCTTACGTTTTCTACAGATAATAGAATTCTTATTGATAAATGGGAAAATGAACCCGTTGTTCTTTGTGTCCAGCGAAAATGCGATAAAAAAGTTCCGACCGAGAAGGATTTTATTGAATCTAATATCAGCGGATTTGGAGATAATATTGGACGTACAACAAACCGAATTACAACGATGTTTGATGTGCGAAGCAAATTTGAGCAAGGTAGTAAAGAGTACGATGAACTTACGTATCGCATTATCTGCGGACAGCTTTATCAACAGAACGCGATTGACAAAATAAAAGGCGTAGCCACGACAGATATGCCGCAATACTGGTACGACAATAAAGCTTGCGTCGTTAAAGACGATGATAATCCTGATACTATCGAGGATAAGAAGTTCTGGAGTAGTATTTGCGCATGGCGTAAGCCATACTTTATGAGCTACATCTACCCTGCTCAAATGCGCGATTACAAGCAGTATGTGGCCGCAGCTCGTAAGCGCATTAAGTGGGATGGGTTTGCCGGTCTGGATGAGATTATGCAAAAGACCGTCAAGGACGATGTGGATGAAATGGTTATCCAGTATTACCTCTATCGGATGCCGGTCGGAATCAATTCTTGTACCATGAACCGCCTGTGCTGGACTGTTGAGGACGAGCTGGAAGATTTTGAAGAAGAACTCAAGATAAGGCGCAAGTTTGATTACGACTCGCTCAAGTCTGGCGTTGAGTACACCAATTCTCAATACTATGGTATCCGCTCTATTTTTAAGGATTATTTGAGGTTTGCTCGTGGTAATGCAATCCATTCTGGCAACGGAAACAATAATAAAGAAACCGGCGCAGATCGCAAGGAGCGCATTGCGTTGTATCAGGAAAGTATGTTCCGCAATCTTCATGACAAGTGTTCTAATGACGATGTACTTTGCGACATCATGCTTGATCTTTGTAAGAAGAATTCATCCAGCATTGCAATAGTCTGGGAACTGTTTCACGATACTTTGATTAAACGCTTATTGGAACGCCGTGGCGGTATGGTCCATTCTCTTGTGCAGGATGAGAATGGCAATATTGAATATGATGGTAAGCGTTTCAAGGATGTGTTGGTTGACATGAATAGTAAGGAGGATGCGGATGATTGTATTGAATGAAGTTCTTTACGCTGAAGAATGGTTAGAGAAAGATGTGCCTTGGAAGAAGGCGGGGCATGTTTTGCATTATGTAGCGAAGTATTATTTCTATAAAGGGTACTCAAAGGATGACGTAAGAGAAAAACTTAACGAGTATATGCTGCGTCATTTTGAAGGGTACAATAAGGTTCTGGATAGAGAACTGATTGATAAAGCGATTGCTTCTGCTAAAGGTCGTCCTATGGTAGAACTTGATGGTGTGTGCATTACGAAGGCTGAAGTAGAGAAGGTTCAAGCACTTGAAGGCAAGCAGATGCAACGCCTGATGTTCACGATGCTGTGTCTGGCGAAATACCATATTGCTGTTAATGAAAAATGCAACTACTGGATTACGGAAGATACGGCTGATATTTTCAGGATGGCAAACGTGTCTGTGAATGAGAAAAAACAGAACGAGATGATTTGCGAGTTACATAATCTTGGTTTTATCGGGTTTGCCAGCTTGAAAAAAATCGACAACTTGAATATCCATGTTTTGATTGCTGAACCGGATTCTCCTCATGAGATTTTTGTGGACGATTTTGAGAATGCTGGTATTCTGTGGAGTCAGTATTGTGGGAAAGAATACATCAAGTGTGATTGTTGCGGAAAGATGGTTGCTCGCACCGGACGCAGACAAAAATACTGCCGTAAGTGCGCTAAAAACGTAAATATTGAGAAAACTGCACAAAATAGAAAAATGTTTGATTTATGAAATGTTAAAAAGCGCGATATTTTAACGTAGATACGTTATAATTTTACATATATAGAGTAAAACACAGTGCGGAAAGTTATGGTAGGGAGAGAGCGAGGACGCTTGTTTTCTTCCTACCTATTTTATTTTGAAAGGGTGTTTTACCTAATGATTGAAATTACTAAGTCCGAAGCGAAGGCTGTACGAAAGGTTTTCCCTCATGCTTGCATTGCAAAGACCCGTCACAAGCGGTATCTGGAAGAGTCTGCTCGATATCTTGAGCTGCTTCCTTTTAATATTGCCGCTGTCGAGATGCTGAAGCAGATGCAGCGTAACGCACGTTACTAATCTTTGAAAGAACGAGGTATAGACTATTGGACTTTGAAATTCAACTGCCAGAAGAGATCACCAACCTGATGAATGGTGGCGGTCTCCCCTCTCCTGAGATGATGAACTTCTACGTTGATGAGAAGGATCGCATCTTCTTTATCGACTTTGAGATTGACCAATCTTTGATTGAAATTGAGCGCAAGATTCTGCAGTACAACCGTATTGATAAGGATACTCCTATTGAGCAGCGCAAGCCTATTAAGCTATTTATTTACAGCTACGGCGGCGAGCTGGATGCGATGTTCAGCTTTATTGATGTTGTTGCGCTGAGTAAGACTCCTGTTTGGACTATCAATGCAGGTATTGCAATGAGTGCTGCTCTTGTGATGCTGTTGTCTGGTCAGAAGCGTTTTGCTTTGCCTCACTCTACCGCGCTGATTCACAGTGGCTCTGGCGGTACTCAGGGTACTTTCGAGCAGTCTAAGATGGCTATGGACTACTACGAGAAGCAGGTTGTGAAGATGCGTGAGTATATTATGGCTCACTCTACTATCGACAAGAAGACTATGACTAAGAATAAGGCTAAGGATTGGTATCTGGATGCTACTGAACAGGTCAACTTTGGTATCGTAGATAAGATTTGCGATGATGTGGATGAGTTCAATTAAGGGAGAGTAAATATATGGCTAAGAGAAAGATTCCCACTGAGATTCCCATGGAGAAGATTACTGATCCTGATCAGTATGGTTTTTATGGCATTCAGCTCTGTGAAGAACAGCGAGTTCTTCGTGATGCCATTTGGAATCCCGACATTGATGTGGTGCTGGTGAATGCCTGTGCCGGTTCTGGCAAAACGCTTATTGCAACAGCGACTGCAAACTTGCTTGTTCAGTGTGGTTATTTTGACCATCTTACATATGTCGTCTCTAGCTATGGTGAGAAGCGTCAGGGATATCTTCCCGGAGATTTGGCACAAAAGAGCGAAATCTATTTTGCCCCATTCTATCAGGCACTTGTCAAGTGTGGCATTGATCCAAATAAAGTTATCAATGATGATACAATGGTAAATCAAAAGAATGGGACTGGTTATATTGATTGTATGACTCATACATTCCTTCGTGGTATGAATTTAAAAGGTATAATTTTGATTGATGAAAGTCAGAATTTCACTGTTCCTGAGTTGCGTACAACTATTTCTCGTTGTGATGGCAGTAATGGACAAAAAGTAAAACTGATTGTGATTGGTCATGACAAACAGTGCGACCTTGAAGATTCGTCCACTTCTGGTTTTACGAAATGTATTGAGCACTATTCAAAGCACGAGCGTGTTGCAATTTGTAATTTGACTATTGATCATCGCGGATGGATCAGCCAATGGGCTGATTTAATGGAGTGAGAAAAAATGTCTTTATCAAACGAAGAATTTCAAGAAAAAGCAAAAGAAAAGAACAAGAAAGTTACTGTTGTAGGTACTTTTTCACGTACAAAAGATAAAATCCTTGTGCGATGTAATCGTTGTGGTAGAGAATATTACGCTCTTGCAGAAAATATCCTTGTCGAGAAAGGTTGCGATATTTGTGCAAGAGGAGATCGGATAGCATCTCGTAAAAACAAATTAAAATATGAAAACGTCAAAACTTTATTTGAAGATCGTGGTTATACGCTGTTAACGAAAGAACCATCGTCAACAAAAAAGATTCATTTTATTTGTCCAAAACATGGAGAAATGACTATTGGTTGGAATAATTTTTCGCATGGTGCCGGTTGTAGAAAATGTGCAGATGAAGACGTTGCGAAACGGCGTTGCAAAGATTTCAATGTGATATCGGATGCTTTTGCAAAACGCGGATATACTCTTTTATCAAAAAAAGAGGATTACCACAACGCTTCAACGAAACTGCATTATTTATGCCCTAAACATGGTGAACAACAAATCGACTGGAGTAATTTTCGAGCTGGAAAAGGGTGTCCAGAATGTGCAATTCACAAAAGTGATAGTCGAGTTGCTACTGGTTTGAAAGAATACTGCAAAAAGAAGTATCCTGATACAATTACGGAATACAGAGTGGTCAAGAATCCAAAGACTGGTCGATGGATGCCATATGATATTTACATTCCGTCTGAAAAGATTTTTTGCGAAGTTATGGGTGGGCAGCATTATAAATACACTCCATATTTTCATCGGGATGAAAGTCAATTTAAAGAACTCTGGGTACGTGATGAGATAAAGGAAGATTACGCCTGTTCTCATGGACGCTATATTGAAATTGATCTGCGCAAGGTAAAGACGGTTGAAGACGCCATCAAAAAATTTGAAGGTATACATCATAGTTGGATCAGCCAATGGGCAAGTTTGCTTGATGTGAAGTTCCCAGAAATCAATATGGAAAACTATTATGGCAAATATGGCCTTATTTGAATGCTAAAATACTTCAATTTTGAAATAAAATATAATGGAGAATAAAATTATGGTTGCTAAGAAGAGTGTTGTTTTTAAGAACGCTATTATTGATACTGCCGAGGGCACTATCACCGAGATCACCAAGGACGGCGAGAACGTCTTCAATCTGAAGGAAGCTCTGGCAAAGTGGGATGGTATTGAGGGCGTCACCATCAATATTTCTACTTCTGATGAGCTGCTGGGCGACCCGGCTTGATGCCAATGGGTTGCTATAATAAACGGCCAGAAGAAACGAGCGATGACTTCTTTGTAAGAATCGGGAATGCTGTTCTGGCTAGAGAATTGACTTGGGATGGCGCATCCAAGGTGCTCAATGATGAATTGGGTAAGAATTTTGGTGAGTGCGCATATCGCAAGCGTTTTAAGGCATTCCGTGCGGGTATGCAATATCAGGAGTCCTTATCTAATAGAGATGTTGGAACCTGCATTCTGTCTATTTCCGACCTACATATTCCATTCCAGAAGCCTATTGAGACTTTTAGTGAGTACGCTGGCAAGATTGATATTCTTCAGGTAAACGGAGATTGCGTAGATGCCGCTGCCCTGTCGCGTTTTTCGCGTGTGTATCGGCAAAGTCCAATGGATGAAATTCTGTTGGCAAGACAGTATTTGATTGACCTGATTGAAATGCTACGGCCTAAAAAGGTTGTGGTCAATTACGGCAATCATGATATTCGTTTCCAGAATTATCTTGCCAAGAACATTGACGAGGATCTTCTCGCCTTAATGCCGAAGACTGCACTTGAACTTATTCTTATTGATGGATTTAACCATTATAACAAGGAACTTCATACAAAGGTTCATTATGATCCTTTGATTGAGGTGTTTAGTGTAGAAGATATTGAAATCATTTACAACGACAGTTGGTATAGCCAGATAGGAAGCACTGTTCTGTGTCATCCTATGGCATTCTCATCTGGAATTTTGAAAACAAGCGAAAAAGCGCTACGCTATTTTCAGGATATTGGACTTGATTTTGATTCGCTGGTTATGAGTCATGTACATCGTGTCGGCTCTTATTCTGTCGGAAAGTATAATCTATACGAGCAGGGCTGTTGTTGCGATACTTCAAAAATGGAGTATGCAGACGGTAAACTGACCACTCCGCAGCGAGAGGGTTTTATTGTTGTCTATCAGGACAAGGATGGAAAGTTGATTGAGAGTAAAACGCATATTGTGCGTTTGAATTAAAAACGGTGATACCCTACCAATAAGTGGGTAATTAAAAAAGAAGTACGACCGCAAGGTCTGCTTTGGGACATCATTTATTGTCTCATTTTCTATGCCCGTAGGCGGATGTCTACGGGTTATTTTATGTGCCGCCTTAATTTAATGGTAGAATGGGAAATTTGTAATTTTCACATACGGGTCCGATTCCTGTAGGTGGCATGGCGAAAGCGGTCATTGGTTGCAACCGTGTATAAGCTGTAAAGTCAGACGCAGAGTAGCTTCGAGGAGCAAAATGCCAAGCCAATCGCATTGCGCCGTGTCAGTGCGCGATTTAAAACATCAGGTGTTCCGCCACCGTAAGTGCGGACCATTAAAGTTTAAAACAAGCGTTTTATCAACACGAGGACAATTCAACTAGCTCGGACGGATTGATGGATGCTTGTTTTATTATGGGTCAGTATATCCAGTGGCGAAGATAGCGGACTGTAACTCCGTGACATTAGAAACATCGTTGGTTCGACTCCAACCTGGCTCACCAAAGATTGTACGGCTATTCCCTACACCTTTATATAAAGGTAGCTGTGCAGGAAAGTAGGGTTATTGTGCGGCCTTACTCAAGTGGTTGAAGAGAACGGTCTTGAAAACCGTTAGGTCGGTAAACCCGATGCCAGAGTTCGAATCTCTGAGACCGCGCCAGTCCTTCTCCCGGAGGGCCTATATTATACCGGTTCCCTACCACCGGCTAAAAGGTAGGTTTTATTGTGTATTCGTAGCCAAGCTGGTAAGGCACTCGACTTTTAATCGAGGTATCGCAGAGTTCAAATCTCGCCGGATACACCAATTATGCGCCTATCGTTTAATGCCTAAGACGGTGAGCTCTAAACTCACTTATCTCTGTTGGATTCGGAGTGGGCGTGCCAAGGCCAACTGAATTAAATTGTAATGGCAGATAAAGAATTGTCTTTGTAGAAACAGAACGATTATAACGTGACGTTTCGAGTTATCGGTTTCAGTTCACGATGTATAGTGTAGCAAGCCGACTATATAACGCGGGTGACAGCGCCGGTGTGCTGGCTGGGCCCATAATCCAGTATAGAGTGGATCGTCACCACTACCCGCACCCAGTATCTCCCCTTTTGCAAGCCTGCCGTTAGTTAAACTCCCTCTGGCGGCAGGTATATTTTGAAACTTGGCCGATTCGTCGGCAGGGCGCAAGCTCAAATAGATGATACAGATGCGATTGCGCCTCTTTTGAAAAAGCGTACCATAGTCGCATCGTTTTTATGTTTAACAGACCTATGATGGTAGGCGGCTCAAAGATACGAGCGCAGCTGATGTCATAGGTCTTAATTTGATTTTCCCCACTAAGCCTCTCAACGATGCGTATCATGGTGGGCTTTTATAGAATTGAACACTCTTGGCCTCTGCTCTGCACGCGCATTAGAGAGTGTATTTGTTTGCCGTAGGATGTGCGCACGTTCTACGGCTTTTATTTTGATTTTGAATGGAGGTGTTTGTTTGCCAAGAAAGAAGAAGGTTGTTGAGGAAGATGTCGTTCTCACGAGCAAACCGACATATAGTTGCTTGCGATGTGGTACTTCAGATGAAGACCCTGTTGGTACTTTTTATCGTTTACCTCACAGCTTACTTTATAAAGCAAATAACTGCTACGCACCTCTTTGTAAAAAGTGCGTGAATAGTCTTTTTGATGAATTCAAGACAAGATACGGAAGCGAGCGCACTGCCTGTATTTTGATGTGTCATCTTTTGGATGCACCATTCTATAATTCTCTTTTTGATTCTGTTGTTGCTCATAACAACAATTTTTCCGTTGGCCTTTATCTTAGGCAGCTAAACCAAAAACAGTTTCAGTTTCAGAATTTTTGCACAACTATTACCGGTGGGGAATTGAATAAAACGGCTGTTGATGTGCAGGAGGAAAAAGAACAGAAATGGTCAAAATCTGAGATTCAAGCAAAAGAGGACTGTGTTTCTGTTATCGGATACGACCCGTTTGAAGGTTATAACGAAAGTGATCGCCGCTATTTGTTTAGTGAGCTCATCAAGTATTTTGAGGATGGTATTGAGGACGACCCGTTCAAGTTGTCACAGATTGTTCAGGTTGTGAACAACAATAACCAGATACGTCAAATTGACTTACAGATTGCTCGTTTGAATCCTATGAACTCAGCAGAAGCAATTAAGAGCCTGAATGATATTAAAGTTAAGTTGGTTTCTAATAACGATAAGATTGCCAAAGAAAACGAGATTTCGGTCAAGAACCGTTCCAACAAGGATGCAGGACGTAATACGCTTACATTCTTAATGAAGGATATGCGTGAAAAGGATATTGCTGGCGCAGAAGCAAACTTCTACGATCAGTTACGGTCTCCTGGTACTCAATGGGCGGCAGATATGAGCTCTAAGGCAATCAAGGAAAACGCTTTCTTTGACGAAAATGACCAGCAGGAAATTTTCGATATACAAAGAGAACTGATTGATAAGTTTCAGAAAGAAAGTGATGACGCGAAAGAAAAATACAGGTTGTCTTTGATTGAGAATCAGCGGCTCAAGGAGCTGTTGGAAGATGCTGGTGTTGATGCAAGTGTAAAAGATACGGATGGTGATGCCGTATGAGGATGAAACAAAGAGCGCCTATTATTACAGCCGCAAAACGTAAGATTTATGAGTGTGATGCGGCAACGATTGCATTCTATCGGCGCAATCCTGTTATTGCGGCCAGAGATTTATTGGGTATCCAACTATTTGACGCTCAGGCATATATGCTGGAACAAAGCTGGAATGCAAGTCATGTTCTTTAGGCGTGTAGTCGAAACTTTGGCAAGTCTTTTGTAGGTTCTGTTTTCATTATCCTAAAGGCAATATTATATGAGAACCAGTCTATTTATATTGTAAGTAATGTTGGTGATCAAGCAAAAGAGACATTTAATAAGATCGAAGAAATTGTTACTCGTGTTGGTAAGACGGCTGCGTCTATCCGTAGTCTGCAAGATATTGCAGAGAAAGAAACGAAAAAGTCTGCAACCAACAAAAGTGGTTTTAGTCATAATCCTGCCGGGTATGTTGTTGAGTTTTATAACGGTAGTTCTATTAACACTTTGAACTCTAACCCAGATGGTGTGCGTGGCAAGCGAGCCAGTCTTATTTTCTTTGATGAGGCGGCATTCTGCTCCGACGAACTGATTGTTGTCTGTGAAGCTTTTGCAACACAGAATACGGATTTCGTCACTGACACTGACAGTGACTATAATCCTGAAATGCAGCCTCGTCAGGTTCCTACTCAGCTAGTTTATGCTTCAAGTCAGGACACGATGGACAAGCTTTTTTATAAATACTACAAACAATTTGCAAAGCGCATGATTGCAGGAGATCGAGATTATTTTGTTTGTGATATGATTTGTGACGTTGCAATCAAAGTTTATATGAAGGGTAAGCCATACAAAGCGCTATTGACACAAGACAAGGTAGATGCAGCTCTAAAGTCAAATAAAATGAAGGCGTTGCGTGAATATTATAATCGACCAAGCCGTGATGGTGGCGTAAACCAGATCATCAAATGGGGTACGGTTCGTCGCAATGAGCGAAAGTATATCCCACAGCTTTATTGGGATAGGAACTATCAGTATATTCTTGCGTTTGATCCTGCCCGCACAATGGATAACTCTATTGTTGGCGTTATGCGTATTTATAACGATCCAGAAAACGGCATGTGTGGCGACATTATAAATTGCGTAAACATGGTTGATCTTGCGAACGAGAAAAAATTCAAGCTCGATTCTAATCGTCAGCTTGAGCAGTTACATGAGTTGATTCTACATTACAATGGTCAAAATCCTGATTACGAGTACATTGATAGATTGATGATTGACCAAGGCGCTGGCGGCGGTGGTACTTCCACATATGCGGACGGTTTACTTAACAATTGGACTGATAAAACAGGCGCAGAACATCGTGGTTTTATCGACGCAAATCATGAATTATATGAAGGATATGATACCCGTTACCCAGATGCTGTTGATAAGCTACGTCTAATTAGTCCTCGTAAATTCCGCACTGCAATGGTTGAGGAATTTATTGAGCTGATGAATCTTGGTGTCATTCATTTCCCTCTTGAATACAACGGCGGAGATTATGTTCAGGTAGTAGACGGTGTGGATAAATCAACTGGTCAAGAAATTTTGAAGACGCATGAACTTTCCTTAGAGGAACAGACTGCGTGGGTTAACATCGACTTGATGAAGAACGAGATCACAAGTATTCAGAAAACGACAAACTCTGAAAATACGACCGTAACATATGCTTTGGCACCCGACGTTGCCAACAAAATCCACGATGATAGGTTCTATGTTGCAATTTTGCTTGCTCATCGTCTATACGAATTACGTCGTAAGGATAAAGTGCGCCAGTCTGCGGTGGAGACAATGACTGCTCCGCCGATTTGTATTTCTAACATTGACTTCTAAGCAGAGGAGGTGAAAATGTGGCAAGAAAGAAAAAGGAAGATTTTGATGTCGTGACTGCTTCACAGACAGATGACGGTACTGTAGTTATTACCTCTTTGAATGAACTTTCAGAAGAGAGGATGAATAACGTCATCCGAAATGCAGTTGCGTCTTATGACCCTGAAAATAAGCAGTATAGTACATATCTGAAAATTTCAGCCTCCTCTGAGACACTGACCGTTGACCGAATTGATGAGCTTGCACAAGGGCTACAGTCAAGTCTGACGAATGTGCAGACGGTCAATGGAATCATCCGTAATTACATCAACAAGGATGACCTGATTGGCATTACTTATGATGCGATTGAGGCGAATGTTAATACTGAGTTCAAATGCAGTTTCGCTCAGTTCCCTGAACAGCGTAATAAGACAAAACAGGTAAATTACGCCCGTGAAGTGATTGATGACTTCAACGCACAAATCAATGTGCGAAGTCTGCTACGTGCCGCCATTCCGATGACTTACGCAGAGGGCACTTATATTACATATCTGCGTCAGAAGGATGAGAACTATATTGTAGACTATTACCCTCTTGGTATTGCTGAGATAAGCGATTACTTATCAAATGGACAGCCTGTTGTGCTTATCAATATGTCTAAGCTGAAATCCGCTTTGAGCAAATCTATGCTGAAGGACAAGAAGAATAAAGCGCTATTCTTTGAAAATCAGGAGACCGAGATTCAAAACAACTATCCAGATGAGGTGTATCAGGCATTTAAGAATGGTGATACATATGCAAAATTGGATGTTGACCATTGTGGTGTGATTCGTATTGGCAACATGGGGCAGAAATATGGTGTCTCTCCCCTGTTCCGCGCATTACGTCCGGCATTGATGCTTGAAACTTTTGATACTTCAGACCGTGTAAATGCTAAGGCAAAGGCAAAGAAAATCATCTGGCAACAGCTTGACCCTGAGTTGATGGGACCAAACAAAGATAAAAAGGGCTTCTCTGAACAAGTGACGGCGCACGATAACCTGCTGCGTGCATGGAAACAAAATACCGTGCTTGTGACGACCGCTCCTTATGTAAAGGATATCAAGTATGTTGAGCCAAAAGTTGAGATGACAAATATCGAGACTGTTAAACAGTATCGCAACCGAGAGATGGCTGCTTTGGGGATCAGTTTCTTAAATACCGACGGTCAGCAGACTGTTTCAACTGCAAAGGTGTCTCTTGACCAGTTGATGAAAAATATTGGTAAGATTGCTGAACAAATTGAAGATGTATTAAAGCGATGGTATCGTATTCGCCTTGAAGATGCAGGTGTAGATCCGATGTACTGCCCTGATGTGAAGGTCTCTACTACTGAAATGATGGGTATGGAGATGAAGAAGGCGATTGCTCAGTTCCTGTTCACCACTTTGAACTGTTCTTACAAGACTGCTTATGAGTATATGGGACTTCATGCTGAAGACGAACTTCGTAAGCGTCAGGCTGAAACCGAGGAAGGTTATGACGATGTGTTTGTGGCTCGCCAGACCTCTTATACATCGACCGGTAACACCGGCGGTGGTGGTGACAGCGATAAAAAGACAGGTCGTCCAAAGGGCGAGGAAACTGAAAAACAAATTTATGACCAGCAGAGAAATGAAGATAGTAAGTGAGGTGATGAACGATGAGTAAGGAGTATTTCTATAGTAGAAATATCTGTTGCTCTGAGATTACGGAGCATCCAGACCACTATCTTGCCAAGTTTGTCATCTGTGATTTCTCAGTAAATGGGAATCAGGTTGCTTTGAACCGTGACACTATTGAAAGTTGGATGAGCACACTGGTTGGCAACCCGCTTGTTGGTAAGTTGGTCGTAGCTCCAAAGGGTGAATTGGATTTTTCCGGTCACAATATGAAAGTCGTCACCAGGAAAGACGATGATGGCAATGAATACAAAACTGCTGAATTTGACACTGATGCATTCGGTAGTTTTCAGTCAGTCGGTATCGAGAAAATTGACGATACCGACTTTATTGTTGCCTCTTGTAAGATCTGGAAGCGATATCCAAAGGCTTGTGCGACGATTCTGCGCCGTATTGAGAGTGGCACGTTAAATACCAGTTGGGAAATTGATGTGCTAAAAGCTCATAAGGGAATCGTGGGTGGCCGCATAGCAAAAATTATTGACGATGGCGTGTTTACTGCACATTGTTTGCTTGGTGCAAATGTCGAACCGGCATATAAGTGCTCTAAACTGCTTGAAGTCGCTGAAACCGATTTTGGTCTTGAATTGGCAAATGCCTATATCGAGGACACAAAAGAGATTTCAAATATAGAATCTAATGAAAAGGAGGCAAAAAATTTGGAACTGAATAAGGACAAGGAGACTCAGACTGCACAGGTTGAGAATCCAACCAAGACTGAGCAGGCAGAAAAGACCGCTACCGAGTCTACCACTGAGCCCACTACTCCGGCAGAGCCTGACGTTCAGACTTCCGAGGAAGGCGGTGAACCCACTCCCCCGACTGAGCCTGAAACCGGCACTGAGCCTGCTGGTGAATCCGATCCCACTCCAGAGACTTCTAGTCTGACTGGTCGTGACCTGTATATGAAGCTTGAAGATGCAGTGTCAAAGATTAGCTCTGATTACTACATGACTGATATGTTCCCTGAAGATCACACTATTTGGTGTAAGAAGTGGGGATACATGAACGAGCTGGATTACATTATGTTCCCTTACACTGTTGAGGACGATGAAGTTTCTCTTGGCGAGCCGCAGAATATCACTTTGACTGTTTCTATTTCCGATGTCAACACAAAGATTGCGGAGCTGAATAACACTATTGCAAGCTTGAATACTGAGTTGCAGAGTGCAAAGGAAGAGGTTGCTTCTCTGGCTCCATATAAGGATCAGGCAGAGAAGGCAGAGGCAGAAAAAGCGGCTGCAGAGCTTGCACAGAAGAAGGAGAATCTGCGTCAGTACGCACTCTCCAGCAAGATGATTACTGAAGCTGAAGTTTCCGAGGGTGGCAACTACGCAAGTCTGATTGAGAATCTGGACGAGACCGGCATCAAGAGTGTGATTGCCGAGCGTTGCGTTGAAGCCGCTAAAAAGGCTCCTGCCGAAAAGAAGATTGAGACATCTGAGGTACATAAGCCTGAGAGTATCAAGCTGAATTTGAATGAAACCAAGTATAACACCACTAACGCTAACAAGCGTGACGCATGGCGGGAATATTTGGGTAAGTAATAACATTTAAGAGAAAGGAAAAATATTATGATTCGTGAACTGATGGTGAACGGTGCGAAGAATATTCCCGCTAATTATGCCGCAAAGGTCGCTATGGTCACCGGTATGGGTGTTCAGGTTGACCACAAGGCTGGTCAGGTTAAGTTCCCTGATGCAGCTACCGCTGAGGGCATCGAGATGGTTGCCCATGAGTTTATCCCGGAGGGCATCTATGCAAGCCAGACTAATTTTGATGACTATGATGAGATGGTCACCGAGATTAAGGCAGGTGTGCTGGTGAAGCGTGTTCCTCTGTATGCTGGTGAGCTGTATGGCACCGACCAGTATAAGGCTGCTGATGCACAGGATGCTAATATCGGCAAGCTGCTGGAGGTCAACACCGATGGCAAGTGGCAGGTTGCTACTACTGGTACTTCTCGTTTTGAGTTTGCTGGTGTGATGGATGACAACGGCCATAAGCTAATTATGATTAGTGTGCTGCCCGAGGCAAAGACTGTTGCTTGATTGAGAGAAAAAATCTTGAATATGATACGTGAAATTTAAGGCTATCGTCTTTGGCGGTAGCTCTTTTATTTTGCGCGAAGAGAAAGGAAATGAATTATGGCACTGAATATTGAAGTGGCCGAGCTGATGAAGCAGCCTGGTCGTGTTTATGAAGTTGCTGAGAAGACTCAGTACAATCGCGCTATGGATGCCGAGGACAAGGAAATTGCAGAGGTTGTTGGCGCTCATGTTGAGGAGCTGATTGACAAGGGCGATCCCAATAAGGAAATTGCTCAGTTTGTTAATCGCACCGTGACTGATGAGCTGTATGGCGCACCTGACGAGCTTCTGGACTCCATGTTTGAGCGTGGTAATGTTGGTGAGTTTGATGACTACGAGGCAGGTCGTACTGTTAAAAATACTCTGAAGGCTTATGATGCAGCTAAGGGTGGCAACGTGCCGAAGTCTTACCTGCACTACGAGACCATTAAGCCCGTCTGGCGTAATAAGCAGATTGAGGCTGATCTTAGCTTTGTGGAAGTAAGACGTAATGCTTGGAAGAGTGTGGCAACTCTGACCACCTTTATGACTGAGGCTCTGAAGAACCAGATGTTCTATGACATCTTCAGCATGGTTGATGACGCTATCACTGGTGGCGAGCAGAAGATCGATGTACAGGGTAAGGAGCCCACTATGCAGGACATGGACGCTCTGGCTCTGTATCTGAATGAGTACGCCGATGGTGGTAACCCCTTCACTGTCAGCCTGATGAAGTATTGTGCTAAGATGCGTCGTATGACCGGTTACGCTGAGTATCTGTCTGATGCAGCTAAGGATGAGTTCAACCGTTATGGCCTGGTCAAGACTTACGATGGTGTTGCTATCACTGGTATTAGCTCTGCTAAGAAGCTGGGTGATGGTTCCCTGCTGATCCCGGATTAAATTTATGTAAATTTACGTAATATAGTCCAGTCGTGATGTAAGTCACGATAACAAATACACATTGAATTGCTGGAAAACCCTAAAACTACAATTACCAAAACAGAAGGATGAAATATGCCTAGATGGGTGGTTATGAAAGTAGAAAGAAAATTGTAGATGGCGCAAGGTTAAATCCTAAACGCTGAAATAATGGGCAATCAGCAGCCAAGCTCCGAAAAGGAGAAGGTCCAACGACTATCCGCGTGGGAGCGGTTAGGATGCAAGTGTTTGGCATCCGAAGTGGTGTGCCCCAGTTTTACTGGGTGAAGATATAGTCTTCACTCGTATGAGAGTACGAGGTTGCTAGATGCAACAAGAGCGGAGTAGCGTCCGATATAATGTTTATCTAATATTTTGATTTGACCAGATGCTGTGTAGAGTATCTGGCTTTTATTTTGCAAGAAAGGAGGTGGCATGGATGACACCAATGAGAACGACAGAAGACTTCAAAAAAGAAGTGTTTGATGTAAACCCAAATTTTGAAATTTTATCCGAATATAATGGTCTTCGAAAAAAGATTACCAGGAAATGTAAAGTATGCGGGGATGTACGTGAAGTACAGGCAAGAATGTTGCTTGATAATCGTGGGTGTCAAGCATGTGTTGCCTCTAAGCGTGGAGCAGAAAAAAGAAAGTCGCCAATACAATTTTCCACGGAGCTGTTTGAAGTAAATCCTAATATTGAGTTGTTATCTGAATACACAACAAACAATGCGAGAGTGCATTGTCGTTGTAAACTTGATGGGTATGAGTGGAATGGCATATCTCATACATTGCTTGATGGACATGGGTGTCCAGAATGTTATCGACGGATTGCAAACAGACGAACGGAAGATGAATTCTTAAAAGAAATGCGTGAACGATTTCCTACTATTCATGTTCTTTCAAAATATGTCCGTGTTGCTGTGAAAGTGGATTTTGCATGTGATGTTTGCGGTTACCATTGGACCGCAATTCCTGATACGATACTTAATAATAAAAATTCTGGTTGTCCAAAATGTGCTGGGAGAGCACATATTTTAGAGTCTGAAATGATAGAACGACTAAGAACGGTTTCTCCAAGTGTTGAGTATTTGAGCGGATATAAAAATATATTATCTCATGCAAATTTTAAATGTAAGAAATGTGGTTACAAATGGTCAACAGCTGTCAATTCAGTTCTTGGCGGGCATGGATGTCCAAAGTGTTGTTCTTCTCATGGTGAAGAAAAAGTATGCAATTATCTCGATAGTTATGGCATTGATTACATACGAGAATACAGTTTTAAAGATTGTAAAAATGAACGGCAGCTTCCTTTTGATTTCTATATACCATCAAAAAATACTTGCATTGAATACGACGGGCAACAACATTTTATGCCTGTTAGGTTTAGCAAGAGTGTAACCGAATCCGACTCTATTAGTACATATAAAAGTCAGCAAAAGAAAGATTCTTTAAAAACAGAATATTGTAATCGTAATGGAATCAAACTTATCAGAATTCCCTACACAGATTTTGATAATGTAGAAAATATTTTAGATAAACATTTTTCTTAAAAATTTTGGAAACGTATTTATGGTATTGCGGGCAAGATCGGAAGACTTGACATGAAGGGTGAGACTCATACTTACGAGGACCACGATAACAACAACGAAAAGATTCATCTGATGGTCAAGGACTTTACCTTCGGCTACAGCATTGATCATATTGAGCGTGTTGCTAAGATTGTTCTGCAGTAATTTTTTACCAAAGGCAAATCTGGGCGGAGACTTTGCGGTCTCCGCTTTTATAGAAAAGGAGACAAATTATGAGTTCCGTGATGGAAAAGAAGTTTATTGACGTTCTGAACTGCGACGATAACGTGGTTACCATTTCGTCACTGAACGGTAAGGGCTATACTTTCGAGCCCGGTAGTGTGGAAGAGCCTTGTGTGATTCCTATTCCGCCGGAGGAGATCATGTATATGAACAGCACTTGTTCTGCGTTCAAGAATGGTGTTCTGCGTTTTCGCCCTGAAGAGCAGAATGAAATCTTTAAGGCTATTGGCATTAAGGGTGACGATGTTCTATTCATTGAAGATATCGATGATGCGATTCTGAATCCTACTGTCGAGAATCTTCAGCGTATGATTGACATTAAGGATGGTGCTCAGTTTGAGCGTATTCGTGGTCGCTTTTATCGTATGACCAATGCCGGTGAAGACCTGTCTACCAAGGTAAAGCGCCTGATTGACGAGCGTTATAAGGAGCTCCGTGCTGGCAAGCGTAATAGTGAGCTGTCTGTTGTACCTGCGACCAAGCCTGCTGATAATGTTACGGCAGAGCTTGAAACTGCAAAGAATCAGATGACTGAAATGCAGAAACAGATGCAGGCTATGATGGCACAGGTGCAGGCTATGATGGCAGGTGCACAGACTGTTGCACCGGATAATTCTGTAAAAAAGACTACTGTTAAGCGTGGCCGTAAGAAGGCAGAGGCAGAAAAGGCGGAGGTCGTTCCCGCCGAGTAAGATTGGAGGGATAGTGTGACCGCATTTTCAGAAATATACGACAAGTTCTACGAGCTAGTCGAAACTGATAGTAATTTCTTTCAGTATTTCGACTTAACCGAGAATGAAGTGCGAGATCTTGTACATGACCGTGCAAAAAGTTATTTGATGGAGTCACTTTCTGTGATTACCAGAAACATTGAACCGGAAGAGGATTTTAGTTTCGATGATTACGATTCAGAACTAGAAGAGTTTAATTCAGATCTCACATTCGATGAGATTGATATGTTAGCGCATTTGATGTTGGAGCAACATTTTAAGCGTGAGTTTGGAAAGTTGAAAGCATTTAGCGCACAGGACCTTCCTACGAGTTTACAGGTATTCTCCCCTGCCAATGAGCGCACGAGTATTCGTGCTCTTGTGAAAGACATTCACGAGGAGAATATGACGATGTTAGACAACTATATGGCAAAAGACCGCTCAACCCGTAAGCGTAAGACCATCGATTATGATACATACGCTTCCTACTCTGAGTAAGGAGGTGTACCGATGGACTTTTATACAAGGGCACGAGCTGTTGGCGGTGCCGCAAAAATGTCTAACAAAAAGGATGTCAAAATTGCTTTTGCAAAACGTGACTTCGCTACACACTTCAAGGATAGTGTTGATTATGAGGATAATACTCTTGTGAATGGCTTACCTCAGAAGCTGGTTGTTAGTCGCAGTAATAGTATTGCTAAAGAAAAGAAAATCTAGGCTTATCCTGGCGATTCTTTGAATCTTGGTGATATTGTTGACTGTTACAACTGCAAATGGCTGGTAACTGAGATTGAACCAAACGATGAAATTTTTCTTCGCGGTAAGATGGAGCTGTGTAACCGCCAGATTCAATGGCAAAATCCGATTACTGGTGAGATAGTCTCTCGCTGGGCAACGCTGAGTAAGCCTTATTACGCAAATAATAAGGAACTTGTTATGACTTCATTGAGTCAACGTGAGTATAAGGTGCAGATGCCTTTTGATGACGAGACTGCACTGATCGACCTTGATAAGCGCTTCATGTTGGAAATTATCAATGGCGAGCCGAAAACGTATGTTACGACTTCTGTTGATCAAAGTACAGAGCGTTACGAACTGCATGGTAAGACACAGGGGTTCCTTGTGTTGAACATCCGGCAGGATCAGTATAACAGTAAGACTGATAATGCTGAGAAGATGATTTGTGATTATTTTGAGCCCAATAAGAGTGATAAGCCAGATGCGGATTCTCAGGTAACAGCTACTATTAAGTATGCAGGTAAGCCGGAAGTTCGTGTTGGTGGCTCTTGGAAGAAATTCACTCCGGTGTTTACAAGCATTACGGGTGAAGAGGTTGCGGAAGTTGCAAAGTGGAGTTTTATTTGTCTTGATGAATTCAAAAGCTTTGTTGAAACACAGGTTGCTACAGATGGTGTTTTCAAAATTCGTATTTTGAATAATAGTATCATGGACGGCGCAACTGTTAAGATTTCTCTGACAAATGCAGATGATACGGCAAACACATCTATCGAATGTAAGGTGGTGAGTTTGCTGTGACAACGAGTGAATTGATTACTGACTACAAAAACAAATTGGCTTTAAAGTTGGTTAATACGGACGGACTTGTTGAAGCAATGGGTAATGACGATATTGAAGAGCCTGACGAGGCGATTTATACATACATCTTCCCGTACTTCCATATTCCTGACACGATTGAGGCAGCACACAGCTATATTTGTTTTAAGGTAAACATGACTGACCGCAGCAATGTCAACGATTGGTATGAGAACTTTACGCTTACTGTGTGGGTTATTGTGAATCAGGCGTTGATGAAGATGAAAGGTCATGGCGGTGCAACACGAGTTGACTATCTGAGTGGTCTTGTAGAGAAAGAATTACACGGCAGTACAATTTTTGGAATCAAGCAACTTAAAATCACATCCAACATCGAGGACAACATGGATTTACACCATCGCGTGAGAATCATGACGTTCAAGACTCAGGATCTGGATGACCTTGTGGGGTGTGGTTGATGGAACTTCGAGAACTGTATGAGCCAAGCTTGATGCGTGGAAGAGATTTTAAAATCAATGACAAAATTACGATTCACATGCCGTCTGTTGGTGATATTATCGATTATGGTGAACAAAAGTATTTTCAGTTGGTTTACTTATTCTGTTCTACATCAAGCGATTATAAAGCACAGCTTGACTCTGTTGGGGTTGATTGGCAGAAGGTTTCGGATTTTGAAATGTTCCGGCAACTTTTTATAGGCAATAAAAATCAGGATATGTCTATTTTACTTGGCGATATGGACACTTCTGGGTTTATGATGGCAAAAGATAACATAAGTGGTGAAATCGTCTTGCACAACAGACTTACGGACACTCGTATTGACCATGTGGTGTATGAAACAATTTCTCAATACTTGTGTGCTGCAAATGGAATTGAAAAGCATTCTGAATTTGCTGCTGACGAACCAACAAGAATTGCAATGATAGAGGAAGCCAGAGATAACTTGGAGTATCAAAAAACAAAGCATTATGAACCACATCTTGCAGAGCTTGTTCTCTCGATGGCGTGTTCATCCGGCTTTAAAGCGGATTATTTCAAGGCTATGGACTACCCTATGAGTGTATTTATGAATCATGTAAGAAAGATTCAGCAAATAAAAAGTTACGACAATACGATGCATGGCGTTTACGCCGGCACCGTGGAATTTGGAAAGATTCCAAAAGCACAACTGGATTGGACGAGCAAGGTTGATTGATTGACCTCGCTCTTTTATTTTATCCAAATAAATTGAAAGGAAGAAAATTATGAATGATTTTAATTTTAATGAGGTCGTTATCGACCGCGTTCATCGCATTCATGAGTATGACCTGAATGGTAAGCGTCTGTGGACCATGAATCAGGTTAAGGATTTCAAGCTGACTCTTGGCGGCGAGACCGTTTATGCTCAGGATGCACAGGGCGTTAACATCATGGCATTTGATAAGAGCAAGACCGCAGAGGCTGATTGGTCTAATGCTCTGATGCATCTGGGCGCTCTGGCAGAACAGATGGGCTCCAAGAAGGAGGTTGCTTCCTCTGAGGCAAAGCAGGTCTTTACCACTGTTGAGTACCTGACTTCTGCTGACGGCAAGAAGCTGACTCTGGCCCATACCCCCAAGACTGCTGTTGCAAATGCCCCCTTTAAGTACATCGATCTGGTCGATGGTCAGGGTAATGCACTGAAGACCTTTGAGCTGGGTGAGACAGCAGAGTCTCAGTTCTCTGTTACTGGTACTGAGGTCACTCTGCCCACTGGTGCAGATCTGAAGGCTGGCGACCGCTTTGTTGTGAAGTATCAGTACGAGAGCGAGGAGGGTATTGCTATCAATGATAGCGCCGATAAGTTCTCTACCGAGGGCGAGTTCGTGATTGAGGCATTCTGCTACAATCCCTGTGATAAGGCAAACAAGAAGCTGATGCGTATTATCTTCCCGAATGCCAAGATGGATAATGCTATCGATATGACTTTCACTAATGAGCTGGCTCATCCGGTCAAGATTAGCGCTACTCAGGAATACTGCTCTGAAGACAAGCGCCTGTTCCGTATTGAGACTGCTGCTGCCTAATGGCAAATCTGAATTGGTGCCGTACTTGCGGAAAAGAATATCCGGTTTGCCCGCATTGCGAGCAGGATGCGCGTCTTAATCCTTGGCGGATGATTTGCGATACTGAGCCGCACTTTCTTGTGTGGACTGCCGTAAACCAGTATCGTCAGGGAATTATTTCAAAAGAGACTGCAAAAGCAGACCTGACTACTCTTTTGATGCGCAAGTATAAGAATGTTACGGAAGCCGAGGTAGAAACTTTTATCCCGGCTGTTCGTGATATTTTCCATGAGATCATGGATGAGCCTGTAGAGGCCGAAGTCAAATCATCTAGTGATGTAAAAGATGAAACGCCCGTGAAGCCGGTAGTTAAGAAAACATCAAATCGTAAGGGGCGGGCATAACCACCCCTTCGTTTTTCGTGGTGGTTTTATGGAGAAAAAGAACAGAACAAAGTTTAATGTAAGCAAAAATCCAGCAGATAGAACCTATGATGGTGTGGTTTATGATAGCCGTGCCGAGATGATGTTCTATCGGGATATTGTATTACCTGGGCTGGAAAACGGTGAAATTGTAGAGTGCCGTAAACAGGTTCCTTTTGTATTACAGGAAGCGTTCCGCCGGGTCGATAAGGACGGCAAGGATGTAGCTGTAAGAAAAATCGATTATGTGGCAGACTATGAGCTTACATACAGTGATGGCAGTAAACAGGTAATTGACACGAAGGGTTTTGCTGACAGTGTTGCGCTGATGAAGCGCAAGATGTTCTGGTTCCATTATCCTGACGTAGACTACCGCTGGATCACATACTCCAAAATTGATGGAGGCTGGGTCGATTACGACGACCTTAAAAAAGCTCGAAAAGAGCGAAAGAAATTAAAGCAAGCACAGACGAAAGGGAGATAAAATGAAGGTTTTAAATTTTCAGGAGCGAAATGAGTTTCTTGATGAAGTAGTTAAGGCATGTACTATTGACGGCGATTATCAGCCCGCGCTGCTTGATGTGGTGTTTCGGTTGACCGTTCTAAAGTATTTTGCTGATTATGATTATCGTAGTGAGCCGCAGAGTGAGTGGCCGCGTATTGCTTACGAGTCTTTTAACTTCAAGATTAACAAGGCTGGTTGTGATACTTCTGCATTCTGGGATCAGTATGATTCTCTGGAGAAGGCAGTTCACGAGCAGATTGATCGTTCTCATAAGGAATGGTTGGTTCTGGGTCTCTGTGGCAAACTCAATGAGATTATTAAGAAGCCCGACCCCATTTCTGATTTCGTTGACTTTATGGAGAACTATTTGAATGATGTGAAGGGTAACTTGAAAGACTTTGATGTTGAAAAGTTTTCTGAAGTAACTTCTGCCCTGCTGGACAATAAGCAGGAGATCTCTGTTGTGCTGGCAAAAGATAAAAAGGAATAAACACTTTTAGAGGTGGGTTGGAGGGAATTTTAATATGGCTACAAGAAGTAAACCGCTGAAGTTATGGGATGCTGAGAAGTTCAAGAACGTAAACCCAGTGTCTTTAAAATACTGGGATAGATATGAGACTGATATGGGCATCCGTGATCTCAGCCCGTCTACTGTTTACAATTATGAATCGGATTTCAAGCAGTGGATGATTTATGTTCTGGACAATCAGGGAAATGCCCCTGTGACAGAACTTGAAGAAGAGGATATTGAGGAATTTCTGTTCTACTGTAAGAAGCATGGAAATAACTCTGCTCGTATGAAGCGACGTATGAGCACGATTTCTGCACTGTATCGGTATCTTCGCAAGAAGAAAATCATCAAAGAGAATCCGATGGAGTTCATTGACCGACCGACTAAGGACGTGGCTGTCGTGAAGCAGACATACCTTACGCCGGATGAGGTTAAACTGATGCGAGAAAAACTGAATGTGTTGGTTGAATCTGCGACCACTATTCACATGAAGGATAATGCGATGACGTTGCGGCTGTATGCTCTATTCTCGCTGTCCACGATGGCTCGTGTTAACGCTGTGCGAAATACACTCTGGAAGTCTATCGATTATGAGAACCGCATGGTACATGACGTTCTGGAAAAGGAAGGCAAAATCGTTGATTTGATGTTCAGCAAGGAGGTTTCTGAGCTTTTAAAAGAGCTGAAGGAATATCGTACTGAGCATGATATTGAGGATGGCGGCTATGTGTTTGTTGGTGCGAAAATCAATGACGCATGGATGCCGATTACTTCAAGCACTGCCGGTGATTGGTGTAAGAAGATTGGTGAGATGATTGATGAGCCTACGCTGCATCCGCACGATTTTCGGCATAGTGGTGCTACTCTGCTGAAGAATGCGGGTATGAGTCTGGAAGATGTCTCTTCCCTGCTCAACCATGCTGGCACGGATGTGACCAACAAGTATTACATCAAAAAGGATACGACAAAGATTCAGTCTGCAAAGGATCGGTTTGAGATTTGAGGTGGAGTGAATGAAACAGTCATACACAAATTTTGATGACCTATTGAGTGATGTGGCAGATGGTGTGGAGCAGATTATGCAGGATGTAGCTCCGCAAATAGAAACTGTGCTTCAGGCAAGTGCAAAGAAAAATATTCAGTCACAATCCGCCCGTTCTGCTGGAATCGAAGATGCAAGTAATATTGTGAGTAGTGTAACTCGTGATGGAAACACTGTTACGATGATTGTGAAAGATATCGCAAAACCGCAACCGTCTTATTTTCTTGGTAGAAAGAATTTTGATTCTCAAAGAGCATCAGATACTTTGTTATACAGGGAATACCATCATGGTAATTCTCCACTTGTTTGGAATGAGAATGGTGGAGCGAATGTTTTATTTGATGAACGTGAGAATGCGGCTGTTGGTGGAACTATGTTTGCGAACTGGATTGAGAATGGTCTTTGGATGGATTTGAGTTATTATCTTCGGTCTGGTGGGCAGAAAGAATATCGCCCTGCACGTCCGTTTATTGCTCCTGCGCAAGTCGAGGCGGCAATGATTGTTAAGACGGCTTTACATGGATTGTAAAAGCCATCTTTTATGAGAATTTATTTGGATTAAAATTAAATGAGAGGAGGGCTGGCTTTAAGGAGCTGGCCGCTTCTCTTTTTTGTTTTGAAAGGAATGTTGAAAATGGAAAAGAGAGGTGACCAACGGTATGGCGGATAATACAAACACCGCAAGTAGTGCTGATACTTCCTCTGTAACAGCTATCAAGGTTAAGGTTGTTATTGACGCAAATAAAGCAGAGTTAGACAAGCAATTTAATTCTGTTAAAGAGTATTATAAAGAAAAACCAGTAAAAATTGCTTTCGGAGTGAATCAAAACGATACAATCCGCAATATAAATGACGCACTTGACAAGGTGGTCAAGAGTGGAAAATTAAGAACTCCAAAGGTTACACTTGATGTTAAGGTTGACCAGAGTAAAGTAACCGCACAGCTTAAAAAAGCTATGCAATCTGCAGCAAAGCAGACAGTTAAGGTTGATACCGGAAAGTCTGGTTCTGCAAAACCGCAAGATACTTCAAAAAGTGATATTTCTCGCCTTTTCAGCCTTGCAAATCGTCAAGCAAAGTTAAAAGCGGATGAAGCATTGTTAATTGCTAATGGAAACAAATCATCTGAGTTGAAAGCGGTACAGACTAGATTGAGCGCAATCAACGATGAGATGGATAAACTCAAGACAAAAACAAAAGATGTAATTACGGAAACTCAGAAGTTAAAGCTTGAGGATATCGAAAAAACCGGAAAATTCAATGCTGACAGGAATACTGCAAAAGGTGCTGATTCGGCTGCAAAAGAACTAAAAAAACAAAATCAAGAAATTGCAGATGATTTAAAAAAGACTCTCATATCTCAAGAATCCGAGTATGAAAAATATCAAAAAAAGATTCAGTCTCTTGAAAACTATTCTAAGAATAACTCCAACTATAAAAATGATAATATCAAAAAATATTTATATGGAGAAGATGGAACTGGAAAAACTTCTGGAAAGTTAAAAGAGTTACGAGATCAGCTTGCTTCTATTGAGAACACTACACCAGGGAAAGCAATTCAAGACTTTGATAAAAAATGCAAGACTCTTGATACAACTATTGATTCTACAAGTCAACATTTAAAAGAACTTGGATTTGATTTTAGAGATATAAATCAAGCCAATGTTGATATGACGAAGTTTAAGAGTGTTTATGAACGTGCAACGAAGTTAGAAGACTCTATTGCAAATAAAAGTAAATATTCTTGGCTAATTGATAGTTTAAACGGAATAAAAGCTTCTGCTGCTGGCTGTGAAGGCAATGTTACTGATCTTAGTGCAAGACTATCAAATCTTGAGGTTGAGGCCAGCAGATGTGGGGCCACTACAGAAACTCTTGGTCAAAAACTGTCTCGTCTGTTTAAGGAGCACTTCCAGACAGCTATTGCTATGGCTGGCGTGGCTATGGTCAAACAAGGTCTGCGAGAGGTTTATAATAATGTTCTGGAACTTGATACGGCTGTAACAGAGCTTAAAAAAGTCAGTAAAATGACTGACGACGAGATGAACGAATATCTCGATAGAACTGCAACAAACGCTCGTAATCTTGGTGCTAATATTTCTGATCTTGTAAGTAGCACTGCCGATTAGAAGCGACTTGGATATACGGACAAAGACTCTGAAGAGCTTGCTCGTGTGTCTGCTCTTATGGCTAATGTTGGAGACCAGATAGATAATGCAACAACTGCTTCTTCTTACCTGATTTCTGCAATGCAAGGTTTTGGGTTGGTTGCTGATGATGCAGAGCGTCTTCTGGACTGCATGAACCAAATCGCTAATACTGAACCAGTCAGTATGAACGACCTTGGAATTATCATGCAGAAAAGTTCCGCTGCGATGTCTGCCGCCGGAAATACATATCAGGAGACGCTTAGTTTGGCGTCTGCTGTAAACGGTGTACTTCAGGACGCAGATACGAGTGGCACTTACCTAAAAACTTTGAGTATGTACCTTCGTGCTTCAAAAACAGATGCAGAAAATGCCGGTATCGCAACAGATGGGATGGCAGATTCTGTGTCCGAACTTCGATCTGAGTTGAAGCAACTTGCTGGTGTTGATATTATGAAGGATAATAATACCTTCAAATCAACCTATCAGATTATGAAGGAACTTTCTGAGGTTTGGAAAGATCTGTCTGACACAACACAGGCAAATATTACTGAGCTGATCTCTGGAAAGAGAGGAGGTCAGAGTACATCTGCCCTGCTGAATAATTTTAGTGTTGCTGAAGACGCTATGAAGCAGGCACTCAATTCTAGTGGCAGCGCAATGCGTGAGAACCAGACGTACATGGACTCCTTGCAGGCGAAGCTTAATCAGCTTGATTCTGCATTCCAGAAGTTTAGTACGGACTTGATGAAGTCTGATATCCCGAAGTTCTTTATAAGCCTTGCTACTGTTTTTGTTGACGGTGCAGATAGTGCTGTAAAATTTGCTGGCGCATTACCAACTCTGACAGCCGCCATTTCCGGCGTGTTGTCTGTAATGCAGATGAGCGGAAAGCTCAAAAATGGTGCGGGTAAAGTTAATATGCCCTCTTATATTTGTTGCGTATAAAAATATAGGATGCGGCACCATGTAAAAATAAAATAGCCCCTAGAGTGCTGGGAAACCCTAAGAGCCATATCGCCTATTGTTATATTTATATAATGTAGGAATCGAAAGATAGAAACAAGGATATGGATGCTATATGCTGAGATAAAAGCTCGGTTTTATCGTATTGCCAAAATATGGTAATAATCGAGTGCTAAGTAGCGTTTACAATGGGCGGTCAGCAGCCGATCCACTCCCCTATTATATAATGTAGGAAGGTGGAAGGTTCATCGACTAAAAAGGGTCAGTGAGCAACCACTGGAAGGATAGTCAGTTCTGGGCGAAAGTTCAGAAGTCCACCTCAGACGTAACCAGACGACTTAAAGAAGTAGGTGGAAATGAGGAGACGCGCTACTCTCTGGCGCGATACAAAATAGGAGAAAACAAAATATTCGTTGACTACATACGATATTCTGGCTATAATAATATTACAATCGCGTATCCAAAATATACGGAGGTGTTTTATTATGGCTAGACCCAAGGGAAGTAAGAATAAAGCAAAGGTTCTTGATGGTATTGATTACGCAGCACAGATTGCTGAAAAGAATACTGCCGCAGAATCTCTTGCTGAAGAAATCACAGCACTCGGCACCAATATTGCTGCACTGAATGCTGATAAAAAAGCTAAGGAAGCTGAATTGAAGAAAATCAATAAAGAGATTGTAAAGCTCGAAAAGAAAAAGGCTGATGCCGATGAAAAGATTGCCGCAGAGCTGAATCGTAAAAAGGCAGAAGATATCGTTGCTAACGCACTGGCAAATGGTATGACTGCTGAAGAAATCGCTGAACTTCTGAAATAACAACGGCGCAGTCATCATAAAATAAGCCCGACTTCCCTACTACTGGGAGGCCGGGCGTTTTAATTTGCGTTGCTTTTTACGACAGTCTGTGATACACTCTTGTAAAAGGAGTGTTGAACCATGGAAAACAATAAAAAGCATGTGCCGAATTATGAAATCTCTACGTATGGGGCACCGACTCAAGAACGTCAGTCTCCAAGGAATACTTATACTTATTCCGGTACAGATTCGGTAAAAACACATGGCGGCTCTTATCTTAGAAACCGCGATAAACAACGAGGGAATGGAGGGTCGAATGAAGGAACTAGTAAATAATGTCGAAACACTATTCAATGTATTTGTTCCAGGAGCTCTTTGTGTTTGGTTTTACACAAAGCTTTCTTTAAAGAAAATTGAATACCAAGGGTTTCTTTCATTAAGTATTGCTTTTGGATTTACTATCAAGTATATCGTTGATTACGCTGACCATTTACTTGGAAGATTCACTATCAAGGGTTTTCCTATCGTTATTGTTTATATTGTAACTGGCATTGTATGCTCTTCCTTGTTTTACAAAATCAAAAACTCTATTCCGGTAAGAAAGTGGTTTAGTAATCATCTCGGCTACGATACTGGCGACAATATTTGGACTCGCCATATCGATTTTAGTGGGCAAACCGATGTGATGCTTCATATGGACGATGGAACCTATATTTATGGCACAATCGAAAACGCCGATAATGACTATATCGTTTTGACTTACCATGCCACAGCAACTGATCGGAACGGAGATAAGATGGATGAAGCTGTTTCTCATTTAAATGATGATACAGCTTTATGTGTCCCAATGTCTCACGTAAAACGATTCGAGTTCATGTACGACAATCTGGATTCCGAAACTGCGAAATACGTTCTACGCTAAAACGAATACGACCACTACCCTGCTACTTTGTGTAGTAGGGCTTTTCTTTTATCACCACTCATATCCACAATTCTTACAATGGAAAGTTTTCTTCACTTTTCCACTGGCAAATCCCCAGAAAGCAACATCCAAGACTTTAGAAGCGGTTCCGATCTTTTCTAGGTCTGGCGAGCCGCATGTAGGGCATTTTGGGGTGTATTTAGGATGTTCCTTTTCTTCCAGTTCTGCTCTATATTGGGAATCGAAAGTATTGGCATTCTTTTGAAGTTTTTTGAGAGTATCTGGATTTATTTCAGAAATACTTCTCCTTGGCTTAGTTTTATTTTTCCATTCTTCTTTTTGTTTTTTTGTCATTTCGTTCCATTCTATAAGCAAAATATTGTCTCGAATACAAAAAGCACATAATAAGTCCCATCTTGAATAGTATTTATCGCAAAATGGACAATACCGTACATATTTTTCCATAGATTTCACATCTCCTCGAAATCGATATTAACTTTCTTTACGGTTGACTCCAAAGAAAAAGAATTACAGATAAGTGCTTTTAACCAAGTAGGTACTTCGTTAGTTGCTTTAATTGAAAAATATAAAGCTTACAAGAGTATTCCTGGCGAAACTAATCTTTCTATTTCTGATTTTATCAAATGGATGTTATCAGGTCAAGCTAAACTTGAACTTGAAGGAACGCGGTTGAAAATGATTGCGTTAAGAGCTGAAGCTTTACTGCTCAATGCCGCGCTGGGTGTTGGAATTGGCCTGCTTGTCTCTTGGGGCACTAAGAAGATTACGGAAGCGGCACAACGAGTGCAAAATGTCGCAACGAAATCCAAGGAAGCCGCCGATGCTGCACAGAGCACCACTTCCTCTTTAAAGGATTTGGTCAGTGCTTATGAAGAACTTGGCGACAAGTCTGGTTGGGATACAGAGGACTTTGATCAAGCAAAAGACATTCAGGCAGAGATTCTTGATCTTGCGAAAGAACAAAGAACGCTTGATGAAAATAAACTTGGTAAACTTGACCTTCAAAATGGCAAGTATGAAGAGCAGCTTGGATTACTTCAGGATATTACAGCGGAGCAGTTAGAGGCATCTCGTTATGAGTTGACACAGAACAAAGATGCTCAAGGCGATAAGCTTGTTGATACAGCCAAGAAGAATAATCGGACGCATTATCTTACTGTTTGGTCGGCTCCTGAAATGGATATGGGAGACCAGATTAAAAATGCTGGCATTGATGTCTTTAACAAGTTCGGTGGTTATGGACCTGACAAGTTAAATGATGCGGATTCAATTGTTGATTATTACAACGAAGTTGGCAAAGCATTAAAATATATCATTGATAACACAACTGAGGCTGAACGAGCTGCCGGTGGAACGTATCATAGTCTGTATCAATTCTTGCTTGATGAACAATCTGCTCTCCGTGATGATGTAGATTCTTACAACGACTCAACGGATGCTATCAACAACAATACAAACGCTCGTAGAAAACTTCAAGCAGTTGATTTTTGGCAGAATGACAATAATAACAGTATGGATGTCAGTTTTACTTTCGATAAGGTAAATTCTGCTGTTCAAACTCTGGAAGATACGATTGATGGATTTGATGCAAGTAAGCTGAATGAACTCTTGTGGGGTACAAACGAAGGATTATCCGACGAGCAAGCTCAAGCCCTTGCAAATCTTCGCAAAGCTCTGACCGACATGGACTTCTCTGCTGACACAAACGGTGTGAATGCGTTTATCCAAGCACTTGTTCAAGTTGGTATTGTAGCTCAGTCTTCTGCAAATGGTGTTGACGCATTGGCTGCTGGCGCACAGAAGATGGAAGATATTTCTTCCAAAATGGATGAAATCCAGTCTGCGTATAAAGCTTCTACCAGTGCAATGGAAGAGTACAATCAGTATGGTTACATGAGTCTTGATTCTCTTCAGTCTTTACTGACGATGAACACCGAATATCTGAATTGCCTTGAGCTTGTTAATGGTAAGCTCCAGATAAATAAACAGAGTTATGCCGAGTTACTTGCTGCTGAATACGCAGAAGCTGCCGCCACAATTCTTTCTAACGCACAACATGAGGTCGCAAACCTTACTGCAGATGACACGGCTGAAAGCACTGATGATTTAAAAGAGAAAACAGAGGCTGAAAAGACTGCTCTGGAAAATCTTCTTCCTGCTTTGAAAAATGCTACTGCGGCTACTGCGACATACAGTGCAGCTCAGGAGTTTGCAAACGAAGTAGAGAAGGCCGGCGAACGCGGCGTAGATCCTGCAAAACTAGAGGAAATCACGACTCGCACAAATACTCAGCTTTCTTTGCTGTACACCAATATGAATGCCGCTTTAAAGGGTGGGCGAGCATTAACAAATCAGTTGAATGGGTTCCCGACAAATAAGGCCAGCAAGAACAACAAGTCTACTGCGAAGTCTGTGACTGATATTGCTTCTGCTTTTGATACCTTAACAAAGGCCATGAAAGAATATAACCAATATGGTTATATCTGTGCTGATACAATGAAGTCACTGATTGGTGTCGATGACAAGTTTACTGCTTGTTTGACGGAGCAAAACGGAAAACTTGAACTTAATACAGCCAAATTCCGCACATTTATTAAGGCACAACTCAAGGAAGCAAATGCGGCTAATGATGGTGGCAAGTCTGCTGGCGAGATGAAGAAGATTCTCGACTGGTTGAATTCTAGTGTTGATTCTGAAACCATCTCTTTTGAGCAGTTGACTGACGCTATCAAGGGCTACGGCACTGCGATGGACAAGGCTAAGGAAAAGACGGATGCTATAAAATCCGCATTTTCTGGGTTAAAAGACGTTATCAAAACGTTGGGTGATAGTCAGTTTGGTATTGCTGATGCAGATTCTATCGATAAACAAACAGATGCGATTCGTAATCTTGTTACTCAGTATAAGGATTACCCTGATCTTCTCAATAACATTGTGGATGAAAACGGAAATATCAATCTGAATACCGAAGCGTTTAAAAATGCTCTAGCTAAAACGTTAGAAGATCTTGCAAATACTGCAAAGGAAACGGGCGGCGCAGGAGCTGATGCTCTCTACAATGCGTATCATAGCGCATCTCAAAATATTAGTCAAGGAAAAATAACACCGACTGATTGGGCGAGTGGTCTTGGAACTGATTTAAGCAATGCTAATGATGTTCTTGATCGTTACCAGTCTAATTGGAATACTCTGAAAGACGCAATGGACGAGTGGAACGAGACTGGTCAGCTCACTCAGGACACAATGCAAAACTTGATGGCCTTGCCTGACGAATTCTCTAGCCTGTTGGGCTACGATGAAGATGGTAATGCAAAGCTTGATGTAAAAACTTTGCGTGACAATTACGTCAAACAGCTCAAAGAGCTTGCAAAGGAATTCGAGGGTAAACCAATCGGTATTCAGGCCGAAGCTGCAATCGAGGATGTCCGCGAGCCTACTCCTGAAGAATATGAGAAGTTGGCGAAAAAGACTCTTACTTACCAAAAGGCTCTGGCTCGGTATACTAGAAAGATTTCTAAAATCAATTCTAATAAGGATTTAACTGAAGATGAAGCACTTCAACAGAAGGAAGAAGCTCAAGCCGAATTAGATGGTGCTTTACAGGAATCTTTACTTGAAGTTCAGGAAACTGATGCTCAGGTCACGACAAAGCTTAAAAAACACTGGGAAGGCGTAGAATCTGTAATCGATAACTTCAAGAATGCACTATCTGATGTAAAAGACATTCTAAATTCTTTCCTCTCTCTTATTGAAAAGTTCAATACCAACAATTCCAACGACCTCAAACTTTGGGGCGATGTGATGGGTGATGTTATCGACAAGCGTATTGAAGCTCTGAACAAACAGAAGGAAGCGCTTGAAGAAAACAATGATGCAACTGAGCGTGCTATTGAATTGGCAAAAGCTCAGGACGAACTCGCCCGTGCAGAACAGCAGCGCACCAGCCGTGTGTATACAGAGAATGGTTACGAGTGGCAGGCTGACCCCGAAGCTGTGCGCACTGCTCGTCAGGATTTAAATGATAAACAGCGTCAGTGGAATAAGGAAGATGCTGAGAAAGCCATTGACGACCAAATCAAAAAGTACAACGAATTCAAGGACAAGTTGTCTGAGGTCATGGAAGATATTGGGACTAGTTGGGACGATTATAATAAGAAACTCCAATACACTGCCCAGATTCAAGAAATGACTCTCGGCCAGATGGCAGGTAGTCTTGATGGATATCACAATAAGATTATCGCTAGTTTGCAAAACAGTGGCACAATTTCTGGCATTCAGACTGTTATTAGCAATCTTGAGTCTTTGATTGGTACTCTTGAAAAGCTGAACAATGTTTATAATTTCCTGCAGACAGGTACATATACAGATGGTGGCTTTGTTGGCCTTGTAAATACCGTTAAGAAAGTTTTCGGAAAGAACTCCTCTACAAGTATTACAAAGACTATCACGAATAGCCTTGATACGATTACGGACGCTACGGAAGTCACTTTCGGTGGAAACGGCATTACTGGCGTTATCAACAACTCTATGACCGATGGCGTAAAGAATGCTGTTGTTAACGCACAGAAGGAGCTTGGCTCTGCTACAACTAAGAACGGACTCATTGGCGTATTTCAAAACGCATGGGATGCCATTGGATCTGGCGCAAAATCGTTGTTCAGTAATAGTTCTTCTAATAGTCTAACCTCTATTTTCTCTGATGGCATCAGCAATATCGGAAAAATTATCTCGAATGCATTTGGAGGAAAAGGTGCTGGAACAAGCGGTGGAAGTGGCATTTTAGGATGGCTTGGAAACTTACTTGGGATCGGTGGTGTATCTCTTTCTAGTGTTCCTGCAATGACAGCCACGAATACTGCAGGATTAACTGGTCTTAGTAAGCTGATGGCTGACGGAGCTATTGGAGCAAACGTAGCTGGCGCAGGCGGTACAGCTGTTGCGGCTGCTGGTGGAAGTAGTTTGCTGGCTGCTGTTCCAATAGTTGGTGCAGTCCTCGCCGGCCTCGGCGTGGGTGTCAATCATTTTGCTGGTTTGAACAAAATCTGGAAAAGTAATGATGATACTGGGACAAAGATTGGAAAGTCCTTATTTTCTACTGTCTTTAACTCGTCAGGTGGTGTCCTCTCAATCGCTGCTCTTATTCATGATACTATCGGAAGAGCTAACGATAAGAAAAATGGAACCACATCCAAGACACTGGCCGAAAAAGTTTATGAGTGGCCTATTTGGTTCTGGAACTGGGGTAAAAAGACAACTAGCCAGCTGGACGATGTGTCCAAAAATACCAAAGATACGGCAAATGATGTAAAAAAGAAGAAAAATAAGACCAATATTACTGTCAATGCGGTTCAGACGACAGTTAATAACGGAAATAAAACTTCCGATTCTTCTGGTTCTTCTAGCTCTTCTAGCTCTTCTGTATCGAATGGTCAGCAAAAACAGCAATCATTCTGGGATAAACTGTGGGGTTCTAAATTCTGGTTCTGGAACTGGGGAAAGAAAGCTGTCGGTGATAAAGGAGTTAAACATACCGGCACTTACAATGTCGATGAACAAGGCTCCGAATTGATTGTCCGTCAACCACAATCCGGTCGTTATACGTATCTTGAAACAGGTGATGGTGTTGTTCCTGCAGACATTACTTCTCGCCTGTTTGAGATGGGTGGAAATCCTGATAAGTGGTTTACTGACCAGATGGCAAAGCATAGCACAGCTACAATGGTACAGTCTCGTAATCCTGGCGGTATCAGTATGACTATCGGCGACGTGAATGTGAATAACCCCGTTGGCGACACAGATGCGTTGGCTCGTCAAATCGTACAACAGCTTCCAAACAAGATGGTTCAGAGATTGAACAAACGATAAATCAGATAGAAGTAAATTTTAAACGAAAACGAATTATACCCGGCTCAGGGTGGGTTGGGTAGGTTGAGCCCGGGTATATTTTGTTTTATAAAGGAGGGATGAGATGTCTCAAACAAATTCTGACGCACTTGACGTGATTGCTCAGGTGGTCGTGGATACAATTGACAAAAAACTAGATGATGCAAACTTTGATAAGTCACAAGTAGGTACAGTTGTCGCAGTAAATGGGAACGACTATACGATTGCCGTGTTCGGTAGCCAGTATACCATCACATCCGATCAGGTATTTACGGTTGGTCAGAACGTTGTCGTTACCGCATTACAGGGTGATATGAAACGGCTCGTGTGCTCTCCTGATAATATCGGAACAATGAAGACCGTTGACAGTAAGGTAAATGTTATTGGCGATAAGGTAGACAATTTTATTGGGAATGATTTTGCTGATACGATTATTAAGTTCAATGATGTAAAAGACCAGATCGATGGTAGCTATATCATTTGGTTTGAAAGTGCAGAGCCAACTATATCTAACTCCCCTGCCAAGGACTGGACGACCGCTGACGCTAAAAAGGTACACGTTGGAGACCTCTATTATAATAAGGTAGGTGGAACAGCTTACAAGTGGGTTGAAAGTGGTGGTTCATACAGTTGGAGTGAAATTACAAACAAGGACATTCTAAAGGTTCTTAATGCAGCAAGTCGTGACAATGACACTGTTGACGGAAAACGCCGGGTGTTTTATGGGACTCCTACTACCCCATATGACCAAGGTGATGTGTGGGCACGTGTAACTTCTGATGGCTTTATGCTGATTTGCCAGACTGGACGCATGATTGAAGATAGTTACCAACGCACAGACTGGGTTGTGGCATCTAAATATACGGATGATTTTGTTGCCGACCGTGCCGAAGAGAAAGCAGATAAGGCCAATACAGACCTATCCAGTTTTAAGACCAAGTACGATTCTGATTTGAAAGTGACCAAAGAGGCTATTGAGGCCAGAGTAACAGAAACAAAATATCAGCAAGGTATTAACGGAATCAGTACAAGACTTAGTACGGCAGAATCGAGCATTAAACAAAACGCAACGAATATCACCTCTAAAGTGTCTGCCACCGACTACACTGGTAAAAAGATTGCTTCAATGATAAATCAGCAGGCTGATAATGTCAGCATTAGTGCTAGTAAAATCAATCTAAAAGGCGCTGTTACAACAGATTCTATTGCAACTGCTGGTTTGGATGCGAGTGTGATTAAGGCTGGTAAAATTAGTGCTATTCATCTTGATCTTACTGGAAATATTACAATCGGAAGCGGAACAAAAAAAGTTGAAATCTCTGATAGTGGTGTGGACATTATTTACGGAAACAATTTTGTAAAAATGTCATCTGACGGTGTTACAATTAAAAATAGCGGAGGTGCTGGTTGTGCTATTACAGGCGAAGGTATTATTTTTAAAGGTATTCGAAATAAGCAAGAACTATATGAAAATAATTCCGATAGTTTCACATCACAGACAGTACGGCTTGATGGATTAGGAAATTATAGCGCAATATTGATTCTTTTCCGTAGTCAGAAGAACGGAACATGGTTTTCCGGTGGTGGTAACGCTGGTCTTGTTTCTTTAATTGTTCCGGTCAATGGCGTAGAAATGTCTATGGTATATCCATGGAACACCGTACATAAACGGTCGGTAACAGCTTATTCTGATCGTATTGAATTTGGAGTCGGTTATGAACGAACATCTAAATACGCGACTGGTGTTGCTGGCGTAGCAACTTTTTTCGGTCTGGAAGCCCCGTCAAGTGACGGTTGGAATCAATCCAACGGTATGTGTGTACCGTACAAGATTTATGGGTTTATGTGAGATGAAAAAAGAAGGATTTAAATATCTGTGTAAAATAGACAAAAACGGAAGGCTTTATAATGGAGCATGGTATCATAAAAGTGTTTTGCCAAAGCCTTTAGAAGACGAAATAATTTTTGAAGAATTTCCACAGAAAGGTCAGCCCAATGAGGGAAATGGTGTGAGTTGCAATGATTTTATTTTTATCAACAATGAGCTTGTATACAGCCCGATAAATTCTGATAATCAGACAGAATATACGGTCATTGATGATGGAAGTGAAATTGAATATAAATAAATCTTAACAAAACAAAGGAGGCGTTAAATTGGCAAAACCGATTATTTCAAAATTTTCCGTAATTGATGCTGACCAAAATAATATTGTCAGTTATGTCTGTTACGACGATACTGTTGATGAGGTCGAATATGTGATCTATGATAATGCCTCCGGTAATATTATTGTTGACCAGACTATTCAAACAAGTGGTTCCTCATCAATGCGAACTTTTACGTTCCCCGCTGGCACGATTCATAATCGATTTCTCCCCTATTATATTAAAATCAGTGTACATAATCAGAGCGGCAAAACTAGCGAACTTAGTGACGCCGTTCTCTTTTATTGTCATAAGAGACCAAGTTTAAGTTTTAAGGATGTGTCGCAGAACAGTAGCTCGTTTGTTGTCCCCTTTCCAGCTTATTCTTTTGATACATCTTATGCAGCAGACGAAGAAGAGGGCGAAAGTTTAACATGGTATAAATATTTCTTATACGATGAGGAGAAGAACCTACTTACATCAGAAGCTCATTATGGTTCTCTTTCTCAAAGTTTTATGGTAGAAGGTCTTGATAACAACACGTCCTATTATGTTCGTGCAACCGGTGAAACAGTAAATGGATATTTCCTGGATACAGGTTATTGTCCTTTTAAGATTGAATATAACGGACAGCTAGAGAATTTAAATTTGATTGTCAAGAATGAAAAATATGAAGGTCGTATTAAGCTCACTTCTATTTTGAGGACAACTGAAAGAACGGAATATAGTTTACTACGCATTAAACGTAGAGAGGTCGGAACATATAATTGGACCATTGTATATGAACGAGATGTCAGTAATTTGATTGGAACTATTTCTACTGTTGTGTATGACCGATATGCTCGTGGTCGTGGAACGAAATATCAGTACACTATTGTTCCTGTAATTGATGGAATCGAGCAAAAGGGTGTCACTACAACTGTCGTAAGTGAATTTGAGGGTGCCTACCTTATGGACAAAGACACTACATATTTTATTGGATTGGATGCAAAAGTATCAAATGTGGACCGTGTACAGAATTCAGCTGTAGAAACTACTTTGTCCAGTAAATATCCAATCGTATTTTATGGCAGTAAGACAAATTATTATAGTGGTAACTTTTCTGGAACAATTATTAAATATGACCGTTCTCGTGATTATTTTGACTTTGATGCGTCGATCGATTATCGTGAGCAATATATCAATTGGCTGACGAATCAGAAGCCGAAAGTTCTGAAAATGTGGGATGGCCGTGCGTGGCTCATCAATGTAGTTGACAATATTTCGTATTCTGATGACGAACACTACAATAAAGTTGAAATCGCGTTTGATTTTGTAGAGACCGGAGATCTAAAGGATTCTGATACTTTGAAAAATTCGGATTTAATTTAAGGAGGTGGAGCCATGACTTATTTGCCAACACAAGAAGACTTGGCTTTGCTTACCAGTCATTCCAAGAGTCTGTTTACACGAGTAGAATTATTGAACAAAGAGTCTCAAATCATTGATAGCATTGAGGGCCTGACTTTGGATGGTTCCGGTTCTAACGATGCAGATTCTGATATTCGCCGTACATACAGTTTGTCTATTTTCCCAATGATGGGTTTTTCTATCTCTCAGTTTGAAGCGGAAGATTAGATTGATAAAAAAGTTCGTATCTATATCGGTATGAAAGCCCCAACTTCAGAGAAAGATGTCAGTATTTTAACATATGATGGAGACATTGACGGCGATTCGATTGATTCTATTGTAAAAAATAATATAGAATACGATTTAAAGAACAAAGAGTTGCTGACTTATATTGCAAAAATCAAAGCAACAAAGCATGACCTATATTCAAATATTAACAATATAAATCGACCACGAATCATTTGGACTGCACGCAATTTAAATCTCTATAAGGATTTCTCAACTGAAAATGGCCCATTTGAAATTGGTGACTATTCTACCGCTTGCGGTTGCGACGATGCTTGGACTGCTGATAATGAGGCGGTTGGCGTCACAGTAACTCGGAGAATTGCATATACGCTGTTTTTAGAGGATGGAGACGAGTTAATTCCAGTTAGTCGTAACGGTGTTATAGATTATATTTCTGAGGTTTATAAGCTTGCTTACAATAAAGTCTACAATTCAAACAACTTATCAGATTTGACTTAGAAAACTGAAGATGTTAAGCCTGTTGCTGGTTTTGTGTTTGATTTAAAATCATGGACAACGAAAGACCTAGAATTTAACGACGCTGTTTTATCTTATGACGCAAAAGGTCTCACATGTACAATAGATGGAAAGTCTATCTATCTAAAAAATATGATCGCTGCCATTGAAGGAGAAACGATTGCGAATAGAGTCTTAGAGCCAGTTGATGTTTCGGCAATTGCCGGTTGGAGCGAGCCAGAATTAAAGAACCAGTATAAAAAGACGAGTCCATTTGTCGGATATTCTATGCATGATATTCAGGGCCACATATGGGAACTAAAAGATGGTCTGGGACAGATTCAGCAGTTTATTATCCAAACAGTTGCGAAGGATAAAGTTATCAGGAATTGTGCAAATTATATCGATGAGGATGGCGTACATTGGTTCTCAGTCGGGGTTTACGCGATTCAGTCGAATGGTATCTCGTATGATGCAATGACTAACAAGCTTGACTTGTCGTGTGTAGATTTAGTATCCCTGCTTGATGGAACACTGGGTGGAACATTGACTGGGTACTCGACACGAATTCCAATGTATAAACTTACTGAGAGCAAGGATGCGAATGGAGATAAGATTTACACAGAGGACAAATCAAAACCGTATTATGTGCGAGATGTTATCAAGAATACTTTCGAGCTTTCCGGTATGACAAAATGCGTGATTGATTATTGGAAGCGGCGCATTCCACACGACATGGAGTATAATACTGGAACTACTGTTTGGACGATTCTAACAGAGTTGCGTGACCTATATTACCCGTTTGAGATGTACTTTGATGATGATACTTTTGTATGCAAAGAGATTCCAAACGGGTATGATGACCCTGTTGTAATTAGCCCTGATATTTTCAAAAGTCTTGTTATCACAGAAAATTCGACGGTTGATTATACGCAGGTACATAATTGTGTTGAGGCATGGGGTTCTACTATCACCAGCGATTATTTCTGCAAGGATAAACTAGAGGAAGACGACCCAGAAGGTACTGGCAGAGTGTTTTATAAGGCACGAGATAATGGCATGTCAGCATCAAAATGGAAAGACTCTGTTGCCGAAATATTAGGGATTCCAAAAGACAAATACGATGATTTCGAAATTCAGCTTGATATCAATAACATTGGAAACTCTATTATAGTTTTAAAACTAAAAAACGCAATTATATCGGACGGGTCACGCTTATCTTTCATCTGTCCAGTAAATATCCCGCTTAATACTCATATGTATATTGTAAATGATGTTTACACAACCGCTGTTGACAAAGATGGAGCGCAATATAAAGATCACGCGTTACAAGTATATGGTCCAATGATGGTATATAAGGCATCAACAGATCAAAATGGTAATGATATTCCTATTGATACAAATGTTATGAAAAAAGGACGTTACTATGTTGTACAGTATGGAGAAAAATATCTTGACCAGGCAGACGAAGGTGCTTATAAATGGGTGTTCAATTCTACAACTGGTGAATATGACAAGACTGAGATAAATCCAAAGATTCAGTATATCGTAAAAGAAGAGTACAACGAAGAAACAAAAATGTACGAAACGCATTATTACAAGGTAACAAATACTGAAGAAGGAAAACATACAGAAAAGATTGAAGATCCTGCCCTCATAAAAGAGAGCCGGATCTATTTTCTTGGTCAATCTCAGTCTCATGCTATGGCGAAATTTGTAGATAAGATGCCTACAGATGCGGAGATTGAAAAAGATAAAGAAATTGAAGGCTGTGACAATTTGAAGTATATCGTTGTTACAGACCCGAAGGATTTGACGAACCTTTATAATAGTCGCTTTACGATTGATAAAATTGGACGCAGAAATCTCGTATGTTCCGGTGGAGAGTTTGATGCTTACACGAATGACGAGGATTTGATGCTCGCAACAGAATATCAGCTTTGGAAAAACTGTAGACTAACCGACACTATAACGCTTCGTATGCATTTAATTCCGTGGTTGGACGTTAATCAGAAAATAAAATATGCAGCTCGCTATCTAAAGAATGATACCCCCGTAGAATGGATTACAAAAAAGATAGATACCAATCTGGGTGAGGGCGTTATGAATGTTACCATGAGCCGCTATTATCCGTACTACCCGTACATCACATATCTGAGCGCATCGGCAAATAAATATGTTGAGCCAAAATCATAAATGAAAGGAGTGGTATTATGAATCTAATTTTCTCGAATGGTGAGTTAAAGTCAACCAAGTTTTCCTGTTCTGAGACATACAGCTTTGACCAGATCACTTTTTTCATTGAAAAGAAGTATGTAAATCTGCAATTTTATTGTGTAGTTAAGGACCATACTGGCAAAATCGACCTACTCAGATTGAAACAAACAAACAGCACAAGTGCTTCTTATTATAATTATATTTGTTCTATGGACTTCCCTACGAAGGCAAAAGACGGAAAGTGCACTATTAGCCTGTTTGGCATTGATCCAGCGACAGGTTCTATTGAAGTTTCAACTCCGAATTTTGAGTTGAATGTAAAAAATGATATCTACAATTTCAAGGCTCAAATTTCAATGTTGGAAGAATTCAATCAGAACGCAGCTAATATCTATAATAAAATTCTATCTATGTACAATGGTGTCGTAGAGATGTCAAATCTGAATGCGGAGATTTTAAGCAAGGAAGGAGTGGTTACTAAGTGATTACTTCTTCTAGTGAGTATATGGAGCGGCTTAACGATATCCAGAATCAGGCAGGACTAAAGCAGTTGGTTATGTTACCGGGCAACGAGTCTCGTTTCATTATTGACGCAAATCAGCGCACCATTACGATTCCAGACGAGTTTACTTTTCTTGGAGTAAAAAACGACCACAAAGCAGAGACTATCTATTTTGAAATCGATCGATATTTTGATAAAGCAGATTTAAGTGAGAAAACTTGTATCGTTCAATTTGAGTCTATTGATACGACTGAAGGTTCAGAACAGGTAATCAGTTCGGGGTTTTATCCTGTTGTAAAAATGGATGTAGATACGGCAGATGGTAAGATTATTTTTGGATGGGAGATTCAAAACGATGTTACGGCTTATGCTGTAAATGTAAGATTTTCTATTCGATTTTATGAGACAAAAACTGAAAACGATACTATTGTTTTTGCTTACAATTTCAATACCCTTCCTGTCGAGCTACCCGTAAAAGATTCTTTGGACACCATGGACGCAGATAAAGAGATTCCGCCTGCAGAAGTCGAAGGCTTAGTTGAAAAATTTACAACTATGGCAAAAAACATTGGGAAAGATGTTGTGAGAGCCAATACAGCTGTCACCAATGCAGAAAAGTTTACTCTAACTCAAAACGAAAAAAATCTAATGCTTGTCTTATTTAAAAAGGTGTCGGATATGTATAGCGATGTTACACCGCAATATGAAGAGTTAAATAGTATTTGGTCAGCGCAAAATGAGGAGGTGACATAATTGATCACATCAAAAGAAGAATATCTACAACGACTTGATGATATTCAAAATCAATCTCAATTAAAAGAACTCGTTATGTTGCCCTCTGATGAGCCACGTTTTATCATTGATGCTGACAGTCGTACAATTTCTGTTCCTGATGAATTTACATTCCTTGGTGTTGAAAATGATCATGCAGCGGAAACTATTTATTTCGAGATCGACAGATATTTTGACCAGCATGATTTAAGCACAGAAATGTGCGTAGTTCAGTTTGAATCGGTCAGTGATGAAGGTGCATATGAAACTGTTCTCTCTGACGGTTTTTATCCAATTACTAAAATTGATATCGATACTGTTCCCGGTAAGATTTTATTTGGATGGACTATTCTAAACGATGTTACTGCACACAATGGAATCGTGAAGTTCTCTATTCGTTTTTATAGTCTGGAAACAAACGAAAGCGGGAAAAAAGAGTTTTCATACAATTTTAACACACTTCCCTCTTCCCTACCAATTAAAGAGACTATTAACGTAACTGGAACTGGAGTAAAAGTTGATCCGTCTGACTTGGAGATTTTGACAGCCCGGTTTGCAGAGATTGAACAACGAGCAAAAGAAAGTATCTCAAAGACAGAAATAAATCGTGACTTATCTAAAGGATATGCCGATGCTGCCGAAACAAGTGCGGTTAAGGCAAAAAATAGTGAAGACGCATCCAAAGCTAGTGCGCTGGCTTCAAAAGAATCAGAGTTAGCAGCTTCTCAATCTGAAACAGGTGCTGCAACCTCTGCACATGAAGCCAGCGACAGTAAAGACGCTGCGAAACAGAGTGAACTAGCCGCAGAGGATAGTGAGAACAAAGCGAAAATTTCTGAAGATAAGGCTCTCGCGTCTGAAAATAACGCAAAGAAATCAGAACTAAATTCAAAAGAATCAGAAACAAATTCCAAGAACAGTGAACTCGCATCGAAACAATCTGAAGCTAATGCAAAGTCGAGTGAAGTTGCTTCCGCTGCAAGTGAGACGGCTGCCAGCAAAAGTGCATCTAACGCTCAGGCATCAGAAAAAGCAGCTGAAACATCTAAACTAGCAGCGTCCACGTCTGAAGTTAATGCGAAAGCAAGTGAAACTGCATCAAAGGCTAGTGAAGAAGCGGCTTTAGCATCTGCAAATAGTGCAAGCGAAAGTGCAACAAAAGCAGCTGATTCGATTTTAGTTACTGAAAAGAATAAAAATGCGGCAAGCGAGAGTGCCAAATCTGCAGCAAATTATGCAAAAGAGTCCGAAATGAATAAAAATGACGCAGAAAGTAGTGCTGTGGCAGCGGCCGCATCTGAAGCAAATGCAAAAAAATATTCGGATAAAGTAAAAAACGCTATTGCTGTAGATTCTACTTTGTCTATTTCTGGTGCGCCTGCCGATGCAAAAGCGACCGGTGATGCGCTGGCAGGAAAAAGTCCTATCAATCATACCCATAATTACGCTGGATCTTCAAGTGTAGGTGGTTCCGCTATAAGTGCTGTTAAGCTTGATACAGCAACTGCTGGTTCAGCATCTCAGCCAGTTTATTTTTCTGGTGGTAAACCTGTTGCATGTACTTACACATTAGAGAAAAGCGTACCAAGTGATGCAAAGTTTACCGATACTTGGCGTGGAATTCAAAACAATTTAACGAGTACAGACACAGATCAAAGTTTGAGTGCCGCACAAGGCAAGGTTCTTAAAGATCTTGTTGATACAAAGTATGATGAAATTAAAAATCTTATAAAATCAATTGATCTCAAATTCGGCACGAACGTGACCAAGAATCCGTTCAGCGCCACATTCAGCAGTCTGGACGGCCTGACCGTTGCCGGCGTTTGGAACGCCGAACAGGCAAGGATTGAATTTTGAGTAAGGAGGTGAATTTTTATGGCAAATGTAAATCTCGGCATGAAGGCTGTTGGCAGCACCGTTAAAATCAAGGTCAACGGCGCGTCCAAAGATTTTATTGTTGTGCAGCAGGGTAATCCGAATACCAGCACCTATGATTCGAGTTGTGCCGGGACGTAGCTGCTGATGAAGGACATCTACACAACGTCTGTGTTCAGCAACAATAACTCCTACAAGGGTTCCAGCATCGATACATACCTGAACGGAACATTCTACAACCTGATTGATACGGACATTCGCAACGTCATCAAATAGGTCAAGATTCCGTACCAGAACGGCGTTGGCAGCGGCGGAAGCCTTGCCACCGGCTCCAATGGCATGAGCACGAAAGTATTCCTGCTGTCTGGTTATGAGGTTGGCTTTACGACCAGAGACGACAGCTATTTCCCCGAGGAGGGTGTTCGGCTGGCGTACTTCGACAACAGCTCTGACGGCATCAACAAGCGTGTCGCCTACAACGGCGGCAGCGCTGCCATTTGGTGGCTGCGCTCTCCGGACGTCAGCAGTGGCACCAACATCTTTGGCGTTGACATCAATGGCTAGACCGGCAACTACTGGTACGGCTACTCCTATGGTGTTCGCCCCGCTTTTGTACTGCCCTCTTCACTCGCGGTCTCTGACGACGGCACGGTCGGTGTCAACACTGCACCTACCGTCAGCACGGACGGCGCAGCTCTTGGCGAGAAGAACACGGTCTTTGCATGGAAGTATACCGTTACCGATGCCGACGGCGACACGCTGACTGTCACCGAAAAGCTGGACGGCAAGACCACTAAAACTCGCGCCGGTGTTGCCAGCGGCACGGTCCTGACCTTTGAGCAGGTCGCCGATGCTGCCGGATTCCAGCGCATCCTGAACGGCAACCACACCATGACGGTTGAGGTGAGCGACGGCAAGGGAACCACCAGCGCGTCCGCAACCTTCACCAAGGCCGTCCACGCCGCAAGTGTGACCCTGACCACCCCGCTGGCAGTGGATGGTGACATTACCGTTGCCGTCCTTCAGGTGACGGGTAGCATTCCCGATGATGCTGTGTTTAAGGCGGAGGTCACGAACAACGCCAACGACCCGTCCCCAGCCTGGCAGGATGCTACCACTGAGGTGAAGAAAGGCATGAACATCGTGTTCACCAACAAGACTGTTGCCAACGGTTCAGCATTCAATTTCCGCATCAGCGCCAGCCGCAGTGCATCCGGCACCGGCGGCTACATCAAAGCCGTCTCCGGCGCATTCCAGTAAGGAGGACAGTCACTATGATTCAGTGGAAAAAGGATAATCTGGCCACCCGGCAGGAGAAGGAAATAAGAGAAAGGTTGCCAGAAATGGTAGTAGCACTGAAATCCGCTCTGGCGGACGCGGACGCTTTGAACCTTGATCAGGACTACCGTCTGACTCTTCTTGAGCTGGGCGTGACAGATGATGAAACTGCTAAATAAAGAGAAAGGAGGAGAGTGTAATTTATTATGAGCATTTATGAACTATGTAAAAAAGTAATCGCTTCCGGAAAAACAAATAATTTTACTGCAAAATTAGATACTTTTTATTTAGCAGGGAAATTAACAAAAGAAGAATACACAGAACTCACTGAAAACAATCCTGAAAATACATTAAAGATTCAGAAAGAAAAAAAGGTTTCAGAAAGTAAAACTATTCTAGCTACATATCTTGAAAATCATCCATTACAATGGACAGATGGTAAATATTATTCTGTTACAAGTGAGAAGCAATCCTTGTTGACTTCAAATCTTGCTCTATATCAAATTTCTGTAGCCACCGCACAGCCGTTTAAGCTAACATGGAATAGCACTGGTGCCGAATGTGTAGAGTAGACGTATGAAAATTTAGCTGCGTTAGCTCTAGAAATTGGTGTATATGTTAAACCATTTGTTTCTCATCAACAGGAGTTGGAATTGAGCATTAAGGAATGTAACACTTTAGAACAGCTTAATGCTATTAAAATCGAGTACGACAGCGTTGCTCAGGTAGTCAGATCATGAAGAGTAAAGTTAAAGAATATCTAAAGTGCATCCTTCTCTTTTTGATAGGAGGGGCGCTTTATTATTGCATTGAAATATTGTGGCGTGGTTATTCACACTGGACTATGGCTGTAGTGGGTGGCATCTGCTTTGTTGTGATCGGCGGTCTGAACAATTATATTCCATGGGAGATGCCGATGTGGGAACAGGGTCTTGTCGGTGCGTTATTTGTGACTGCAATGGAACTTGTCGTGGGCATCCCGCTGAATCTGATGCTGGGGTTACATATCTGGGACTACTCTTCCCTACCCTTCAATTTGCTAGGTCAAATCTGTCTACCGTTTACAGTGCTATGGTTCTTTCTTTCGTTGTTGTGCATCTATGTTGACGATTGGCTGCGACACTTGTTATTCCACGAGGATAAACCGCACTATCACTGGAGAACCATATGTAAATAAAAGGGAAGAGCCTCTATTACCCGCTGTGGGCACAGAGACTCTTCCCGTATAAATGAGGTAATGCACGCTCGACATTGAATGTTTAACTTAACCATATCACGTTGATAGAATTTTGTCAATAAAAAGGAGGAATGTATGGCACAAGAAATACTAAAGCCCTTTATCCTCGATGAGACCGGGAAAGAGATTGTCGTGGCACCGAATGCGGCTGCAAACCAGCTTACCGCCATCAACGAGACACTGAAGGCTAAGAACGGAGGTGACGCAACAGTATGAGTACAGTCCTATTGAATGCCGCACCACACGTATACACCTTTACCATGCATCAACTGTAGACCATGATTTTAAGCATCTGTGGCGGTATTACTGCTATCTCGGCTGCTATCGCCGTCATCATGAAATTTGTCAGTAAAATCAAGGAGCCAGACAACAAACAGAACGAACATTTGGAAGAACATGACAAGAAGTTCGATTCGATTGATAAGAAACTTGCCGCTGACAAAGATCGATTTGACCTTTTTCAGTCAAAGATTGTTCAGTTAGAAGAGCGTCAGAAAGAAAATGCCATTACGATTGAAGTTCACGAACACAAAATTGTCGAGGCGGAGCAACGCATCAATAAAAGTGAACACGGAAGCAATGTAACTATGAAGGCTCTTCTTGCCCTGCTCAGTCATGGTATTGATGGAAATGCTATCGAGCCAATGAAGGAAGCAAAAGCTGCCCTTGAGAACTATTTAATCGACGGTCAAAACAACCCAAAGAATGGATAAAATTTAATATATCAACTATGACCTATTGATTTTTTAGTAGGTCTTTTATTTTTATCAGGAGGTTTATTATGATGGATTATATGAATCAGATTATTTCTGTTGTTGTCAAGCTGGTTATCACTGGTGCAGGCACTGCCTTTATCGCCTATGGGATTCCTTACCTGAAGCAGATTGGTATGTACAAGATTGTCCAGATGGCTGTCCGTGCAGCTGAAAAGCTTGGTCTTACCGGAGCGATCAAGAAAGCCGATAAAAAGAAGTACGTTATTACTATTCTGGAGAAGATGGGTGTAAAGGTTACTCCTGTTATTGAGATGATGATTGAAGCTGCTGTTAAGGAACTGGATATTCAGAACGAAAAAATTGAAACCGAACTCAAGAAGGATTGAAGGTGTGTTTCCATGGGTATTATTACATATTCCATGAAAAAGGACTGGAATAAAAAATTGTCTAAGAATTTCTGCGCTTATGAATTTGCTTGCAATGATAAGAGTGATGAATTCAAGGTGGCAACCGAGCTGGTAGAGACTCTACAACAGATTCGTGATCACTTTGGCAAACCAGTTCTGATTAGTTCTGCCTACCGTACTCCTGCGTACAATATTTCAATCGGTGGCAGTTCTCGCAGCCAGCATTGTCTGGGTACAGCGGCAGATATTCACATCGCTGGTATCGATCCAATCCGTATTGCACTGTATGTGGCTTCCCTCCCCTACTTTCAGAAGCACGGCGGTATTGGCTATTATAGTCGTGCACAAGTGACAGGCGGTTTCGTTCACGTCGATGTGCGTGAGGCTTCAAGCCGTTGGATTAGTAAGAGCGGTACTGCTTATCATGTCGTGAGTAAAATCATGCCTACAATTCGTCAGGGTTCTAAGGACTGCACTAGTGGCACGTCTTATGCTGTCACTGTGTTGCAGCGACATCTTGGCTTGAAAGTGGATGGTATCTTTGGCGCTGGCACAAAAGCTAAGTTAGTGGAATGGCAGAAAGCACATGGATTGTCGGCTGACGGTATTTGTGGGCCAGCAACTTGGAATTCGTTTTAATGGCAGATAACAAGAATACATTGTGCGCAGGAGACAAAATTAAATTAGACGGAGTATTATTTTCAAACAGCCAGACTCATTGCGGTATGCGCCGCCGGGGAGAATGGTTTATCTATGATGGAAAACTAGTCAATGGTCGCTATCGAGTGACAAATCTTGAAAGTCGCATTGGCAAGTATCCAATCTCAGTGAATGTATCGGGCTACGTAGAGCCAAGTGATATTGAACTAGTATAAAAACAGATGGGGTATTGATCCTTAATTGGACCAGTACCCCATTTTTTAGCATTTACTTCTTTTCTGCGTAACTACAGAAATCGTCAGGTTTAGTATATACAGGCGCTGCATCATCTTGTGTAAAGTGGGTACAACTACATAGATTTCCATGTTTATCCCATGCGTTCCAAAGATCGCAGTCCTTACAACAAATTACTTCTATTTTATTCATTTTATTTCCTCTGTCAGCCATTCTTTCCAGCCGTCGATTGTTTGCGGGCAATTATCTTGCTGTGCGACAAGCTCATTTAAGAACGCGGCCAGTTCATTATCTGACATCTCACGGATAGCCTGTGCTTTATTATTTTTACGACCGAATTCATCTCGGCTATGTTTGTGCAGAACGAAGCCGAGAGCGATATCAAGGATTGCTGGATTATTCATAGTCCCACCTTATGAATTACAACAGGCGTATCATCCGTGTTTGTTGCAACCGTCATAGGTGATAGCCATTTTAAAATAAGTTTGCGTTCTTCAGGTTGTGTCTTTGGTCCGGTCCAGAAATGATGCCAATGACCACGACGCATATGAGGTCTTGGAGAATTATGCCCATTTTGATTTCGTTCTGGTTGTTCAGACTGCTCGCGCATTTTCTGCTGCCTTATTGCAGCCCCAACACGAATACCAACATCCCACTTGCGTATTTCTGAATATTTATCCTTGATTGTTTTTCCTCTTTTTGTGATAAATGACTGCTCAAAATTTTGCGTAATTTCTGCGTTTTGTGCAAGAATATATAATATCACTTGGAGGATTCGTTTTAAGAATATTTTTGTTTCTGCTGAATCCTGTATCGCTCTTAGCGCCAAACGTTTTAGTTCTTTATTTCCGTTCGTATTTTCAAGAGCCTGTTTATCGAGCATATCCACACTTTCCTCTATTGTTTTTGCTCCAATATGAATGGAATAGCTGAATACGCTTCCATCTTCCGTAAGAAAAACAGGTTTTAACTCTTTGTCACCGTTAATAATGTCATATTCCAGCGTCACAAAGAATCCATGAATCTTATCTGCCCTATAGTATGTGTTTGGCAGTTCTACATAAAAACACGGATATGGAAGCTGTAATAATATTTCGTCAGGGACATCGAGTTCTCCGTCTTGCTCAAATAAAAGATTCTTTAAATCTTCATCGACGACATAGACCTCTTTATTTAATCGCCACGGAGCTAATGCAAATATTGCCTGAGCCACGGATGTTATTCCCATTCTTATATCAATAGGAAGCTTGTTTAAATCATACCCTTTGGATGCTACTGCCAACGCAGCGCTCATTGGAGTATAGCACCATTCAGGCCATGATCCAAGTTCTGGTGACCCATTTTCACTATGAAACATTGCCATTTGCTCCCATGCTTTTGGATATTGTTCTGTAATTTTCTTTAACATCTCAAGTGGCAGATACATTTCTTTCTTCATGATAGCCTCAATAAAATTGATCAATCAATTCGATTTGTAAGTCACGGAAGGTTTTATCGTTGCAATATTCAAACTGCAAATGTGATTCTAAATATTCTTTTGCTTCATTTTCCGTACAACCGATTTGGGTGCGGACTTCGTTATAAGCCCAATCAGCATATTCTTCTGGTGCATATGCTTTGTATTTAACACCAAAGCGATACATGTGCTCTTTTTCAGGGCTATTTAACTGCTCTGCTGTTTGCGATACGCCCGCCGTAAGAAGACCATAATTTTTAAGCAGTGCCTCAACATCATTTATAGCACTGGTATACTTTTTGACTTCTCTAGCCAATTGTTTGGGGTTATCACATCTACCGACCTGATCTTCATATGTTTTAAGTTTTTGTTCTTTTAAAACTGCGAGCGCTTGCTTGATACGTTCAACTTCAAATTCAGTCATTGTGCGAAACCTCCAAGTCGGTTTTTTATATTATGCCACTTATTCTGTTGCGATTCAATAAAAGGCGTCGGAGAGTGTTCATGCACCTTAATTAGATTATTTATCTTTTGTGGCGAGCGCATCAGCAACTGTGTTTATAGTGTCCGTATGCTTTGCATCAAACAGCTTTACATAAATCTGCTCTGTGATAGTTGTATTGGAATGACCAAGGGATGTGGATATTTCATAAAGAGGAATCCCAAGTTCGTTTGCAACAGAAGCGAAACTATGACGAATACCATGAAGGGTTATGTGTGGCAGATGTGCATCATCAATCGTTTTCTTAAAGCAATCGCTGACGTAGTTTGGGCGCATAGGCATCCCGTTTTCCATGCTTATCACATACTCAAATCCATGGTCAGCTTGAAGTTTTGCTTTGTAGTCGTCATGCTCTGCTTTGATCTCTTTTAGAGTTTTTGCCAAATCCTGCGGCATTGCCAGAACACGAGTGCTGCGTTTACTTTTTGTTCCCTTCTCTACAGTAGTACCGGCAAACGTTCTTGCGTTATTGATATAGATTACGTTCTTTTCAAAATTCACTGATTCCCATTTTAGTCCACATATTTCCTCTCTACGAAGGCCGAGGTATCCTGCAAGTTTTACAATGGGTTCCATTCTTGTACCGCTTATAATCGAAAATAGCATCTGCAACTGTTCTGCGGTATACACAGATATTTCAGCGTCTGTCTTCTTGGGTGGTGCAACATTGTTTACAGGGTTCTTTTTTATTCTGTCTGAATCGACCGCTCGATCAAAAAGCTGTTTTAACAGGTCATAGTGTTTGCGAATCGAGTTCAAGCTGAGTGGATTGTCTTTCTTGTCGCAGTGAGTTTTGAAATAAATATAATCGTTGATTGTGTCAGACGTGATGCTTTGGAGTGGCATATCGCCCATGAATGGATAGATGTGTTTATTTAAAAACTGGGTGTAGCCATATATTGTGGTGGCCTCGCAGCTTGACGTCTTATACTTGAGCCATTGTTCTGCGTACTCCTTGAATGCGATGTCAGAAGGATCGACAAGCTCTTGGTTGACCTTTTCTGCCTCAAAATTCTTCAATTCACGCTTTGCTGTGCGGATGTCCTTATAGGTTTTAGTCTTACGAATATACTTACCAGAAGGATCTTTGCCGTAGTTGAAGTAGACAATATAGGTTTTCTTTTCTCGGTCGTAATAGATGTTCTGCACAACTTTCTCTCTCATTTTAGACTCTCCTTTTTGAAAATCTCGCCAGTTGATGTAACCAGCTATGTAACCTGAAATGTAACCGAGAAAAATCTTCACGACACCATTGTAACAAATTCCAAAATAAAATGCAACCTAAAATGTAACCGGTTACATTTTTACAAAGAAAACGGCTAGAAACCAACGAATTAACGTCAATTTCTAGCCGTTAGAAGTGGAGGCGATGGGAGTCGAACTGCCATCAAATCGGTCTTTTTAGTGCATATTGTCCATATAGTGCAGATAATTCAGTAAATCTTTGTTGAAAATCGGCGCATATTGTCCATTCTTTCCATATAGTCCATATTGTCTTTTTGGCATTATGTAACCTAAAATGTAACCCAGATGTAACCTAGCCACGACAAAGAACCCATGTCGCATCAGCAAATTTTGTCGATTGCATTGTCTTTACACCATTGATTAAACTGGGTTACACCGACTCTATAGGAATGTCCGATTTTAACAGACGGAATAGAGCCGTCTCGAATGAGATTGTATACCGCACTCTTGCTGAGTGACAGCATCTTCTGAATGTCTTTTGGTGTGTACACCAACTTTGCTTCTTTACTTTCCATAATGTTCTCCACTTCTTATCATCTATATTATAGGATGCTCTCCATCTTATGTTCACCATATCTAGCCACACATACATTATATAAGAGCATGGCACGGGTCATGAGGCCAACTCCGCCGATACGAGGGGTTACCTTGATATCTTTCATCTCATAAATATCGTCAGAACAATCACCATGTTGTTTGCCATTCTCGTCATAGTTGATACCAACATCAATGCAGACATCTGTGTTGAATAGATCTATATGAGAAATAAAATTACGTTTTCCAACCGCAGAGATGACAACATTTGCTAGTTTTGTAACGTAAGCAGTATTCTTCATATAATCCCCCGTACTATTCACAGAGATCACATTACAGTGCCGCTTAATCAGCATATCAACCAGTGGACGACCCACAATATCAGATTGACCACACACAAGCACATTCTTGCCATCCAAATCGTAACCAATCGCGTCGAAAATCTTCATAACGCCCAGCGGAGTGCACGGCTGAAATGGAGATGTAGAATTAAAACCATCAACATCAACCGCGTCTGGAATACAAATATTTTTAGGATCGACATGTTTTGGCAGTGGAAGCTGGACGATGATACCGTCCACATCTTCCCAATTATAATTATAATCTTCCAGTATCTTGTTATTTAATTCATCATCCGTAATATCTTCTGGCAGTTTGATAAGCTCCGCTTCGATTCCCACCTCTTCACAGTCACGCAGCTTACCACGAATATAGGCGTTAGACGCAGGGTTGTCCCCTACTTGATAAATATATAAAACAGGAGCATAGTCAGCTTCTGCGATAATATTCTTGATTTTATTTTTGATATCTTGTGCAATAGATTTGCAGTCAATAATCATTGTGAACCTCCTTTATAAGAATTCAAGTTTTATAAAATTACGAGTATCTGTAGCAATTCCAAACTTCGTTGGATTTATTGTAAGTATCATCTGGATGCATCCCAATTTTCAAAGCCAATTGATTTGATGCCATATTATCTTTTCGAGTTATCCACAATAGCGGTTTATTATCAAAATCGGATCTGTGAGCTGTATACCATTTAATTGCCGATTGTGCAAGATTCAATGCATATCCATGTCCTCGATAGTTTTTATCGTTTCTTGTTGCAACCGCTACATCTATATATGACCATTCTTCAAACAGGTCAAAAAACGCAACAGGAGTATTGTCACTGATTTTTAAAAATCTTTTTATAACATGTCCCCCTGCCGGAATTGTTAGATATTCATCGTTATAAACACCAAGCATCCGCTGTTCCTCTGAAGATAGTGTTTTAACGATGTCATCTACAAGTGGTTTTGTTTTTGCTGTAGCTTTTGCTCTTTGTACATAAATATTATTTTCACGCTTCATAAAACACTAGTTTATAAAAATGTCTGAAATAGTTCCCTAAGCTTTACGCTGAGAGCGTCATTTTCAAGATATGATGAAGAATTCAATCTGAACTTTCTGTACGGAACGTTTTCAGATGATAGATAAACATCATAATTGATGTCGTCCATTATGACGGATTCATTAGTGACAACTTTGGCGGTCGGTAAAAAACATTCAAGTAGTGAAATATCATAATTGAAATCCTGACAAAGAGATTTGCCAAAATCATCAACATCTGGAATCTTCTCATTATCGATATAGTCCAAAATATATTTTATTCTAGTTAGACCATCTTTCATAAGGCCATCCGTTTTTACCATTTTGTGTAGGTCTGTATCAATCAAAATAAATCTACTATAGAATCCAGAAAACCCTCCATTAGACTGTAAAAGCAGCTTCATATGTTTTCCCCTTTATACTCACTACTACTATACAGAATATTTCGTAGCTGATTGATAAAATCATCCACAACGCATTCACTACAATCTAAATTAACCGTACACATGCCACAGCTATCAGTATAATGTTGCAGTAGATCTTCGATTGATCTTTTATAATATTCTGTTTGGTCTTTATAAAACCCTAATTCTTTAGCCATATTCTTTCGCTTTCTTTTTGTTTATCACTTCAATACAATGATTATCATATTCATCGATAACATCACACGAAACTTGATAAGTGCAACGTGGATCTGTTTTCATTAAATCGTTAATGTATTTTGCTTGAGCGATAGCTTCGTTTCGTGTATACAGCAAAGACATAATCAATTTAATATATCGTTTTCTTGTCACAGTAAGTACCCCAATCTGCTCAAATATTTTTCCTTCAATCTTGGAGTTAGTGTCTCTACCTGCAACAGATGATCTTTTTTAATACATCACACCACGATCATTTGATAGATAGCAGCCTTCTAATGAACTTGCGATTTTGTGGTATCTATTATCAAGCTCAACAAGAAATGTGTTTATCATCTCATTATAAATATGTGCGGCCTCTTCGTAAGTATCAGCAAATGCATAATACGATTGATTTGTACTCACGCTGATTGTGCGATTTTTTGTTTTAAACTTCGACTTCCAATAATCCTTGTCATGAATAGTCCCTTGTACCGGCTTGCAATTGATGCCGGCTTTCGTATCGTCAAATCGAAATCCAGTGCACCAGACTTCTTTATCTTCTGGAACAGTATCGAATGTATAAGTCATATATTTATTCCTTTCTCCAACCCATAAGTTACCTCATAAAAGTCTAGTTCTTAAATGTATTTTTCGTAATCGTAAGGAATGGCACCAAATCTATTAAGATATTTTTGCGCCCGATGATGATTCTTTTTACGAACCTTTTTAGAACGGCCATGCTCTCGAAGATGGTACATTCTGTTCATCTCTTTTAGTGACATCTTTCTCATCTCTTACACCATCCTTCGATTCTCTCACACGCTCTGCAAATTGCGTCAAAAAAGTCAACTATCGTCTGCATCAGGAACAGTTTGAAGTACGCTCTCCGATTCTTTGCGAGCCACCAATCGTTGTTTATATTCTTTGTTAGCGATTTTTTCCTGCTCATGTAAAGCAAGTCCTTTCAGCCAGTAAGATGGACATTCATAAATTTTTTCGAGGGTGTTTGAATCGCAAAAGTGTTCTCGATCTCTCTTATTGTAATCGTAATATCCAATAAACGACATACCGTAATCGCTTATTACAACGTTGTCTTTTAAAAGGATCGGACGTTCATCACAGACCTTGACCCAACCGAGGAAGTATTCGCAAGATTCGGCGCAACTATCTCTTGTTTGCTTCTTAAAAGCGCATACTTCTTTATGTAGACATTTACTGCAAATAGCCATTTTTTCTCGCTTTCCAGCAGAAATTATCTGCCCAATCATAAAATAGTTTTGGAATGTCTCGTACATGAGAAACAACTTTTTGAAGTAAGGTGTCACTAGACTTGTCTTCATGAGGTTCTTTATAAATACATTCCCATTTATACTCCCAGAGTTCAACTGTGTTGTCACCTTGTGTACTGATTTTTACAAAAACAGAATGAAGATGCGCGTTTACATTTATAGAAGTATGGCAATGATCTTGTTCAAGCGGCCACTCATTTATTTTTGCAAATAAATTAAATGCTCTATCGATTGCCATTTCAAATAGTGGTTGCTCGTCAGAGCACATACATATTCGTTCTATATCCCCATCATGTAAAAGATTCAACTCCCAAATTTCCATTATTCTTAACTCTTTCTAAAACATACATTTTACTGCATACTTACACGATTATATACTGACCCATTCTTATCAGCCAGCAAGCACTGCTCTAGATATTCTTGTTTTTTAATAAGCTCGTATTTGGCAGCAAAAATCATACCATTATATTCAGTTGCCGCTTCTTCATAAGTGTCTGCGAAACGATAACAATCAGGATTTGCCCCAACGCTAAAAGTTTTTGATCTCGTTTTGTTACTCAAGGTATGGAACTTAGAATAGCAACTTCTTTCTTCAAAAGTACCAAAGACAGGCTCACATTTGATGCCAGCCTTTGTATCGTCAAATCTAAATCCAGTACACCATATAGGAGTATCTTCTGGAACTGTTTTAATGTCGTAAACCATATTTTATTCCTCAAATATTATTCGCCGCAAACACAAACGACCTATTAAAAATATCTTTAAGATTTTTTTCTTGAACCTTATTTTCTTCAGATAGAGCAACTTTAATAACTTCATCGTCGGTATGTGTCTCATCATATTCTGCTGTGTCGCAGACCTTATACATTTTGCCGTCTTTATTTTGAAACAGCGTTCCTTTACCAAGTTTTAATGGAGCTGTTTTCTTTTCTTCTCGAATATGTGCTTTCATACTATCTCCTTGATCAGATATCGTTAAACACATCTATAATCAATCCAATAAGACTATTTAGTTTTTCTACAATCTTATAAAGGGAATCCTTCAAATGAGGTTTTGGCTCAGACATACTGCATGTAAATTCCGCTGGGCCCTCTCTTTTCGGAGAACTTGTTTGCATGACATACACTTCATCGTTGCGAATGATTCCAATTTGAGTACAGTTATCACCATTACAAGTGCAAGTCTGATTTATTGTGATGTTTCGTTTCATATTATTTATTCCTCCCACCCACCACTACTATTAGAGTTATTCGTTATCTAAAACATTAAGCATCATTGTGCCCTCTGCGCAACTTCCTTTAATTTGAACTCGATAAGGAAGGTTTGGAATATCATTGGCGTTATTGGCAAGTTCGTACTCCCACCAGTAATCCATTTCCCATCCGTTTTCGCTCATATCAATATTCTGATAGCCAAGTTTTTCAAGGATCTTCCCTACTTGATAAAGGGAAATTCGTTCAAAACTGAGATCAAGAATCTCTTCTCTATCTGCTTTACCTACCCACCCAATAATATTAGTAGCTATCGGAAATAAAATATCAGTGTCTTTATCGTATCCATTTTTGCCTGCGTATGCCATAGAAACTTCCTCCGTAAAATTTACCTTTTACCAGAATGAATATTTCGTTCTAATTGAAGGTGTTTCTACACTTTTTGCAGGATTTTCCAGCATCGCGGCCTTCGCCGTGATTTCATCGATACTCTTCTGGAAGTCCTGTAGCTTCTTCAATTCGCTTTTAATATCAACTTTGACTTCAACATTTTCAATAAACCCCATATCCTCAAGGCATTTGCAGTAGCCAGCGATCTCGTTATAAAAGATATGGTCGTATTCCTCCAGAAGAGTATGCTCGTCAAACAGCTTTACTTGCCATGCAATTCCAAATGGAGCTTCTTTCTCGGCATGAGATTCAACCGTATAATACTTCATATACACTCTCCATTACTTCACCCCAGTAGAACCAAACCCACCGGCCCCACGTTCAGTTTCGTCCAATTCGGAAACTTCTTCAAAATCAGCCTGCCAGAACGGAACAACTGCCATCTGAGCAATACGGTAACCATGAGTAATCATCTGCGGGATATTGGAGTGGTTATGTAGCGCAACGATATACTCTCCACGGTAATCTTGATCGCACACGCCAATTTTGTTCGCAGGAGCAAGTCCAAGCTTAGTTGCTAAACCGCTGCGAGCATAGATAGCGACATACCAACCTTCCGGCGGTGCCATCCGCAGACCAGTATGTACTTTAACAGTCTCATGAGGCTGAATCATAATGCAACGGTCACCATTCTTATTTACAATCGTTGCGTCATCAAAATCGATGTATGCATACAGGTCTGCACAAGTAGCGTTTTTAGAGCCATAAGTCGGCAGATGAGCATCGTCGTGTAATTTGTTAATTTTAATGTTGGGGCGATAAACTGGAGTGACAGACTCTACGGCCCCGTGACGCCCATAAAAATACTTAGTTGCGTTTCCTAAATCCATATTATTTTCCTTTCTCTTCTGGAGCCCACCAAAGGACTGGTCTTCGTAAAGCAAAACTCTTATTACAGCCGATTACACGTTGATTGGAACTCCCCATGTACGGCAAAGAGATATCTCGTTTAGATTCGATATATGGGCCATCGACTAGCACGTTTATGTTTCGAATAATTGTTACAGTTGTCGGAATAGTTTGATATTTCAATTCTTCTGCCGCCTGTTGAATCAATTCTTCCCATGTATATCCAGTCCACATCCAAATGTCTTTGCTTCCTTCAAACTCGTGTCTGACTCTTATTAGAATTTTGCAAATCATCTCCCTGTTCTCTGGATACAGTGGATCTCCACCAGTAAGTGTAAGCCCCTGAATATAATCAGGTCGAAGTAAATCTATAATTTTATCGAGCGTTTCATCTGTGAATAGCTGACCACCATTCGGGTCCCATGTAGTAGGATTCTGACAGCTGGGGCAATGGTGATCACAACCCTGCACAAAAAGTGTGACGCGCACCCCTTCGCCATTCGCTATATCACATGGAACAATTTTAGCGTAGTTCATTTTGTATCACCCATCGATTCCAAGATTTCATTTCGTTCGTCATAAAGTTCAAATAAATCTTCGGCAACGACAGAAATCGGTTGACGCATTCTCATGAGTTCGCGCATATCATGTCTTACAATTTCAATATCTCGGTCTACTTGTTCTAATGTTCTCATTTGACCACCTCTGCATTCTTCTTGGCGGCTGCGTCAATAGCATCCTGTTCAGTTTTGTAAAGGCCGCCTTTGCATCTGTGATAATATCCGTCATAAAAGACAATGTGATCTTCGTCAGCCACCCACATTTGGTTAAGATTATTAAAATTAAGCCTTATATCAAATCTTACAATCTTTCTTTTTTGTGCATAATAAAAAAGATTTGAGACTGTTTTATATCCGTTACATTTAGGACATTGGATATCACAGTCTATGCTTTCATTGATTTTTGCAGAGACAACTCCTTTTCCATGACATAATGGGCACTCGGAACTCTTATACTTAGATTCTATCGTCCAAGCATCGTCTCCAATTTTGAAATCACCAATCAACGCACCAACGATTTTATTTACAAAGTCTTTTGGTAAATCATGTTCGTTCATTCGCTTATAAAGTTCTTCTTCGGACTTATGTTTTTTGTATTCAAGCTCATTAACTTCATGTTGCAGTTTGAGTTTTCTCGCTTCTAAATCTTGATATTCTTTCATGGTAACCTTAGTGCTATCAGAAACAAGATTTTTTAGTTGTTCGATTGCACTAGATACAATTTGGTCAGCTTGAGACTCTGCCTCTGGCTCGCACCAGCTATAATCTTCAAAATATCCCATCTCAAATAAACCTCGTCCATAGACTCGCATATACGATAATAAAAATATTCGTCACAATACAGCCATACATTCCGTTCTTCCTATCACCTCGGAAAATATATGTAGAGGCATCATACAGAATCTGTTCAGAGCGAATCATAGTTGCTGTAAAAATCAAAATAATATAAGCCTTGGTCATAAGCCAAGCAATCTCAGTCCACATCGATTAACACCTCCTCGACAGGAATAATCTGACCATCAACGTAGTAGCACATCTGACCGTGCTCATTATAATAAGGAGACATGTAGCCGTAAGCATGGTTGCCTCCACTTTTACTGAACAAGTAATACATAACGTGTGTATCCTTGTCGTACACCACAGGAGTGTCAACAATACGATAGAACCAGTCATTCTCTTTGGCTACATTCCCTACTGAGTCTTTCACACTTGTACTGCATCCAGTCAGTATAATCGCTGCTAGAAGTACGCATACGGCAGTATTTTTGAAAGTCTTAAACATACTTTTCCTTTCTGTTAAAAGCGGAATTTTAGTTATTATCTTCTAATGGTCTCCAACAATCTGGTCTTTTAATCTCATCGCAATCATGGTCAAACCATCGACCATCAAACGAGATAAATCCGACTGATGTATGACCGTCTTTGAATTTTACTTCAACATCATCAGAACACATCACAGATGGACTCACATACGGAGTTTCGCTCGAAACTTTACGCCAGCGTTTATTGTCGTCCTCCGGCCAGTCGATTCTAGCTCCGCAATTTCCGCAGTAGCCGTTCTGGTTTCCATCTTCGTTATAAAGGTACTCACCACTGCCACAGCACTGACAGGAGACGATACCATCTTCTGCAAAAGGATCGTTAATCATTTTTAGCCTCGATTTCTTTCCATCCAATGAAATCACAAATACAAAGCTTTTCTGGATCACACCGATGAAGCAGGAATTTGTTCTGTCCAGAAAGCCTAGACCCGCCAGACACTTCAACGGGTTTACACCCATTTTGAAACATTCCTGAAAGAGTCCATTTCTCAGCAATAGATAAATCAACATCATTTTTAATGATATTGCGATTGCATCCACGGCATTTAAAGATTTTTACGTATTTCTTCTCCATATTACCTCAGTACCCTTATCATCGGCAGTGTCGTTTTTCATATCATCAAAGAAAGATTCATAATCAAACCACTTATCCTCAAGAATATTGCCGATAATTTTTACTGTACTACCCCCGCCTTTAGTTGCCACACGGATATACTTGTCTTTCATGTTCTCGTACTTATCGCAGCCAACAGTGTCCATGATTCGCATGATGGCTTCCATACCAGAAGCATATCCTTTGAAAGTTTTTGCTCCTACATATCCTTTACCAAGAACATATCCTCCATAGCAAACGCCCCATCCATGACCATCCAACGTCAAATCAGAAGTCAAAACTCCATGATCGGCCATGTTAAGGCTAACATTCTTGATTTGTACATTTCGGATCTCGTATCCTTCAGCTTCAAGCAGCTTTTCTGTCCACTTCTTCATTTTGTCTCCTGTTATTTAACGTATCTACGTTATAAATTTAATAGAATTTCACGATAAAACGGCACTTTTATTGGATATTAAATTCTTCCGCTAGAATTCGTTTGAGCTCATTTGTTCCAACTGCTTTCATATAAGTATGAGGCTCTTTCACGGTTGATACTCTAATAGCGCTTTGGCTGATTCTAGCCAGTAGTCGATTGTACAAATCTGTCTGGTTATTTTGATTGTTTTTGTGTTCAATGTTTTCAATCATTCTTACTCTTTCTCCACAATCCGTGTTTTTTCATAATCTCGAAGAAATCTTCTATAAGAGCATCGGCCATCTTACCAGGAATTTCAGGAAGGTCTAGTCCAAAATCTCTAAAGGCACAGTGTAGGCAACCCCATGGAGTTAAGGCGAATTTTTCATAAAAATCATCTTCTGGATTGTTGTCTTTTGAGTCCAATGTATTCGTCTCGTACTCAAACTGTCTTACTTCATTCTTAGTTAGCCATTTCTGCCACTTGCCACAAACAGAACAATACAATCCAATCTGATTTCCTTTGCTCTGGATAAAGAAAGATTTACTGCCACACTTACATTTAAAGTCCACCTCAGTCACCTGCCTTTTCTACATTCTGAACCATGCAGCTCATACCGGGATGAGATTTTTCAAAACGATGATGTGCTTTGTTCATGGCATCGTTTTGATCCTGCGCTTTGACCATATATGTATTGAACGCCTGATGTCCATCATCGTAGTACATTACTTCAACAGACCAATAATCCATATAATTCTCCTTATTTAAAAGATTCGATATCTTCTACAATCATCTTTATATCCTCTTTAGTAACATTAAAATATTTGAATATAAGCCACATAAAATCAAAAACAATTGCATAATGTTCACTCAAACATGAACCCTCCTTATGCTACTTTTACTTCAACCGTACAAATTGTATCGTTGTGCCATCCGCCATGTGGGACTAAAAGAATGCGAGTAATCTCAAATCCATATTTACGTCCGATACCACCGGAGTTCCAACCAAACGTGATAACCTTACCGCCGGACTTTACAATTCTGGATATTTCCTTCTTTTGGTTTCCCCAGAACGATGCACGAGTTGTTTCATTCGTGACATTCATACCGATGCCTTGATAGCACTCCGTTACTTGTCGTGGAGAATACGGAGGATCATATAGGACGCCATCCACAGAACTATCGCCAAAAATCTTCAGAAAATCGAGAGCGTCCATATGATAGTCCGTATCAAACACAGGATTTAGATCATTCGTAACTGTTGCAAGCTTATTTTGATTAGCAAACGGGTCGATCCATATCCCATTGGTTAGTTCTGACTGAATCAGCTCCTTAATTGGCTTTATATCAAATGTATTCTTGTTTGGCATTGCCCACTGTCTTTGGATATCTATATACATCACACCCTTTCATGCCACCACACCCACCCTGCTTGTTATTTACTTTCCTTGGCTACCCTTAATGAATCGTTCCATAAGAACTAGAGCCAGCCAGATGCCTGTCGCCACTTTAACGGTAAAAGTGATATTCAGCAGCTTGAAAATCAGCCAGATGATACCAATCGTGATAATCCACGAGGTAAAATATGTAGCCGCCAGAATCAGAATGATTCCGAGAAAAGAACCAAGTGCCTTAAAGAAACTCTTCCATGCTTCTATGTTAATCACCTTCCTTTAATCGTCTTTATCATCTTCAACATGAACGTGAGCAACTTCAACCAATGGATTATTTTCAAGTGTAGTCAACAATCCATCCGAGACCCGGACTGTATTTAAATCACAATCTCTATAATTCTTCGCCTTAATCCACAAATTATCTTCAAAATAAAATGGTTCACCACCAGCTAAAGAATCAAAATTCACCATCTCGTTAATTTTTTGTTTTAGAATTTTCATTTTATAGCTCCTTTTTGAATATAACCGTAATCCAGTTATCTGGATAATCCTCTTCTTCCTCTGTTGTTTTCATATATCCGGGCATTTCAAAATCCCACGCAAGATAATTTAGAATTTCAACATTATGAAGGTTACAGTAATACCAATCCCATGGCCTACTCCATAGTGACCAATGAAGAAGATATGCGTTGTCACGGCAAGTAAAATAAAAACTGTTGTTTAAAGTGTTTACCTTGCACGCTTTTGGGAACACATATTTTAGGATACGGTCAGTTCGCTTGTCGCTCCATTTATTCAGCTTTTTGCGGCGAAACATTTCGATCTTAGTACGAAATCTTTCTACCCAATACATAGCAATAAGAAGCGGATACAGAAACCAATAAGGCGTTTTAATATCCATGTCCTTATAATGGTAATATTTCATGACCTTGGATTCTTTATCTTTCTCTTCTTGCAGCTTCTTGCTTAGTCTGTCCATGTATATTTAATCCCACCAACCCACCACTTATACGTTATTTAATTGTCGCTCAGATGGACCACTCGATCTCTGATTTCCTGAGTGCGCCCCTGATTCCAAAAATTAGTTCCCAGGTAACCGCAAGTACGTCTTACGACATTCATTTTGTTCTGGTCACGATTACCACAATTCGGGCACTCCCATACAAGCTTGTGGTTTTTCTCATCTTCTACAATTTTAATTTCGCCGTCGTAACCACAGCACTGGCAGTAGTCGGACTTGGTGTTCAGCTCCGCATACATGATGTTGTCGTAAATGAACTGCATAACACTAAGCACCGCAGGAATGTTCTGCTGCAGATTTGGCACCTCGATATAGCTAATCGCCCCTCCGGGAGAAAGCTTCTGGAACTCGCTCTCAAACTTTAGCTTAGTGAAAGCATCGATATGTTCACGGACAACGACATGATAAGAATTTGTTACGTAGTCATGGTCAGTAACATCTGGAATCATACCGAACCGCTTCTGCAAGCAACGTGCAAATTCATATGTAGTGGACTCCAAAGGAGTACCATACAGGGAGTAATCGATGTTTTCAGCGGCCTTCCACTCGTTACACTTATCATTCATGTGCTGCATAATTTCGAGAGCAAAAGGTTTAGCATCAGGATCGGTGTGGCTCTTGCCGGTCATATACTTCACACACTCATACAGACCGGCATAACCCAGGCTGATGGTGGAGTAGCCGCCGAAGAGCAACTTGTCGATCTTCTCGCCCTTCTTTAGACGAGCTAATGCACCGTACTGCCACAGGATAGGGGCCATATCAGAAGGAGTGCCGAGTAGACGCTTGTGACGAATCTGTAGAGCTCGATGACACAATTCGAGTCGTTCATCAAAGATTTTCCAGAATTTATCCTTGTCCCCTTCTGAACTGCAAGCCACATCTACCAGATTGATAGTGACCACACCCTGGTTAAAGCGGCCATAATACTTATGCCCCTTAACCCAATTCTTGGCATTAGCTACGTTCTCAGTGGTGCGGTCAGGAGTAAGGAAGGATCTACAGCCCATGCTAGGCCACACACCGCCTTTAAGCTCCTTCATAACCTTTGCGGAAATATAATCAGGAACCATTCGCTTGGCAGTACACTTAGCTGCCAGCTCAGTCAGGTAATAATACTTAGAATCAGGATAAATATTATCCTCATCAAGAGCATAAATGAGCTTTGGGAAGGCCGGAGTGACCCATACACCAACTTCATTCTTTACACCCTGAATGCGCTGTTTTAATACTTCTTCAACAATTAGAGCCAAATCATCACGAGTCTGACCTTCTGGAACTTCATCAAGGTACATAAACACGGTGATAAAAGGGGCCTGACCGTTTGTCGTCATCAAAGTGACAACCTGATACTGGATGGTCTGCACGCCACGAGCAATTTCTTTATGTAAACGCTCTTCTACAATTCGATTGATAGTTTCAGACTCCGGCATCTTATCGATTTCATTACTCTGAACCATCTCGTAAAATTCTTGGTGTACTTCACTTGTGATCTTCTTGCGGGAAACATCTACGAATGGAGCCAGATGTGAAAGTGTAATACTCTGACCTCCAAATTGCATCGAAGCCACCTGTGCAATGATCTGGGTGGCAATGTTGCAGGCGGTGGAAAAGCTGTGGGGCTTCTCGATATAGGTGCCGGAGATGACGGTGCCGTTCTGGAGCATATCTTCCAGATTGACCAGATCGCAATTATGGCAGTGCATCACAAAATAATCTTTATCATGCACATGAATTAAACCATTTTTGTGTGCATCTCGGATATCCTTTGGAAGTAGAAGTCTGTCAGTTAGTTCCTTAGATACCTCTCCGGCCATGTAATCACGTTGCGTGCTATTGATGGTTGCGTTCTTATTACTGTTTTCCTGATTGATTGCGTCGTTCTGAGCATCAAGAATTTCAAGAATACTTGCGTTGGTTTTCTCTTTATCTCGAATTTCCTGACGATACTGCCGCCACTGACTATATGCATCTGCAACATCAATGAACGGGCTATTTGCTAGACTGTCCACTACGATATCCTGAATCTGCTCAACAGAAAGAATGTCCGGCATGTCTGCGACATAGTCAGCAATCGCATTCGACACACGAGCGTCGATACCACCCGGCGTACAGGTCATCGCCTTCTCAATCGCATTTACAATCTTATTTTTGTCAAAAGGAACTTTCGTTCCATCGCGTTTAATCACATATTCCATGCAATCACCTCTTAATCTTCCAACCAACGATTTTCGGCCACATAAAAAACTCCGACCATAGCTACAATCAATACGATCCAGAATACATAAAACCAAATCACTCGTGTACCAGCTGCAGAAATCATATAGTCTCGTGCTTCTTCGATGTTTTTATCCTTAATGAACTGCGCATTATGTATACTTTTATCGCTCAAATTCGCGTATAATGTACCATCATAATGAACATCTTTGACATAAAACTCGAACTTTACATGAGAACTGACTTGTACCGTAGTCAGGTACTTGCTGGATGGCATCTTAATGTCACCATACTCAAATTCTTTGCCAAGAAACGTAATATTCTTAGAATTGTGTTCTTCAGAACTGTAATAATCCCAAGTCCAGTACGTTTCGACTCTTGTTTTTGTATGGCCTTTGCTATCCGTAGTAGTGACAGTTCGTGTATGCATCGTGTAATGCTTTTCTTCGCAATAGATATACATCCACTGACCGTCGATACGTGGATCGCTTACAGTATCTACTGCTTCTAGTGCGCCTTGGCAAAACGCATTACCTACGTTGGTTCTCATTCCATAATCGAACATATTTTCGGACTCAATCGAAATTGCTGTATTATATTCTTTTTTCTGCTCAAGCGAATCTCTGGTGATATTTCCAGCGATAACGCTACCAAGTATCAGCATAATAAACACAATACCAACACTGACGATCAATTCACGATAAGTAATTTCGGCATTACCGATTTCCAAAAAGGTCACCGACTGCCGGTGCCGCCTCATTCCCCTCATAGGACAGATACTCATAATTCTGAACCTCATATCCAGTCAGACCCAGCAGAAAGGAGTTCGGAAACTTACGAACGCTCTGCTTATATTCTTTCACGACACGATTGTAATCGCCACGATAGTTTGCAATCAAATTTTCAGTGACGGATAGCTCATTCATAAGCTCTTTGTAGTTATCACTTGACTTCAGTTCAGGATATGCTTCCGCAATAGCTGCAATCTGAGTCGTAATTTCTTGAGCGGTCTGGCCGGAAGTGCCACGAGCATTCACAACGTCCATCAAAGTCTGATACTCATGTTGATCATAAGCCTTGACGGTTTCAACCAGATTTGGAATCAGATCAGCTCTGCGCTTCTCCTGATTTCCAATGCCAGACTTAGCTTCCTGAATCTGCTCTTCATAAGAGATGGCCGTGTTCTTAGGCCCCTGCACCATAAAGGTCATGCCAAGAATGGAAATCAACACGACACAAATAACGATAATAGATAACTTCCAGTTGTATCTCATTTATGTAAACCTCTTAAAACTTGACCTCATCGGCACAATCAGGAACTACGGCAGTTTCGATGTTGCACATCGGCTCTGCTTCTGCCAGCTTTTCTTTGAATGAATCATCATGGCGACAAACCAAATTAGGAAGATAATCGTTAATGTCCTTCTTTGGAATCGTAGCCAGCTTATCATTAACCTTATCAGGAATCTTCTTGAGCGTATCTGCGACACTTTCAGCAACCTTCTGCTGTTCCTCTAAAAGCCGGATTTTATAGTCCAAATACCAACGTGCCTTCGTCAAATCTTGAAGCTGAGAATTGCCATCTTTGTGTCCTGCCCTACTCAGATACTTGCCAACATTCCAAAGATAAGCATCCTTGTCCAGCTGCCATTCTCGCAACACTTTAATTGCTTCGTAGGGATTGTCTGCACCGCCGTAGTGAGACGGATGGTCTACGTTCTTCTTAATTTCATCAAGTGTTTCCATCAATAACCTCCTTATTTTTTTCAATAGGCTTATAAACATCTGCCAACCGAGGGTGACGACCACAACAACCACGACCCTCTGGGCAGAACGGATACTTCGGATTAGCCTCACAGCTCGGAACCATCCATGCGGCAAGTTCAGGACAAATTGTGGCGACAGCTTTCTTCATCATGGTAAACATGGATCGGATTTCTGCTTGGGCGCGAGTACAAAGTCGCAGGTGACTCATTTCAATCAGCGACCGAGCATTGATGGTGACATAGAACTCAGTGCAGCAGGCATTCGGCAGAACAGCACGAGCGTCTTCATTGGTAGCACCGAGATTTTTAAGCAGCTTGTAATCATTAGCAATATTGCTCATCATATCGTCAAATACGTCGCCGCCATGTTGCTCACCAAACGGATTGACATAATTAAAATTATCCTCCGAGCAGTAACGCTGGCTGCGCACGCTCAGACTGATATGCCGATGACGACTCAACTGAGCTAGAAGTGCTCGGCTTACACCAGTCACACAGAATGTAAATGAGATATGTTCAAGTACACTCTGATGCCCGGTTGCTTTACATCCCTTAGCGATCCGGAAAGTCTCTGTTGGCTGCGAATCATAACAGATACTCGCCGCTTCCTCTACGATACTCAGCGGGTTCTGGTCCTCTTGAAATCCCGGCCGCCGGGAATATGCAATCAAATCAACAGTCATATTTATTCTCCTTAATCTTCATCACACCAGTTTTCAGGAATGTCATTCTCACCAATTACAATGCAATTTTTTTGTGCGACATTTAAAGTGTACTGACCATCTTGAACTTTAATCATTACGTTCATAATGGCGACAACTTTATGAATACTCCAAAGAACTCCTCGACTTTTTTGAGTTCTAGCTCTAAGAACTGTGTCGCCAACATGAATTTCTCTGTTAAGAATATCGGTTACCATTTAATCCTCCATTACTTTAGAAGTGCAAACTTAAACCAATCTGGAAAACTGGATACTGAAATCCCATATTTGATAAGGCAAGACAGCAGCCACAACGCAATCATGATTCCGACCGCAATAAGATAATCTTTAAAAATCTTAATGAAAGCGATCCACATCTTAATCCTGTCTCTCACTTACCTCACCTCTTCCAATCAATTCATCAACAGTAACCTCTCCACAAAGAACCTGTTTAAGCTGCTCTTCTGACAACTGATATGTAATCGGATCTCCACACTCAGTAGGATATCTAGCCAAGGTTCTGTAATATTCTGCAAGGGCTCGTTCCTTACGACCCTGCTCACGATGGTCAATACCAATCATATCGCCCCACCTCCTTCCTTAAGTTTTTCGCTCTTACCAGTCACGACATATACATCATCTTCAAGGTCTTCTTTGGGAATCATGACAATGTTTAGCATTTTTCTGAATGATTCATTATCAGTTACGATAAAATAAAAAAATTCAGTTTCTGAAACCACTTCGTATGTAATTCCTCTTTGAAGCCGAACGACTTCATCTATGCCAACATCGGCATAATAGTCCGTCCTGAAGTACATCTTCATTAGGGCTCCTTGTAGGGTTCCATATCACCCTTCCAAATCTGAAAATAAGGATGTGCGTCAATGCCGTAAACCTGACCCTTCATGCCGGTACTGGTGATTTTGTAAGGTTTTCCGTCCTCAAGGCTATTGATAAAGTCCTGATATTGAGGACTCATCTTAAAGAAATCCTTCTTTCCTTGAATTCTCTTTACCTTGATAGTGACTTCATCACCAATCTTTGGCTCCCATTCCTCTGCTGGCATTCCGACCAGAAAGTCGGGACCACCGGCCTTCTTGATTCGCCGGGCAAGGATTCGTGCCTTACGCTGTTCTCTGCGTCGGTCTTCTCGATTCATCGAATTACTCATATTCTGTTCCTTTCAGCTTATCAAAGTAGGGATCGCCGTCTCGCTTCTCTAATAAGTTGAGCTCCCCGGCGGAGCCTACAGAATACAAACGAAAATTTTTAAAAATCTCAGCACCTTTAATAGTGGCTAGAGATGTAATTATGTACAATATATTGTGTTCTTCTGTGCCATCGGTAAGTTGAACTTCGAGTCGTTCTTTCTTTGGGATGGAGATTTTCTGAAAATCATTCATCGTTAATCCTTCGGCATGGAATACATATCCTGTCCATGTGCATATTCGTCATAAATTTCTGCAATAACGTCATAGCATCTACTCTCGGAGTTATAACTACCAAGAATAATTCCACGCTCACCCATGCCCTGTCTTGCATAAACATTAAGGCTTGCGGTATCAATGATTGCCATACGGTCAAGATTTATAATTTCTCCGCCTTGCGTTAAAAGTAGCATTTTAGTCCTCCGGCATATCGAAACTAACACGGTTCTCACAAAGAGCAACGTTAATCTCTTGAATTACTTCTTTTGCTCGTTTTCTTGTTTCGTAGAAACCAAGCATTATCCAATCATTTGTATTATTACCATACGCTCTAATAACTGCCGAATCTTCTACAATACAAATTCCAAAACATTTACTAGTATCAACAACCTCGGTTCGATGCTGCGTTAAAATAAACATTATAAAACCTCACAAATCAGCAAGCTGTGCAGGAGACCAGATATCTGGAATGTCCCAATCTTCTTCAGATTTTCCGTTATAAATTCCGTAGAAATATCCTTCGGACGGCACATAAACGATTCGTTGCCAGCCATTCATTCCGTGTGACACCTTTGGTTCAAAATCACGAGTCAAAATTCTACGTCCACCATTGCTATAAGCAGATGTCTTTGTAGGAACTTCAACACATTTGTTATCCAGAATCCGAAGAATATGTTTAATCGTTTTCTTTGAAAGATTCATCTTTACTCTCCATTTTAATCCATCCGCAGTCAGGATAATAATCGGCTTCCCAATAATCTCTCATAACAAAGATTGAGCGTTCTCCCTTTTCGTTTACTACTCCAATAACAAGTGATTCTTTGCCAGCAATAAAGCAAAATTCTCCTTTACCCTTCTGGGTCTTCTTGAGATTATTTTTAGCTTTATTGATATAACGGCTTACACGCTCGGATAACAAATCCACATTGCATTCTTGCCCATTTTTGCCCATCCAATAAAAGGAATCTTTTAGCTTATTTTTAGGCATATTTACCTCATTTTTGCTCCGCAATTTAGACAGTATTTTGAACATAGGGCTATGACTGGTCCTACAGCATTCCCACAGATTGAGCAACTCCATGCCCCATCGTATCGATCTTTACGCCGAATCCAATATCCTCTAGGCCGCAGAGATTCCGCGTCAATTGTCGGAGCGTTTTCAATATTTTTCTTCATGAGAGCAATACCGTCTCGCCAAGCATCGGCTTCTTTTTCACTGTATTGCTTGATTGTCCAATTATTTCGGTCAAGCAAAGCATTTGCGTCAATCAACCTAACATCAGCCATAAGACACCTCGTTCTTGTCATCTCTAAATCTTACAAACGTCGGGAATTGCAGAGACTCAGCGCCAGTCTTTTTATCGCAGCTGACCTCTTTATACTTGCACTCGACAATCTTGCCAATGTAATCATCAGGATTTTCCCACACAGTAGCTCTCGTAGCGTCATCAAAACCGGAACCAACACGAAGCTCGTTACCCTTGTAATCAACAACCAGAGCGCCCATCGTACCAGCCAGACGGTTCTGACCCTCTTCAATTGCAGTAATACGAAGATCAACAGTGTAGAATCGCTTGATTTTGAGACATCCGTTGTGACGAGCCCGGCGATAAGGGACGTCCGTGTTCAACATAAGACCTTCCCAATCATGTTCGACAGCATAATCAAGCCACTTCGGGATCACACTCTGGTCAGTACCTTCATATACCATTGGAACAATTTCGATGTTTTCAAGGTTCTTGCGAGTAATCTCTGCGCGAAGACAATTTAACCCAATACGGCGAATTTTATATGGGATAGTACACTTTCCACGGTCGAACTCTACAACAGGAATCACATCAAAAATCACAAATTTGATTCCAGTCTTGTCCTTGTTGTCAGAATTAAGTAGGCCAGTGCCATAACGAAAAGCCTCTCCGTCCAACATTCTTTCTGGGTTCTTATAGATCAGCTCACCATCAAACACCCACGCATCTCGCCTTGAGGCGTCTTCATCGTATAGAGCGAGCAGGTCATTCTTTATATGGTCGAGTCCCTTAAACTTCTGAGCCTGCCGAGAGATGAGCTCGCCTTTATACATGGTGCCCCTATTTCCATTCATCTTCTGGCTTAAACTGAACCAAATACCATCCTTCAGCTTAACCTTATCAATCGGGTATCCCTGTTGAACCTCCCAGACAGGAATAATTTCTTCGCCGTACACTTTATTGATGGTCGCTGCCTCGACTCCAATCGGCAAGTTCTTAGTGAATAGTCGCTTCAGAAACTCTTCATACTCAGGATTTTTATGTAAATAATTCTGGATTGTTGCGATGGATGCATCAGAGCCGGTATTGTGCCCAGCACCCGTAATATAAAGGTATCCACAGCTGAGATATTGAATTTCGATATCCTGCTTTGCAGTTACCTTCTTGTTGATCTTTGCATCAGATAGGCCAGTAACAATTGCCGGGTCAAGCAAGAATCGGAAAAACGCCATCAGCTCGTCAGCTTCGTCTCCAAAATCCTTACGTGCATCCAGCAAAATGCGGGTCTTATCCGTCTTCTTCTTCGCTTTCTGCAACGCCTTAACCATTGTATCAAGCTTACCTATGAGCTCTTTATCTGTCATAAAGCCTCCTTGCGTATCCTGTGTTACTTAGCTATACTTAATAAAGAAAGGCTTGTCGTTATGAGCAAGCCGTTCTTTCATTGTATCCTGTGTCACGTAGCTATAGGGAAAATTTTAAGCCTCTGGGATAGAGACTTCTTATAGCTACATTATACAGGATACTAATATGATTGTCAATGCTTTTCTGAAAATTCTTTCCGTAAAAATTCCTTCAGAAACGTCCGCTTATATGGCACTCTCGAAGTCTTTACAGCCCGATCAAGAGCATGAGTTTCGGCACAAATCACACAATACTTCTTGGCACGAGTAATGGCCGTATAGAGCCATTCTCTCGTCAACATTAGGTACGCAGAGTTATCCATACCAACAATCACATACGGAGCCTCACTGCCCTGCAACTTATGACAACTTAAAGCATAAGCAAGTTCAAGCGTTGCCCAGATGTTATTCCCACCAAAATAATGTGGAATGAAGATCGTTCCCCACTGGTCAAAATCAACCAGAATAAAACTACTCTCAATCTTTCGGATAATGCCACGGTTTCCGTTGAACACCGGACATTTCTCTTCCTTTTTCTTTGTCTTGAGATTGTATGTGTGAAGCTCATAGTTATTCTTGTTAATAATGACCTGATCGCCCTCACGCAGAGTATACGCTCTATCTTTACCGTCACCGTAGATTGTAACTTTTGCTTCTGCTTGGCCACGACTCGGATTCACAATTTCCTGAATAGCGTTATTGACTTCATAAGTACAGATACTACCACGCAGCTTCTGTGGAAGTACAATCTGAATCTTCGCACTATCATTCCCTACCTTATTATATAAGGTACGGTACTGATTGATGATGTGGTTGAATGACTCACTTGCGTCCTTATAGATATCAAGCTCCAAATCACGAAGTTCGCCACGAATCTCATTACCAGCCCAGCCATAAGGAATCAACTGCGTAGCATTACGAACCTTAATGCTCTCTGTGATAATTGCAGATTTAGCTGCCTGACGATGGATCTTAGTCAAACGAGCCACAGGAACAACCTTAGATGCAAGCATATCCTTGAAGATGTTGCACATACCAATACTCTCAAGCTGGCCGTCATCACCAATCATGATGAATCGCTTTCCGGTCTCGATTGCCTGAATCAAGTCATAGAACAACTGAGCTCCAACCATAGAGGTCTCATCCAGAATGATAATATCTTCTTCAAGAGGATTGTCCTTGTTATGGATGAAACCACCATTCTCAATATCATAACCAAGAAGACGATGAATGGTCTTACCGTCCTGACCAGTAATCTCCTGCATACGAGCTGCGGCACGTCCAGAGAGTGCAGTCTGAGCGAAAGACTTACCACGAAGAACCTTTAGGACGCCAGCCACAACTGTACTTTTACCGCATCCACCAAGACCTGTGACGATAGCGATATTGTTAGAGCATACCTTTTTAATAGCATCTCTCTGCTCCTCAGTATACTCGATGCCAAGCGCATTCCCAGCTTCATTGATTGCTGCATCCATGTTTCGACCAATCGGCTCAACAGGTGCATCCGCCAGTCGCTTAATTTCTTTTGCAATTTCATCTTCAAGATTCCACACTCTAGTTAAAGCAAATTCCTGACGGTCATCACTCCACCAAAGCGTTTCACGGACATCATGCAGATGGAAAAGTGCCCTTTTGATGACTTCTTGATCACCCTCGTTCAAATCAAGTTCCTTAATACAGCTATTGATTGTCTGGTTTGCCGGGATAATAGAGTTACCTTCTTCGGCACGGGCGGCAAGAAAATGCATGACATAAGCTTCGATTCTGAATTGCGAATTGTGCTTTAAGCCCATATTCAAAGCAAGAGCGTCAGCTTTTTTCCAGCCGATGCCATACGCATCATCGATCAGAACATAAGGATTCTCTTCAATCTTTCTCACTAGAATGTCTGCACCATGATATTGACGGACAAGCTTTTCAATAGCACTAGAAGTCAAGCCATACTCAATCAGCTTTGTGTATGCTTCACTGTTATCAATGTTGTTTTCATAGGCATCAATGATTTTCTTGGCTCGACCTTCCGTAATACCACTAACAGTACAAAGAGACTTGATATCACCATTCTTGATAATCTCATACGGATTGTCGAATGCTTCATAGAGCATCTCAAACTGATGGTCAGTCAAAATAAAACGGAGAAAGCTTTTTTGCTCTTCCGGGTCAGTGATATCTTGAAACTCATTCATGTAGATGATTTTATACTGATCACCAAATTTTTCATGATGAACGTACTCACCACAGAACGAATAAGTTTTATTCATATCGAGACTAGGAACGTTTCCTTTTAGCCGGAGGTCGCTGTATCGGCTCATGATAGGATTTCCCTGCTTGACTTTTACCACCTCGGCAGAGAAAGTGGCGAAGCCGCCGGGCTCCACCTCCCTCCCATCTTTCGGATAAAAGACTCGTTTTATCCTGATGTAGCAACGGATCATATTTTCATTAAATTTTTTATCTGCCACTTTATAGCCCTCTTATTATGTACCTAATCTAAATTCTGTCAGTCCTCCGCACACTCTGCAATAAAACCATTTTGTGGTAAGCTCGCATTGTTCTGCGCAGTCAAACTTCCACTTCTGAACTTTTCTAACGACGCAACAATTCGTACAATGTATCTTAATTACAGTTTTATCTTTGTAACAATCAATTTTAAACTCAGGAAATTCACACAGAACCAATCCGTCAATAGTATATAAAACACCATTATATAAAACATCATTCATTGCTTTATCTCTCTATCATGCAGCCACTGTTTGTAAGGCTTCATCTTCTCAACAATGTACGAATTTTCTTTTCTCTTGCAAAGGATTGCAAGATCGCTGCCCTTTGAAATTAGACTTGAATATCGTGCATACTGATATGCCCAACAAATCATTTCAACAATACCACCTGTCGTGTAAACATGTAAGTATGCAAACTGGTTGCCACGTTTATCCTTCTTTTTTTGGATGTCTACGATGACACAAATAGCAGTTGCCTCACCGCCATCCTCTACAGTATCAAGACCAGCATCAATACAGGTGCAAGCATCCTTAATGGGATTGCTAGTCAAGAACATTGAAAGCGTTTCAAATTCCCACATGTGCTCGTCTTGCATATACTTTTCAGCAAACGCCTGCATAAAGGCATTCCGCTTTTTGTCTTTTTCTTTCTTTCGATTCCATGTGTCCGCTTCCCAGCGCTCCCTTCTTACCTTATTATATAAGGCGAGTCTGGTAGGTTTGTCTTTAATAGAATCTGTGTCAATTCCGTATTCGTCTTTGAGAATAGAGATCTTGGGGAGAGATGCCATTTCGTGGAAACTCTTCTCTTTATACTCGTTCTCAAAAACCATATTCGCAAAAGTGATTAAGATTTTTCTCTTGTCCTTTGTTGGAATAGCTCCCGCCTTAATCAACTTGACAACGTTTGAAGTGCCAATCTTGCCACCGTTTGCTCTCTGAACAAAGTCTGCCAATCCAGAATATGGACGATCTGCAATCACTCCTGATGCGACACTCTCGCCCATTCCCTTAATGGCTTTCAAGCCAAACAGAATTGTGTGCTTCTCTGCATCGGCCTTAAATTCCATATCAGACTTGTTAACACTTGGAGGAAGGACCCGAATATGTAAACGGTCACATTCATTGATAAACACACCCATTTTGCCAGAATCATCTTCTTTAGTAATCATACACGCAGCCATGAAATACTCAGTATAATGAGTCTTCAGGTATGCTGTCAGGTAAGAAAGAAGCCCATAAGCAACTGCGTGGCCCCGGTTGAAGGAATAAGAAGCCTGTTTCAAGATCAATGCCCACATCTCAGAAATCTGGTAATCATTCCATCCTTTCTTGTGAAGACCATCTCGGAACTGAACTTCCAAGGATGCCATAACATCTTTCTTTTTCTTGCCGATAGCACGACGAGCATTGTCAACCTCAGTTTCAGGGAATCCTGCATAGCGGAATACCGCTAGTGCCTGTTCCTGATAAAGAAGAATGTATTGCGTCTTAGCAAAAAGCTGTTTGATGTCAGGATGGAGTAGTTTGATAGTCTCTGGATGAAGTTTATTGGAGCAATACGTCGGGAAGCTGTCCTTAGTACCAGGACGATTCGCTGCGTTCACAACAATGATATCCTCAGCATTATCGCACTTTGCTTCAACACACATCTTTCGTGCTTCTGCAGATTCCATCTGGAAAATGCCAATTGTGTTGCCCGACTTGTAGACGGTATCATAGACAGCCTTATCACTTAGATCAAGATGGTTGATATCGACATCTTCCCATGTTAATCCAGCCATCTTTAACGTATCGTCAATAATGTCCAGATTCTCAAGACCAAGGAAGTCCATCTTGACCAGCGACAAATCATCCATGGCATTGTGCATCTCAAGTTGGCACATCTGATTGCCTTCTCTGTCCATACAAAGAGGACAATATTCAATGACAGGCTTGGGCGTAATCAATGTACCGGCAGCATGGCGACCCATACTCTTAGGCAGACCCTCAAGACGCATAACGTATTTGAACCATAGAGGAAACTTGTCATATACATTAGAAAGCTGTTCACTCTTTCCGAGGATATCCTTTAGTAGAACTTCCTTTTCAACTTCTTCGCCAAGGTCATCCAGCGTTTTTACAGTCGGAATTAACTTGGCGACCTCATTACGTAATTCATACGGAATCTGCATATAATACGGGCTTTCTGGGTCTTCGTTCAGAACTTTGCCAATATCTTTGATGGCAACTTTTGTAGACAAAGAGTTAAACGTAGCGATAGGAGCAACATTTTCTTTGCCGAAAAGTTCTTCTGCAATAGCAATAAGTTCCTTTCGACGACGTTTAGAGACATCGAAGTCGAAGTCTGCCAGGCTCTTTCTACCTTTGTTTGCAAAGCGAGAGAAGTCAAGATCCCAACGAACAGAGTCAATCTGAGTAACATTCTCCATAAAAAGGCAAAGACAATTTGCGCCAGAACCACGAGAGTACCCACGAGGAATTTTGCGTTCATCAGCCTTTTTGCAAAGCATATACAGCATAATGAAATAGTCAATATAATCAACATACTTCAAAACATCCAGTTCCATCTCAATACGATTCCGCCGGGTTTGCTGTTCCACTTCACTCATCCACCCGAATTTTTTATTAAAAGTGGCATATACAAGGTGCCGAAGATAATCAAAATGAGAATCAAATTTTCCCTCAATTTTCACTTCTGGCATCTGGTTCGGCTGTCCAAGACCGATATCGATATCATCAATCATGTCTGCGATTTTCACAGACATTGAGCAGCCCTCTCGAATGAAGTCTTCATCAAACTGGTTTGACAATGTTTTCAAAACATCGTTTTCAGTTTGAAGATAGCAGTCAACATAACTTTCTCCAACTTCTCGTCCTTCTCCAATTTCTACAAAAACTGAATGTGCATCAACATCTTCCTTGGAAAGCATATGAGCATCGGTTGTAATGGTATACGGAAGATTGTACTTTTTGATAAAAGCTGCAATTTTTGCATTAGCTTCAGCCTGATCTGGCGTATCATGAGACTGAATTTCCATAAACACGTCATCAAAGATCCATTTCAGTTTGTTCCATAACTGCCATGCCTCAGTCTCGTTTCCATCAACAAGCAATCTACTCATTCGACCAACTTGGCAGGCCGTAAGACAGATGATACCTTTACCCCACTCGTTCTGTTCAATGATGTTCAAAGAAGTTCGAGGCTTTTTATACATGCCATCAACGCAAGCATTTGAAACAACCTTGAACAGATTTTTCAAACCGATCTCGTTTTTTGCCAGCAGAACAAGATGATAACGAGGTTGTTTATAGTCTTTCGTATCAGCTTTTTCGCTCTGATTATCTACTTCGTAGACCTCACAGCCGATGATTGGCTTAATGCCTGCTTCCTTGCAAGCCTTAACTTGGTCAACAAAAGAGTGCATTTTTCCGTGGTCTGTAACCGCGATTGCTTTCTGGCCGTTTTCTTTGGCAAAGTTTACAAGTTCCTTGACGGTAAGAATAGAGTCAAGTAACGAACCCTGCGCTGTATGTACATGAAGATTTACAAAATTATCTGACATCTATTCTCCTTCCGCCATTAAAACTGATTACGTTCCTTCAAGCGCTTAATCCAACGCTTGCGCTTCTCGTTAGCAATCTCATTCGCTTTCGATGTAAACGCCAAGATGCAATCCTCGTCATCATCATAGTATGCGTAGATACAGTTCAGCACATCACCGAATTCTTCTACGAGGTTTTCATAAGCCTCGTTAATGCTTACAGGCGTTGGGTTCTTCATATCGATTGCACGATAAAACTTTATCGCAGCTTTCGACAACTCAGAACCTTCCTCACCCATCTGAATGAGGATTTCCTTGCCATCAATATAATCAAGCACTCGTAAATTTTTATCTTTAATCATCCGTTTTCCTCTTATCTCCAAACTTAATAATGTCATCAAAAAGCATCACATAGTCGTCAGCGTACTTGTTACCATGGAAGTGGCCGAAGTACCAGAATGGTTTACAATCGTTAGGATAGCATTCGTATATATTATCAAAGAATATTTCAGTTGACTGGTCTACTGTGCTTTGATCAATACCACCAATAAACAATTCAGTTGGAATGAACCGGAATGGACAGGTATGCGTGAGCATAACATCAATATCATCGATTTGAGGGTCATGTGTAATATTCCAGATCTTTTTCTTAGTCTTATCATTCGGCTGTTCGTTCAGCCACCAATTATATCCCCACTCTAGCCGATAATACTTGTCCACAGAATATGCTCCGCCGCAAACAAGACAGTTTAACACTTCCCTGTCAGCAAGAATCTGATAGACCTCACCATCAATAGCGAAATACTGATTTTGATAATGTGAGTCATACCACACCTTACCACAAATATCTCCACTGATTTCCTTTGTCCTATAACCATCCTTACGAGACGGGCGGCGCTCGTGGTTGCCATAAATACAAAACAGATTTGCAGGAATATCTGCGGCGATAGTCTTGATACTCCATTCACGAGGGTCATCCTTGCCGTAGTAGTTCAAACCGACATCGCCAAGGCAGACAATCCAGTCATTCATTCCAAGATTGTGTTTATGGCAAAACTTTTCCAATTCTAAAAACCGATTGTAATCACCATGAATATCGCCTGTAATGTAAACCATTCATTCACCCCTCTCATAAACTCGCCAATGCCATGTGCTACCATCGCCCGGATAAAACCTATCGCAAAAGTCCTCAAAGCGACATCCTTCGCATGGATCATCTTTTGATAAATCTATCACTGGATGGCTTTGGCATTCTGCGATAAATTCTTTAACGTCTGCTTCAAACTGTTCAGGCATCAGCATTGTCAATCAGCTCTCCATTTTTTACAACCTTAGCCTTATCATCCCAATATTCATCAGCCCCAACCTTTCTAGGAGCAGTGCCAAAATGTTCTTTCCACTCAGGAAGACTCTCATTGATTGCATCAAACTGAATGCCCCAATCAAAGCAAGCCTCCATTGCATCATACAAAAGCTTTCCTTCACGGCAAGTCCAGAGAATCAGACCAGCACCGTGCTTCTGTTCCTGAATTGCTTGATAAATTACATTCCAGTTTGGCTCACCGATATCAGGATAATTATTCTCACAGAGAGTTCCATCAAAGTCGATGGCGATAGCACGTTTCCAATTTCCCATATCAAATCACCTCAAAATCAACAATCTGTGCTTGCGGAGTCACCTTGTTTCCGTACTGATTTAAAGATAACCGGCATACAGCATTGATATATTTCTCTTCCTGACCACCATAGAAGTCATTGTTGATCCAGTCAATCATCCGGCCATTATCTGCAAAGCACACAAAATCAATGCCTTTTTCTTCGTCAGAATATTTCCACATATTGCCGTTCTTGCCCATCGGAGCACATCCACTATGAATCAGCGGAATGTTTTTAATGTAGAAATACGGCTCGGAAATACCCTGAGCCCAGACTTTATGCATCTCGTACATGATCTTCGGCAATGCAACAGTCAATTTGTTGTAGTTAAAATCAAAATCAACTACAATCGCCTTACTCATAGTGACATCTTTAAGCAGTTCGTCACAATCCGCAATCGCCTTTGGCACGTTTTCTTTCTTAATTTTCACGCCAGCAGCGTTGTCATGACCAAGAACAGACTCGAAATCTCCGGTACTCATCAAGAACTCCTTTAAACTTTCAATCGGAGAACCGTCAGGATTTCTCATTGAACCACCAAAATACTCTTGATTCTCGTCTGGTTCTTCAGGGCAGGCCATCTCTCGAAGTAGTACGCAAGGTTTACCATATATTTCAGCCAGCTTGATTGCTACAACGCCAGTCAAATTACTGTCCAGAATGCCAGTGGAATTACAAAACAAAACTTTACTTCTGTCCGCTCCATACTTAGAAATCCAGTTTTGAAGCTCTGCGACAGCCTTGTCCTTTGTCTTGTTTTGCTGATACTTACAAGAGGAGCACTCACGAGCTACATGCTGCGCCAGATTCTCATCAATCGTAACACCGGCATTCTTGCCACGAGTCGGAGTATACTGGAAGGTCTGTTCCTCTCCAACCATCGCACGGAACATCCGCTTCTTTTGCTCGGATGAGCCAACGCGAATCAGTGCGTTCATCATCGGAACGATATAGAACTGAACATCATTGATAGTCGGATCACCCTTGATGTTGAAGCTATTCGCCTCAACCAAAGCACAAATCATCGGATTTACAATTCGCGCCAGACCTTTTGTGCAAAGGCGCTTTGTCTCATGCGAGTGCATATCCATAACATCACCGATATTTCCGATAGCCACTAGATCAAGATACCTATCTGCAACATCAGTCCAATTATATTCATCAACAGCCTGAAGGAACTTATACACAACGCCAGCACCAGACAGTTCCTTATTAGGATATGTACCATTCTGGTTATTGACGATTACTGCGTAAGGATTCTCTCTGTCGCAGATGTGATGGTCAAGGATCAGAATATCGATGCCCTTATCACGAAGTTCCTTGCACTGCTCAACATCGTTACTACCAGCATCAGGAATAATCAGCAAGGTAGTTTCAGGTGGGATCTCAATTTCTTTAGAGAGTCCATGTTCCTTGCCACTATGATGCAGAACATTAATTTTTCCAAAATAACCAATCGTCTTCAAATACTGAAACATCATTGAAGCACTTGTGAATCCATCCACATCACAGTCTACAAGGATAGAGATAATAGACTTATTCCAAATATGTTTGTTCAACAGCCGGACAGCATCTTCCATGTTGTCCAGTTCCCACGGAGAATTCAAACAAGAATCATCTAGGTTCATGTAGGTCTTATAATCCTCAACCCCTCTGTTCTCCATAATCGTTCCAATCGGGTCTGATAGGTCGTTCCTACTCCCCTTCCAGAGTTTTACATTCATTTAATTCTCCTAACATAATTCTCAATCAATGCTTTAAATTTTTCAGGATTGTCAGTCGGGGCTTCCTTTTCATCCAGAATCCCTTTATCATCTACTACAGCATACACACTTACGCCATCGACAAATCGATTGGCGAGAACCATAAGCTCACTAAGCTGAACGTCTTTATCAAATACAAAACAAATATCAACGCAAAGACGTGTTAAAATTTCAATTTGATTCTGTGAAACCTTCTTACCGCCAGTCGCCACACAGTTGTAAACATCCATGTTCCACATCTGCATGACAGACTTTTCGGCTTCACCAACATATACCAGACCTTCATTCTTAATGTATGGCTCTGTCTTATACAGACCATACAGAATACGGTTTCTGGCACACGGCTCAAGATATAGATACTTTAATTCGCCTTCAGGAGGCTTACCAAAATATCTTCCCTTTACACCAACCAGAGTGCCAATTTCATCTCTGATTGGAATCGTGATTCTATTTGTCAGTTCATCAAAGCCAATCTCAAACTCCTGCTGCGTCTCATAAGATATCCCATCGTCAGCAAAAATCTGGTTCACATAAGGTTTATAATAACCGAGGATAGCTTCGGAGATGGGGACTATCGGACGGTCATCCTCGTGTTCTTCACCTTCATTTTGCATGGCAATGAGTTCTTTTAGAATCAGCATACTTTTAGGAAGGTCTTCCTCGAAGTTGTGATAGTAGTCAAGACCAACCCATTCGCAGATTTGCTTAATGGCTTTTGGGAAAGACAGTTCCAGAAAGAACTGGACGACAGAAATCAAATCACAACTGGTCTTTCCATTGGCAATATCTCGTGTGTAATCTACCGCAGTAAGATTTTCATTCTCGTAAACGCAGAGTGCCGTTCTATTGTCACCATCTGGATTTGCGCACTGGTAATAACCAGTCTTATGACTAATGTGATGGCAACCAAGCTCTTCCAAAATCGGCTCAATCTGCTGTTCTTCAAGAATGTAATTTTTCAGATCTGCGATATTTACCATTGTAGTTCCTTACTTTCTGGTGCAGACACCGACCTCTTTCCAGATATTCTGGTTCAAATTCACTTCAAACATGATTTTCTTTTTCTCACCAAAACGGTTTTTATCGATGTTTCCAACGTAATACCGCTTATCTGGATTCAACCGATGGGCACAGTCACCGCCCCACTCAGGGTCATGAGAGATGTATTGATACTTCACGAACTTATCTTTTGGAATCTCCTTGAATAGAACCATCGTCCAAGCAACATGCTTAATCATTTTTGACTCAGCAATGTTATTTGAATTCAGCTCATCAGGAAGATACTCATGGGCATTTTCAGCCAACTGAATACTACCGTAGATAAAGATCTTTAGATTCTTCGCAATCTCTTCAAGCTCGGTGGCCGTGACCTTGAATGCTGCCCATTCACCAATCGATGCAATGTCGTTCTTTAGAGTATCATAGAACACATACTTAACTCCCTGAGTGAGAGCTGCTTTCTGGATTTCAAATCGCAGGGACTTATCACTATAATCAGCAGAAACATCCTTTGCGATAATCAAGCCTTGTGATTCGTTCTCAATCCACTGGCAAACATCAAGCACATTGCGGTACTCTTCGCTTTCCTCATAGACACGAGCGGTGAACTCATCAATGCTTTCTATGTATTCTCCGTCTTCGTTTTGCTTTCGGAAAATGAAGTTTCCATTTGCATCCCGGTACATTCCAAGGGTGATTTCTCGCTCATCCTTATGGAAGCGATGACCATGCAACTCTTGAAACTCAGGATTATTGATGGCGGTAACCAATAAGCAATACCGGACTGACTCAAGATCCATCTCATTCAGCAGCAAAAGAGCTTTTTGCTTTTGAACCAATGTGACGTAGGCAACAATCGCCATCATGTATCTAGTCTTACCAGCGTTAGATGGCATACCATTGAACATCACAGTGCCCAGCTTCAATCCTCGGAACAAATCGTTCATGATGGGATACTGGAACGGCAAGCCCATATCAGGAACGCTCAGACGTTCATTGACCATTGGCAGCAGACCATTATTCAAAATCTCAGCATCATCGTTTGTAATGATAACTGTATTGATCTTATCGGCCTTGCCACGAATCAATTTGTAAATGTCCTGAGCACCAAACATTTCAAACTGTCGATGTTTCAAGATTCCTTCAATGTTAAATCCGTTTCTCTGATACTCACGAAGTAACGAATATTTCTTCAGGATATTGAAATATCCCTTGATGTCATCGTCATTCGCAAGGCTCATGTAGTATTCAATGGTTGACCAGCCCTTCAGCCGCTTATATTGGGACAATCTGGACTCGTCTTCAGCCATAAACGTTAAAACAGACGTTTTATTAAATTCTTGAGTCCGAGTTTCATAAATAATCAACGCTGCATCGTAGAAAAATTTTGTTGCTTCATCGGCAAAATCATACTTACTCTTGACATAATGCCCATACTCGACCAAATAGTCAGGATGCTTGTAAATTGCGCCAACAAATAGAATTTCGTTCGGGATATTTGAAATGAGTTCCACTCATCCACCTCCCTCTTTTATATTTCATCGAGAATTGCATTTATATCAATTTCGTTCTCGTTTTTACTCTGCTTCGGTACTGTTTTTATCCGTTTCAGTACCGTTTCAGTCAGGTTTTCCTTCGTTTTATCTTCGCTTTCACTGCGGATCGAAGCTAGTCTTTCTTTTCGCTCAAGATAACTAGGATATTGAGCCAGCAGAACAGCCAAATCGTAGTTCCATCGCTGGCTCATGTCGCAACCCTTGGCTTCTTTCTCTGCAATTATCTTATCTAATCGGGGTTTCGCTAGAACCCACATATCGTAGAGCTCTAGCGGAGGAATCGAACCTCTATATTTGTAATAATTACCGGAAATCAACTGCGTAAGTTTCGAGTAGAAGCTACCAGGAACAACCGCCGGGGCGTATGTATCTCGAATATGGTCGAAAAGAATCTTTTTCTCTTCCTGTTTGATATGAGCAAGTTCACGATTGTGGTCTTGCTCCCTCTTTTTGGAAAGAAGATCATCGACCTTTTTGTCCGTAGTATCCTTCACTTTGTCAAAAAATGCCCTCAGCAGATCATCTGTCCAAGGGCGTTTTTGATTTTTCTTTTTTTCTACAAAACAATCCTTGTGGTAAAAACCAGTCTTGTCGTAGAAAAAAGTGCTACGGTCTCGCTCGATGAAAATGTTCTTCCCGCAAATCTTGCATTTACGGGTTAGTTCCATTAAGCCAGTTCCTTCTCCATGATTGCGGCAACCTTCTTCAGTTCCTCAATATCAGTCATAGAACGGAACGCAGTAGACAGGCCAGCCGCCTTAACAGCCTTCTGCGCTGCGCTCTTCTTTACAGGAGAAGCGGAAGCAATCAGGTCATTCAGCTTTGCCTTGATGTCATCCATAGAAGGCTCTTTACTATCGGAACTCTTATCTGCCGGAACATCATCCGGCTCATCGTTTTCGATACCAAGGTCACGCATACTCAGCTTAACCTCAGTCTTAACAGCATCGTTTAAGCCGTTCTTGATGACGTTCTCCCGATTCTTTGCGCTACTAGAGATAATATCCTGATACTCAAGCAGGGTCAGATCCTCAACGACCTCACCGCCCTTATGCATACCGGTACGATCCTTATCGAAGAAAGCGAGCTGCTGACCATCCTGAAAATACAGGCGGAACTCAGTATCAACGTTGTACTCCTGACCAGCAAACCCATCAGGAATCTTACGACCAGTAGGCTCACTTACGATAGAACCATTCACAACCTTAGTATGCTTCTCGTCCTTCTCTCGGCAAACAACGATGTAGTTTACACCAGATGCATTCAGATCCAAAATCAGAGACTGACCCTTGAAGTTCAGGGTATTGAAATCCTTGAGCTCCATGCCAGCACCCTCAATCTTAACTGCCTTTTCGTCACCAGTCAGACCCTGAGATGCAGCCTTAACCTTGGCACGCTTCTGCGAGAAGGCAGTGAGACCCTGAGTAGCTGTCATCTTGAGAATGGAAGCGGAGTCAACAACCAGTGCATCCGCACGGAACGGCTTACCATCTGCGTCCAGATAGACATCACCATTCTCATCCTCGATGTCCTCGTCGTTAGTGACCATCTTGATATAATCCTGAACTTCTGCCAGAGACTGGGTGTAAACAATCAACAGATTGTCAGGATTCACGCCATTAGCTTCCAGTTCCTCGGTATAGTTATCGATAGAACCATTCTCGGTATCCAGATACAGAACACGGAACGGCTTACCGTCTGCATTCTTCAAATAGCATAGCTGCATAGCAGTACGAGACTTACCAGTTCCCTGTTCACCATAAATCAGCATATGAAGCTTCTTACGAACAGCAGATGCCTTACGAATCATAGCCATATATGTAAATTCCTCTCTAAATCTTTTCTTTTATAAGTATCCTGTGTTACTTAGCTAAGACTAAAAATTACACTCCCCAGTCATCCTCTTCCTCATCAGCAGGAGTCACAGTGGACTTGTTAGAACCACCCCACCAAGAAGTATCGTTCTCAGCTGCCTTGCCATCGAAGTCCTTCTTAGCCTGAGCGTTGGCAGCGATCTTTGCCCGTGCCTCGGAGATATTGTCCTCAGTATAGGTAGGCTCTGCATCCTTATCGCCGGGATTCGGATCAAAGGAATCAGGATTAACACCCTCGATATACAGCTTACGAACTGCCGGAGTGCTCTGACGCTTCATCTTGTTAGGACCACCCCAGATATTCTCAGTCTCAACTTCCTCAACCTTCTGCTGATTAACGATGGGACCAAAACACTCGAAACTAGTATAAGGCTTCAAACGCTTACGAATAGAATCGGCCAGAACCTTATTCTGAGTGTTTGCCTTATAGTCAATGAAGAACTCTGCATCCTCAATAGTGTTGTAATTCACGATCTTTGCATCGACAACTACTTCATCGCCCTCATCACTCTTGCGGCAACCAGTGTAAACAATGGTCTGGGTAAACAGAGCCAGCTCTTCAAAACCCTCTGCATCGAAGTCGATTTCCTTAGAACTCAGAGAAACCTGAGTAGGAACAAAGCGAATCTGGTGCTTGCCGTTGTAAGTGCTGTACTCGATGTTACCACGGACATACACGTTATCACCGTCATGCAGGTTCTCAGAGATCTCCTTGGCTGCATCGAAATCAGTCAGAGTCTTGTTGTCATTGACGACCTTACCAGACTCATTCGTCTTCTTGGTAACACCAACCTTAACGCCAATCATGTCGTAACCTTCCGGTGCAACATAGGTCATGCGATCCTTCCAAGCGACTTCCTTCTTATCCTTCTCGATGCCCTTGTCCTTATCGGCACGGCGGAAGAAGTAGACCTTATCACGAGGCATACCAGCCAGATCAACATAGAAGGTATTCTCATTGGAGGTCTGAACACCAAAGCTCAGAACACGACGCATAGCACCACTCTTAGTTTCCTTCTCATTATAGAAGTTACTACGCTGGGTGCCGGTAACTTTACCAGCCATCTCAAAAGAACCACGGGTCTGAGGAAGATTAAAAATTCTATCTGCCATATCAAGTCTCCTTTATGTAATTTTGTTTCATTGATAATCATTTATGTTTCTTTTTTGTTGTCTTGAATCAATTCATGCACTATTCATTTTATGTATTCTCCTCCGTTTAGCTTATTGATGGCTTATATTTTATACGGCACTCGCCGTTAGAAATCGTCCTTTAAGGGATTATGTACAAACATTGCGCCGAGCACTATTGGGAGCCGTTCTGAACACTCAGGACATAAATCAAAACTCAAAAGCGAACCATCAAGTTGGCTACCATAAGAGTATTGATACTCAAAACTGATTCCCTGCTCGCTACCTATCGGCTTGATTTCACGACCACACCAGTTACATATTTTCTTACATGTGTTCATACGGCATCACCACATTTTTAATATTCTCTATCACGGAACATCTTAGATTGAGCACGAGTCAATCTGTTGTTCCGGCCATACTTAGGTTTGAATGCGGATTGTAGCTTATTGTTTGCGTATTCGAGATCACTCTCCAGAATCCTAGCAGCTTCTTCAATGTAATCTCGAATGGCACAATACTGGTCGTTGTTGATACAATGCGTCTTTAGATAATCAAGCATATCGACCGCCTGATTTTTCAAAAGAAGCGTATCTTCAAGCTGAGTCTTGCGCCGTTGGAAGAAATCTATATTCAAGTGAACATCTCCTCCTTCTTTTCAGTAAACCTACTCCAATCCATCTTGTGATGACACTCTGGACACTTCGGATCAAGCTTCTCTAATTTCGTCACACAAAACGGACAAAGATATGTATTCTTTTCCTTCTGGAAAATTGGACTTGCCGGAAGACTCAAGGAACCGGAATCAATGGTTACATTGATAGGAATTTTGCTGTTCATCGTGTCACTCCTCAACTAATTGGTATGGTAATCGTACAACGGTTTTATCACATAACCACGGCTTTTCTTTTGTTCCAAAATTTCCAGTTTCAGAACTAATTAAAACATCTCCTAATATAACAGCCTTGTTTTCATCATAGGCTAAAGAAAGTGCATTCAGAATAACGTCTCTAATAGCTCCGTAAGTAAAATAAAGTGTTCCATCAGAAATGACCTCACTAGAAAGCATCAGTTCGGAATTAAAACCATTTTTATAATGAACAAAAATAGTCTTGTATGGCATTCCTTTCCTTGCGATTCTAACAAAATACTTATCTTCCCCATTCTTTGCCTTAAATTGTCCGTTACTAAGAAATTCAACCGGATTCATTGATTTATCACTTTCTTTCCGCAATATTTTAACGTATCCACGTTATAATTTTTCGTTATTTTCTTGCTAAAATTAGCCTTTTATGAGATTTAGTCTTCTGGAAAATGCTTCTTTGTCACCGCAACGCAAAACGGTTCAATTTCAGATCCCCAGATAGCAGTACCATCACCATACGTACTTTCAAAGACAAGCGGAAAGCCACCGATTCCATCGAAAAGACTGCCAAGCGTAGGATTCTCACCGATATACGGCTTCATTTTCTGGAAAATCCAGTACCACTGCGGCAACGCAATCGAATTGCCGAGTGCCTTATAACGAGCTGCGTCAGAAGTTTTATGCTTCTTTTCGTTCTCATCAATCCAGTCACCGATATCTGTCCATCCATCAGGGAACCCCTGAAGCCGTTCATCCTCCAAAGGAGTCAAACGGCGAACAATCCATCGTAGATTCTTCGTTTCCTTCTCTGCAATCAGATCAGTAGCGTCCTTATAATCACGAGATTTCATCGTGCTGGCGTGTTCACTTTCCTTGTACTCACCAATGCGCTGCATTGCAAAGGCTTTCTTTTCAACGACCAGCGGCATATTATTACCGCCCGTTCCCCACTGAGCAGTACAAGTCGGACTTGTATCGCCCTGCTGAGTGTATCGAGCGTCCTGACTGTGACTCTCAAATACAACCGGTGAAATCTTTTGTTTTGAATTATGTAATGAGGGATTTTCTACCAAGCAAATTAGCGTCTGGTCTTGCAAAGTAGAAATCGTTGCGCTCAATTCAGTTTGAACCAGAGCGCCTTTACCTCCACCTTCACATCCAGAACGGATTTTTAGAGTGTAGGCTGCAGGTTCTGTGCATCGAGTCGAAGTCTCTCGATGGTCTGATTCCAATACTCGTCCAATTCCTTCTCTTCCAGACCTTCTTGTTCCTTTACTTTCTGCACCACCTGTGACAGAGTTCCTGGATTCCACCATTCGATCATATCCAGCAACGCTTGCTTCAGGAGTTCGAGTAAAGGTTTTCCACGCCGGGATGCTCTCACAAGAATCCCCTGACATGCTCGTGCGCTCAAATAGAATTTCTGAGGCACGTTGTCCTCCAAAATCCATGACAAGCGCGATTCTCTGGCGACGCTGGGCGACTCCCCAGTATTTAGCGTCGAACAATCTCCATGCAAGAGACCATCCATTACCAGAAATCGCTCCAGCTTTTTCCCACTTTCCGTTCTTTCCTGAAGGTCGAGGAATTGAAACGTCTGGCTCGACAATGCGTGCAAATCTTTCCAACACACATCTGAAGTCTTCGCGTTTGCTTGAGCTGAAAGCTCCTCTGACATTTTCCCAGATTGCAAATTTTGGATGTTCTCCATTGGTAGCCTCCCTCATTTCTGTAATCACACGAATCATTTCAAGGAACAATCCAGAGCGTTCACCAGCCAAACCTTCACGTTTACCGGCCTGACTCAAATCTTGGCATGGACTGCCTCCTGTGATACAGGACACCGGCTCAATCTGCCATCCATGGAGTTGTGTGATATCTCCGTAATGCTTCAGTTTCCATTCCTCCTTTTAGTATCCTGTGTAATGTAGCTATAAACCTAAAAATTAGCGAAAAATAATAGACGTATTAACGTCATATTATTTCATCGCCTATAAAACAAAAGTTCTAGCAGTTTTATGTATACCCTATTGGGCTGGTGGGACAGGAGAGATTTGAACTCCCGACCAAGCGGTTATGAGCCGCCAGCTCTGACCAGCTGAGCTACTATCCCATAAAAACCAGTTAAACAGCTGCAACTATTCAACTGGGCACCTTCCTTATAAAACACTATTGCATCTATATCATATAGACGAGGAAGGAATAACAGCGATGCACATTTCCTATATCTCGCCCTTTCGGGGTGGTATTTCGCACAGGCGCGGCCGGGACTGACCGCTTAAAATCCCTACCCATACGAAATTGGAGCAGCGAAAGGTAGTCGAAACCTCATCCTCAGCTTGGAAGGCTGATGTACTAACCGTTATACGACCGCTGCATGTAAACCCAGCTTACAAAGCACTACTGCACTCTTACGAGCGAGCTGGGAATAATAGTAAAGGAGATCAACAAACGGTACGCAACCATTCTATGACCGTGGTGCGGATAGTGGGCATCGAACCCACACGCCGAAGCACCAGATCCTAAATCTGGCGTGTCTGCCATTCCACCATATCCGCATATTGCGCCAGCAGGGGTCGAACCTGCGATGGAGGAGTCAAAGTCCTCTGCCTTACCGCTTGGCGATGGCGCATCATATACCCAGCTTACTACGTCACACTGCTCCGTTTCCAGAGAGCCGGGAATAATGTGAGGACAATTTTTCCTTGCCCTTTCGGGCTGGTCTGAGCGACAAGGTTTGAACTTGCGGTCCCCTGTTCCCAAAACAGGTGCGATACCAACTTCGCTACGCCCAGATACAAATGCGCCCGGCGGGACTTGAACCCGCACGCCATCTCTGGCAGAAGATCTTAAGTCTCCTGTGTCTGCGATTCCACCACGGGCGCATATAAAAGAAGATCAGAAACAGCCAACCATTCGTTTTACATTCTAGTTTTCTGGCGAACCGAAGAGTATTTATCCGATAGCTAGTCGGCTTACACCTTATTTCTCTTCTTGTCTGGCTTGACGTCCTTTACCGGTATGACGTCTTTCCGGTCGCCAATGTACGGCCAATCCCCGAACGAGCTAGAATAACTGATCTTCATGGTAGGGATAATCGGATTTGAACCGATACGTCTTTCGACACTTGAGTTTGAATCAAGCGTGGCTGCCAATTTCACCATATCCCCATATTGCCGGTCTTTCCCGGCTGTCAGCCCCGCGCAGGGCATTTTCGGAGGAAGAAATATCACGATACTTCGTTAATTATTTTAACGAAAATCACGATAAAATGTCTATTTTAATTCAGCTCTTCTGCTGACTTGCATAGAACTCATTCCGCAGCTGAATGATACCCTTCTTGCTAAACGCCTCTTGATCTTTCTCTCGTTGCTCACGCATCCAACCATAGAATAGGTTATCTTCAGCAGTAAACAGCTTGGCAGTGTTTTCGTAATAACCACGCTTCTGGACACTCTGCATGACACCACGCAAGAACTTCCAGTGCTTATAATAAGGAAGCTTCATCTTAAACATGAAATTGTTGCTATCTCGCAAAACAAATCCTTCAACGTGTTCAAAGCCATGATGCAGATAGTTCTCGTTCATGACTTCCTCGTACCAAGGATAGAATTCACTCCAGTTCTCAAAGGTCTTAACCTTCTCTTTAATCTGCAAATGACACTTTTCAGCAACACGCTTCAGATCATCGTAATCCATCACACTGAAGTTCATATCATTCGCAACAATATCCAGCAAAACAATGTGCGGTTTCTTGTATTCGATGATATGAGCATCATTTACAGGGTCAATCACCTCAAAAATGATGGAACCATTCTCTTTCGCAACTTCCTTCAGGTTCTTACGGTCTTCATCAGAAGTCGTATCCATGAGAATCTTTCGGAACATACCTGCAAAAGGCCCTTCAGGAGTGGATTTACTTGCAATGAACAGACCATCCTGTTCTGCATCATACGAAATGATACCAAGAAATCCGTTCTCTTTTAGATATGCAGTCACCGGGAACTTCAAAGTGTTCTGTAGGTTTCCAATTCTCGTTTCATTCCGCTCATCAACCGCAAAGAACTTATTATAGCTTCGAGCTACAATCTTATTCGTCTTTGTGTTAATGAACAATCCCCTTGCTTTGGTAGAAACCTCATCCCAGTGCTTCTTATAAAATGCTTCACGAGAGAAGTTGAAAGAAGAAATATCTCCAAATCGCTTCTCAAACACATATTTGCTTTGACGCATCTTACTAACAAGTTCTGCGTTATCGAACTCAGTTTTCATTTCAACGGCAGTTTCAGTCTTTGGCTCCTCTTTTCGGAATACATCGTTCTTGGTTTCTACACATTTGATTGACTGACCGTGTTCAAGTTCCACGCAACGGAGATATCCACCAAACTCGATTTTTCCTTCGAGGTTGTAGCACCGATACCCCATATCAATAGGAACATCCTGCACATTTCGATGACCGAAGATCTGAATGTAGCTATCCGGCATCGATTTTTCCCAAGACTCAGCCACGGTTAGCATATCAGGATAGCGACCTACACCTTTAATCATCTGATCAGTAGATACAAAAGGAAGAAAATAAGGCAGATAACTCAAACCACCGTGGCTCACGAAATACCGCTTCCCATCATACTCAAAGTAGGCACACTGGCCGACTCTGGAATAGATCTTACGAGCAGTGTTCTTATCGATACCAGCTTTAAAGAGCTGCGGACGAGTGCAGTTTGTAAACTCTTCACTCTGAACTGGTTCATCATGTCCCCACTTGTTCAGCCAACGCTCGTGATTCCCTTCCAAAAGAATCACATTCTTGCGGTTGTTATTTACAACATCACACAAAAACTTGAATACCTCAACGTTTTCGATGCCACGATCAAGATAATCACCAACGAAGATATAAAGTTCGTCGTCCTTCATCTCACCAAGGTATTCACTAAGGCAAGTGTAGCAGCCATGAATATCACCGATGATATGGATCTTTTTCCACTGGTTGAAGTCATTCGGATAGTAGTTCAAATCGGACATCACATCTGTAGTAGAAGGAAGAACTTTCACGCCAGAAGGAACTTTTTGAGTAACAAACCGAGCGTACATCTTATCAATAGCCGCTTCAGGAACTCGCTTCAGCCATTCTCTCTGAGCGTTTCTTCGTTTGCATTCCTCGATCGGAAGGTCCGTCATGTCAATAACATACATCCGATAACGATACTGTTTTGCAAGATTCTTATAACGATTCATTTCGACCGTCTTGGAGTTCGTTGCATCAATCACGGTAAACTCGCCATGACTCATACGCACCTCAAGCAGTTTAAAAAGCATCTCCCATACAACATCATCATTCTGCGGAGAAATCTCCATCTGCCCGGCAGGTGTTTCCTGTGCGCTTTGGCACATAAGGCGAAGTGTATCAGCACTCAATACGTACTGCTCAAGATTATGCTCTTTAATATAGGTGGACTTCCCACAACCTGGTGCTCCACGGAACAGCAAAAGCGTTCTCATTTACATTTCCCTTTCTAACAAGTATCCTGTGTCACGTAGCTATAATGTTAAAATCAAGGGGCTGAAGCCCCCTGTTTTTAATTTTTGTGGAAGTATTCGACCCAGCCCTTATATCCTTGCCGGAAACTAATATAAGTCACCTTACTGAACGTTCTTCCAATAATGTTTTTAAGAGTATCTTTACTTTTTCCAAGGCTAAGATTAGCAAGGTCAAACTCAGGATGATTTTTATAATAATCATAAACCTTCACATATTCACAATTTCTTGCAAGATGTTGTTGACACAAAACTTTTTTGTTATTTCCTTTCTTGATAATATTATTTAACCGCACAATCTGATTGTGGATTGTATGTGTAGACATCTTCGGGTCACTGTCCATTCCAGTTCTATCCTCTGTTTTACGAAGGATATAATCACCATTTATGACATAAAACGTTCTACAACCTCCCATGTTGGTGGCCTCATATTGTTTCATCTCATAGCACCGCTTAATGATATCCATTAAATTTTCACCAATATCAGTCTTATCAAGAACAGAATTTGATTCAAAATCAACATCGTTGATTTTGAGATTAGAAACTTCTTCAGAGGTGAGCCCAATCCAATACAGCACAGCAATTACATTCATACGAATTTGGTACGGCTCGTTGTATTTATTTAAAAGGTCAACAAACTCATCAGTTGATGCAAAATACTTATCCTCATACATATTGTCTGCACTTACGTCATTTTCATCAAGTTCAGCTAAGTCGTACATACTTATCCGATCCTCACTTTTAAGATAACCAGTGAGTATTGATTTTACATTCTTATATGAACGGCTCGAATTTACCCAGTTATATTTGATGAACATCTTTATGAAATCATTTTTTGTGAAGTTAAACAAATCACATCCACACTCTGATTCGTAATCCATGACATGACGCAATGTCTGAACAACAAATTTGCTACTTCTGTCAGAATACCTTGTAGCAAAAGCTTTAATCTTTTCTTCAGTAAGCATAGTGGCACACTCCCTCTTATTATATGTAGTGTACCATTAACCCTTATAAAAAATCAAGCAAATGCGGCAAAATTCTGAAATTCCATGGTATGTTGTACGCCGCTCAGGAATGCTGCGAGCAAAAACGGTTCATCCTTGCATCTTGCCATTGCGATCATATTCATCTGACGTTCCGACAAGACACCAAGTTTCTTAATGAACTGTCCTTTGTTAAGTGTATCAGTCTCTTCACAGAGAACAATACTGTCAACCTCTAGGAAATCACAGTCTTTCTTTGAGAGTAGAACATGAACCGGAGAGCGCTTGTATATTCTGGAAGACAACGGATTCCCTTTAATTGTGGGGCTAAATAAGTTGCGCTTATTGTTGCTCGTCACAACGAACGGTCGAATACCGCGTTACTGATGACCTGTCGCATTGGATAAATCAACCAACCAAACCTCTCCGACCTTTGGGTCAATATTGTTATCCATAGTCTTTCTCCTCTGTAGTAGTGTAGCTCCGTTCCATAGCTACATTATACAGGATACCATTACAGAAGTCAAGAGGTTTTTGAAAATATTTTTAGTGCCCGTATAGTTCTGGATTTTCCGATACAAATACGCTAGTATCGTCGAAAATCATCTCATACGCTTTCTCTTTATCGTCATTCCTAAGTTCTATTCTCCTTACTTCGTAGCACTTCTGCCGCAACTCAACATGACTTTCATTTCCAAAAAATCCAACGCCTTTGGCAATTCCATGCGTTTCTACGCCAATGTCGTCCATCTTTTTACAGATCATGTGAACATCCACACCATTACAAACAAAACAGACCCACACTCGCTTTTTTCTTATGTACTTCAGAAAATTCTCGACCTGTATAACTTCCAAAACCTTTTTCTCACTCATCGAAATACCGCCTTCCGCTCACATAAACAACTTTCAAGTTACATTATACACATCTTTTTGTTTTCGTCAATATGTTACACATCTTTTTGTTGTATTATTTATCAAAGTTTTAGATGATGCCATTCACTCTGTATCATTCACAACCAACTCTTTGTTGTAATAAAACCTATGTGCGCCAAATTGTCCAGCAAAGGTTGCTCCACGCTCGTGCCAACTGCCTGGAGCTGCCGCCGGGGTCACAAACCACTGAATTGGCTTATTTGAAATTTTAGCGCCGTAATCAAACACCATAGACACAGCCAGTTCATTCTCTGCCGTCACCTTCCTATTATATAAGGAACTATAACCATACTTCTTAAAGACCTGCTGAATGGTTAGACCGTCAAGTACAGCGGAATCATAAAGACATTGAGCCACAGCCATCTGACCCTCTAAGCTATCAGCACCTGCTTCACAAGCAACAATCTGCTCCGCAAGAGCACGCTCATCATCAGTGAGTTCGCGCTTTTCCTGACTGAAGTTCACAATCCGCGTCTCAATAACAGTCTCTACAATGACTTCTGGCTCTTTTTCCTCTTGTTGCACAATACTAACTGCCGGAGGACTACTATTATAAAGGTATGAATCGTTCTGATTCTGAATCACCGGGCTGATCTTCGATACCAGATTCCCTGCCAGCAGACACATTATACACACAATAGCAATACTTTGCTCACGATTTGTTAACAAATTAGAGTTAATAAAAATCACTTCCTTTCAAAAATATTGGTTCTATCAAATCTTTAAAGACTCCTCATTTACAGTCATCACAAGCTCGTTGACCCGCTTCCAATCAACATTGTCCGGCAGGTAAGTCTCACTCTTGTCAACTGATAATCTGCTTTCATAGGCCGGAATCAGTTGCTGACGAATCTCTTTGTAATCATATTCACCGTTGCGAAGCTGCGTCAGGAAGTTATGATCATTGTCTCGATAGGTTTTAATTTCACCTTTTTCCAAGATGTCAAAGAGCATCAGGTATACACGAACTGCATTCATTACCGTCTTGTGCATTTTCTTTGAATTATGGTAGATTGGATCTTTGTCTAATGTATCAGACTTCTGAATCAGCTTGCCTGCAAAACCTCCAAACGAGTAAATCACACGCTTTGAAAGGAATAGGTTTTTATTGTCCATAAGTAGCTGCGTCATTGGGTTATAGCTAATAACGAGTTCATCGGCATTCCCTAACTGTTCCAGCATATTGGGATTTCCACTACACATCAATTTCACAGCTTTGTTAAAACTATAAATCGTTGTATCAGTTTGAGTATCCACATAATGCTCAAACTCACCGAGACCAAGAAGGTCTTCTTTCGAGTTCAGCGCCACACCTCGGATATCAAGATCCGAGCCCTCAATATTTGTCCCATAAGCATGACTGCCACCGACCGTTACGAACATCATATGCTTGCCAAGATGCTCATTCTCCCGAAGAAAATTATATTCTGGAAAGCATAACGCTCCAAGCAATTCATTTCTTGTCATATCTATCTCCTTCTTCAAAAAGCATACCCACGCACATTATTATGCAGCGGTGGTTCAATTTCAAATGCCTTGTCGCTCTTGGCATCATACTTGAACCACTTCGTCAGCTCGGCCACAGGATGGAATCCTTCCTCATACCCTTCGATCACCGCGTAATTGTAGCAGTGTTCAAAGACATCAGCTACATTGTCAATCACAGACTGGACAGCTTCTTTCAAATCCGTGAAGTATCCGGCGATCCAACTGTCATCCGGCATCCAGTAGATTCCTTTTGTATTTGACACTGGCGAACTAAATTTCGCATTCTGCTCGTTCTTAAACGAGTCAATCATTGTTACGGTAAAAATCATTATAAAACCATTTCCCTTAGAACTTAGTTTTTATTCGACTCAGCTAACTGAAGTTCTTCCAACGAAAACGAAAGTCTTCCACCTCCGCAAAAAGTAGTGAACTCAACAATGGCGGTACCTCCGTCGATTTCATCGATAATGCCTTCGCACCAATCTTCAGCGTAAACTTTATCTCCAACTTTCATAACTACTCACTCCTTAATTCTCAGCTTTTATCGTTGCTCTGCATAGCTGCAAAAGTCATCAGACTTTGTATACACGGGTCTGGAGTCATCTATTGTGAAATGAGCACAACTACACGACTCTCCCTGATTATCCCATGTGTTCCACAACTCACAGTCCTTACAGCGAACAACTTTGATTGCATCCACTTCTTGGGCTTTATTTAATCGGCTTCGCAAGGTTCTATATAATGTCTCCTTGTTAGAATCCACTTTATCAACGCCAATCATTGGTTCATACATCCCACAGCGAATCCATTCTTGTTGATAAAAGGCATCTGCGTCAATAATTCTTCCCATGGCATTTCACCTCTTTTTTTATCTCAGCTTTTATCAATCATTGCAGTCTTTTCATTCCAATACTCTTCAGCCTCTTTAGCAGAATTAAAAAACAACCCTCCAAGTGCTTCTTCTTGGTCATCACAGCGAAGAATGCAGCTCATCCATTCTTCGTGATGTAAGGCATACAATGCCATACCGTAATCCGGGTCTTTCTCAAAATCACATCCGAGAGAACCTTTCCACTTTTCGTCAACATCGTACACACCAATGGAAACCGCTTCATGCCCACAAAATGGGCACTTATTCAATTTAACCATCCTACAATCTCCTTAAATCTTAACTTTTATCAACTCGTTTATTCCAAGCATTTACTGCATCCAAAAGCGTATTATTATCTGGTGTTCCACAATTAACAAAATCATCATAATACGCTTTTGTTCTCAGTCCACAATAATCACATACGACTTGCGCTCTACGTTTAAAAAGCGTTGCTGGTCCCCACAATATGGGCACGATTTCAAATTATCCATTTTGATCATCATTCCCATGTTCCATTTCCAGCCGTTCGCTCTGATCATCAGCGAGGGAAGCTACTTTCATCATACTATACACAAACATAATGTCTGCTACCATAAACAAAATTATCATGATCCACATTATATTAACCACCTTCCTGCGCTTGCATTCTGTGGTTATGCAAAGCATAACAGCATAACCAGTTATCGTCAAGCTTTTTCCAGTAATTTCCTAACTACTTATACTTTCGAATCAATTCAGATAGCTCCATCAGCAAATCAGTGTCTTTAAGATGCTGCTCTGCCGGATAATACGGGGTTTGACCGCGCTCAATAGTTCTTGCCTGAGCCATCCGTAGAATTTCTTCATTTGTCAAATTCTGTTTCATATTATCATAGTACCTAAGTTATTTATTTTTCTTAATTTTTTCTAAAACCCGGATTTTATCAATCTTTGTTGTGGTCTACCTCAGTATCATCTGTCACACCAGCAATAAAAATCTTGTGCCTACCATTCTCGTTACGCCGATGGTCGCCACCAAGAATGTCAATTGTCATAAGAATTGTGTTGTAGTAATCATATGCTCGGAACTCTTGCATCTTGTTTTGAAAATAATTTAGTTCTAAATCTTTCCAAACATTATCTAGGTGGCATTCCAGCTTACAAATACCTTCGCGCAGCGCACTAATTTTCTTATTGTTGTTTTCCATTTTTAAATCCTCCAATCAAACTTCTGACCACAATCTCTGCAATAATGGTCATACTCACTTGTAATTACGGTATTGCATTTGGGACAACGAAAACTTCCACACTTCGGATCAACGACAACTTTTTCACCCTCAATACGGCTAAAATAGTCATCAAGTACATCACTTAAAATCATTTTTCCACGCCAGCCAAGATCATTTTGCTGAATATTCTTCGTGAGAATCCGATACGCGCTAATAATTTCACGCTTTGTATATCTCATATTTACCTCCACAGAATTTAGGTTTTATATGGGTCTACGTCAAAAGCTTCTTTGATATATTCTGCCTTAACCCTTTCGAGCACTTCATCGACTATGTTAATAGCAATTTCTAACCCATGCACTTTACCATGTAGATATATTCTGCCACCATTCTTTTTCATATCGAGAGCAGACTCAAAATGCTCTCGTCTAGCGTCAATGTATTCATCATATAATCGATTGTAAATTTCTTCCAGTTCTTTCATATTCATGCCTCCACTTAAAACGCAAACGGATTATTATTCATTGTTATTATAAGTGCCATATTCAAAATAAACATCATAAACACGGTCATTCCTTATCACCTCAATCTCTAAACTCAATATCTACAACAATATTCTCAGGCTCTGTCATGTACCTTCGTGCCAGCAGCTCTACCATGCGTTCCTTGTCCCCAAGATTGCTATTACGCAAAAGATACGAACAAACTTGCCTGCCCCTGTACAAGAACACAGCCCATGCACTTCTCTTTAATGGGTTTGTGGTCTTAATCATTCCATCGCTTCCTCCAGAGATGTGGTCACGTCACCAAAGTCAAAATCCAAAGCACCAATCATATCGTCAAGAGAATCCACAGCATCGGACAGGTTTGTGCAAGCACCATCTGCCTTATCATATCGTTCACTTCCCTGCAGGTTCTCCGGCATATTATCACGATACTCTTCTTCTTCCCACTGAATGTTCTCGACGTCTGATTTTACACTTTCGATCTCCGACACAAGCTCTTCCAGCTTCTTACGGATGGAATCAAAACGGTCGATGGTCTGCTTAATAGCTTTTCTACGAGTATTGTTCATTTTCAAATCTCCTTTCAATCTACAATACCAAGCTTGCAAATGTTTTTCGGATCAGTGATGTAACCAAACGTCAACGTGTTTCGCAGATACCCTTTGTACTCAAATCCACGGTCACGAGCCGCCAGACGACACACATCTCGAATTGCAGATTCTCTCGGCCAAGAGATCCCAGCCAGCTGATACTTCCACTGAAGATCCCTCAGCTTCTGCCACTCAATCACAGGCTTCTTTTCGTCCTCAAAGCACAAACCATTCTGTACGGCATACTTCAAAGCATCACACCGCCTACTCTCTTCCGATGTACAGGTTCCCCATTCATTTTCCAGACGGCGATACGCTCTATCAAACGGTGCTTGCTTTACTGCATCAATTCCAAATGCTGCGCCAAGTAAACCCAAACCAAGTAACAATCCCATAATTTAAACCTCCTAAAATCACTCTTTTATGCGTCTTTCTTCAATCTGCCCAAACTACGATTTAAAGCTGCATTCTTGAGCCAGTCATTTCCACTAGGCGTTTGTCTATCCACTCTTAGATTACGACCAGAGCCTATCGGGCACACCCGGCGGTAATCGTCAACAGTCTTGCAACCAAGAGATTCTGCTTCATCCAGAGCTTTTCGCACATAAGCCCATGTGCTACCGCCGAGATCAGAACACTTACCAATCACGGCAAGCACAAGTTCGTCACCCATGCGCTCAACATATTCTGCTAAAGCCTTTTGACCAGTAGCACCAAGCTTCCCGATATTTTCTCGGAAAACATCCTCGATAGGTTTCGTCGTTGTCGTCTCATCACTAGACGAAGACGACCTTTTCCTAAGTCCTTTGTCCTTAGTCCTATGTCCAGCTTGTTTTTGGTTGTTTTTGCTTGTTTTCTTTTCTGCATTGTTATTTTCTAACGGAGCACCGCCAAGTTTTCCAATATCAGATTTCTTTTTTGTATAAGCGGCATCTTCATCAAGCTCTCTTTTGATAGCAGGCCAAGTGAACCGTTCATTCCCGTTGAATTCTGGCTCTACTCCGAGCGACTTATATTTCATCATCGCTCGCACCAGTCGCCCCACTTCAGCGTCACTGAGCGGTTCAAAATAACTTTCGTAGCTATCCCAGAGTTTAATGTACATCTTTGCCATCAATCATTTTCTCCAATTCTTTCAAGCTAACAGGAATGTAGCCGCCACCACAATCCGTCTTGAAAAAGACCTCTGCGAAGCCCATCTTTGATATGTATTTAACAGTTCCTTTAAGTAAATGATTCAAGATCACGCAGTCTCCTTCCTTAAACTCTTCTATGTCATTGGACTCATCGCCAATAATCATTTTTAATCACTCCTTATTTTCACTATGAGTGTCCACGCCATAATCAATCCCAGAGTAGTATTCATCATCAACTTCTTCATCAAGACCAATATAGCGAAGCGTAATTGCCTGACTACTATGATTAAGACTATGCTGTAACCAAGCTAAGGCTTTTACATCGTTTGGATGAGATGCAATAAACTGATATCCAAAGGTTTTCCGACAACTATGAGAACCAAGCTGGACAGGAAGATTTAATTCCTTACCAACTTGACGCATAATCCTACCAAAAGAATCCACATCAAGCGGATCTCCCGTTTCTTTTGGATTTGCATCGTACTTACGGAACACATCAGACTTGCTTACGCTCGTTCCACCGTTTGTTCTCATGGAGTTCTTCCAACTGCCTTGCCGAGACGGGAAGAGCCAATCGTCATAAGACAATCCATCAATATTGATATAAGTTTGAATACACTTTAGTGCCGGGACCGGAACTTTAAGAATGCGATACTTATTTGTTTTCTTTTCCTTAACACGAAGTTTTGCGTTGAAATTCACCACAACCTTTCCATTCATATCTGTAGCTGCTACATCAGAAACCTTTAAACGAAGCAAATCACTTGCTCTGAATCCTGTGCAACATCCTACATTAAACAAGCACCAGTTGCGGTACTGACGTTTAATCCAGAAATATTCTGAAATACGTTTGATATCCTCTTTGTCTTTAATTGGCTGAACTGACCCATGATTTGCTTCCATACGAGTCAGGCTATAATTTTTTTTAACTACTTTCTGACGTTTTTCTTTGTTAGAAGAATCATAGTCAGAAAAATCAAGAGCAACAGTATTTTCGATTTTCTTTTCGTTTTCAAGCGCACTCATCACATTCACCTCAAATTCCATACTTCAAGCAATACTTACCGTAAGATAATCCTTCAGCATCTGCCATTCTCACAATCTCAACAAATGTTGGTTTATGTTTCTTTTTATTCTTGCATCGAATGGATGCCTCATTTCTTATTATCTTACGACATTCATCACAATAGAGCTTTCCACATTTAGGGCCATACCATGTAATGCCACAGCGATTACACGTTATGTTTCCATATACCATCATAATTCACACCTCAAACTTGTCAATTTTCCAATGATGTCGATAGTAATTTCCAGAGCTCTCACTAACAACGGATGCCTCACATGAATCACACCACGTTTCGTTCTGGTTCACACTATTTCCTTCAGAATCCCGGCAATCCTTATAAAGCAAGAACATCTTTTCAGACAACTTCTCTTTATCTTTGTTAATGGTAATAATATTACCTTCTGCGTAAAAATCGCTAGAATCAATACATTCGTGTAAAATATGAATCGTCATTTTTATGTACCTCAATTCTTTTCAAACAGATCGTCACGAACTTTCGGAGTAAACTGACGAGTGCCAAGCTGCTCAATAGCAGTTTCCAGCTTACCATCTCCCCATTCTCTGGTTTCTGTATTCATAACAATTTCAAGCAAAAGCTTTGCGTCCTTAGCTTCTCTACGCTTCCGGCGAGCCTTTTTAAGTTCTGCCATAAGCTGATAGCCTTGCGCTGCGTTTACAGTTTTAAACTCAATAGCGTGCTCAAGATCATCAATTTCATCACTTGCAGCAGTCAAATCACCGTACACTTTTGAATACAGCTCTTTTAGATTACACATGATTTTATCTGTGATAATTAGATTCTTTTTAAGTTCCGCCAGCCATTCAGAATCTTCCATGTGAAACGCGTATGTATTTTGTTTTACAGCCGGAACCGTTATATTCGGACTCTTGCCTACGATGGTAGCTTCATCCATAGACTTCGGTGCGTAGTGCCCGTTCTTATACCCGGCGGGAAGCTTGTTGATCTCACAAATCGCCAGTCCCTTAGATTCAAACTGTAATGCCAGATTGATATCACAGGTGGCACAAATTCGACCTCCCTTCCGTTTCATAATATAGTTGTGACCATTCGAGATTACGTACATTACTTACTCTCCTGCTCTTTCATCAGCTCTTTAACCGCTTTCTTGAACATCCGCATAGCCTTGTCATTCTCAAGGAATACTTTTGTCTTGGGACTCGGAACACGACCATGAATACGCTTATACTGCTTCATCATGTTTTCCATCTTAGTGAATCCAATCTTGTTGTAAACCATACGATAGGTTTTATGATAATGAATAGTTTTATCACCGAGTTTTTGAGCCAACGGTTCAATAATCGGAACCAGACGAGTTGCCGTTTCACTCTGTTTCTTAGGCTTCTCATCCACAACTTCTTTAACTTCAACTTCAACCACATGATCGTCGTTTACATTCACTTCTGGAGCTGCTTCAATAGTTTTCAAAACCGGACGAAGTTCATTCTGATTTTGATGCAGACGCTCAATAGATGCTGCGTACATATCTGCAACAACAGCACCCATAATGGATTTCCAGATGGAGTCCTCTTCGATAATATCAATCGTAGAGATTTTTCCACTACGATTCGTTCTCTTAATATACTTTGCACGAGCATCTTCCAAAACGAAACCATAATTACGATTCAGATATTCATAAATCTTGTGAATCGTCTCTTTATTCGTGTAACCTTTGGTATTTGCAATCACACCAATCTTGCTATACAAATCTTTACGCCAGTCACTCATTTCATCCTGAAACACATTGCGAGGAGTATAACTCTTAGCACGAATCGCGTTATCCATCTGCTTGTCCTTAATCTGATGGACACACTGAGATACGCTGCTAATCACATTCAGTGCTTCATTACTAGTAGCGCGAGCTTCTTCAATCTGTTCACTAAGATCTTTGCGAGTGGAATTGAGTTCGCTCTGAAGGCTCTTCATGCTATCAAACAGAGCGTGAAGTCTTACATCAATAAACTCCTTACTCAGTGCTGCGTCCATATTAGGAGTAGCCAAAACGGAATCACCACGCATCAAAGATTCCATAATGTCCCAACAGAAATCCATAAACGCATCTGCCTTCGGCTGACGAGACAGACGGCAAATTTCCATCACGCCACGCAAACTGTAACAAATAATTTCACGCTCTTTCGTGATTCCGCCTTCAACTGTCGTCAATTTGACGACAGTTGATAAGGAGTCCAGACGGTCTGCATTACGCTCATGGATCTTCGCAATGTACTTTCGAGGTTCTTTACATTCCAGTGCTCGCCCAATCTGTTCACGGGTCATATAATACTGATGTTTATCATTCTGGTACACATCCACATTCAGTGCACCGAATTGCTTAGAGGTTATTACGGTCATAGGATTGTTGGTAGTCATTTTGTTTACTCCTTTGTATTTATTAAGAAAAATCTGCGGTCAAATCTTCAAACGGCCAGCTCTTATGATTCGTGTACTCATCACTGAACACATCCATCCAAAGATAATTTTCAATATCACCACTACTTTCGTAATTGATACTGGACAGGTTAATTACTTCGCCATCATTTCTTTTAAGGTAAATCACAATCTCAGGATATGGCTCTGTAAAGCCTTCTGCGACAATCTTTCCGATAGGTGTATCAATCGCGAATTGCTTTTCATTCATTTTATCTTCCCTCCTAGAAGAACTGTTTTATCAAGAACGTCGCAAATCAATAACACGAATAGCCCATTCTAGCGCATTCACAATACCACCATAGTAATTTTCTTCTTCCGATGTATAGGCACGTTCATAAAGATCCTCGTAGTATTTTCGTTCACTCTCAAAGATTTTTATAATTTCATCCAATTTATCCATATCGTCACCTCAAAACTGATAGTTCCAGAACAACTTTGCATTGTCGGTAATGGTCTGCAAATAACTAATGTACTCATTAAAGGAGCACACGCCCTTCATTTTCATCTTGCGTGCTCCAACAGCTCGTGCAGCCACCTTCGGATCATAATCAACAGCATCAATAAATGCACTATCAATCATCTTCTGCTCAAAATCCTTAATCTCATTGATATTCATACTCATATTTATTCCTCACATAAATTTTCAATCTTACGAGTCACTTTAAATCCCTGCCAAGTCCAACTCATATCTTTGTTACCGACCAACGCAACCATTCCTTCTGGGTCAAATGCGATCTGAAAATCCTGATAACCAGAATAAGTTTCCATACACTCCTCTGCATCTCTTTTTATGAAATCCTTCGCCGCCTGTTCACTCTTAAAAAACTCCGGCTCAAATGCTGCGCCGTCAACACTGCATTCAATAACGCACCAAATCTCATCGCACAGTTCCATTTTCAAATCTCCTTACTCAAAATCCCACCATGCGTTAATTCAGCACCGGAATTTCCATTATCACTGATATAGACGTTAAACAAACCACTTCTAACACGTTCAATATCAATATCAATATTCATTTTCATGTTTCATACCTCATCAAAATTTACATTTTCTAGCACTTTATTACCATGTTTTACAATGATATTTTTAAACCAACTTTCATTCTTTTTCCACCACAATTCAGCCCACTTCGGAGTTAGCACAATTCCTTTTCACTTTGTGATATATAATGTCATCCGTGTACCAACGTGTTTCGGCGAACCAATATTTATCTCCACTATCATCTTCTTTCTGATCGTCTCCGATATAATTTGGACAGAAATCCGTATAAAACCAAACCCAAATTCTTTCAATATTCCAATCAATTCCACCCCACTGTTGTTCAACATCTTTTACCTCATCTCGGAGATATAGTTCTGACAGTATTCCATCATCGTGCTCCCGAATCCACTTCTCGGTCACATTAAATTCTTCTGCAAGTTTGTCAACTTCAAATAACCACATACCAAAATCCGTATTCTTAGTGCCATACTCTACCATATAATCAGCAATCTGACGCTCCATCATGTTGTCATCCATTTTATTTTCCTCCTAAAACTCAACATTTATTTCAATTCTTCCAGAAGTTCAAGGTACTGAGGATAAATCTCGTCCATGATGATTTGACGTTCGATTTTCTCAACCTCTTCGTTTCCGTTGTACAAGGCATCCGCTTGTCGCTGCGTCAGCTGCATTCCTGCGATAAGTTTGAAGTCATCGCCGCTGAGATCTTCAGTCTTAACATCTCCATCGTGCACGTTGATGTGGGCGTAGATGTCAAGCACGACGGCTTGCTCGTCGTTCTGAATCTCTTCTTCTGACCATTCTCGATTGTACTTCCGCAGGGACTGGGTGCGAAGTTCATCGACCTCAAGCTCTGTTCCGGTGGACATAACCTTGGCTGCGAACTCGTCAGCAGTGAGCTTTTTCATAGCTAAACACTCCTTAGCATTTATCAAAGTTACAAGTGACGGTCACAACCTTCTCTGCGCAACCGATACGATACCGATATTCCTTCAATGCCTTTTCAAGACTACAACCAACACTGTATACAATACCGTTTTCAAACACGTCAGAACCGATAAATCCGAATGCTCTGTCAATCTCCTTCCATTCTCCGTGTTCTTCTCGATAAAGCGTATAGCCGTAGTTCTCACCGGAAAGATAATCGCTATAAGTTTTTACCTCATCACGCATAATTCGTTCTGCTTCATTTTTGGTATTATCCGAACCATCTGTAATAGCTGTCACAATCCAACCATCATTACTATCATCCCATGAACCTCTGAACCGAGTATCGCAATCCATAGACAAGCCAGAATGGTTATGCAATCTGAGTGGAAGCCATGCGATGTGTTTATCAAGAAGAATCTGACAATCACGAATAGAAAAATCACCACGAACATACGTCACAATTTCATTGTATTTCAAATTGCTATACCAAGGATTGGCTTGATCTTCACGACAACAAATCTCATAATGAGTTTCTTCAATACTACTGTTATCGTTGTCAATAACCACACAGGATTCTTCTAGTTTCATGTCAATCAAGGCATTGATAATTTCTTCATCAGAGCAATACTTGTAAACAAGATTGTTCCAAAACTCTTCTGCCGTGCTTGCATCGACCTTATCACCAAGACGGTAACGAGGATGGAAACAAGCCATCACGGAATCGTGGTCGTCCCACCAACGAGGGTTATTGTCTGCAACGTCGTCGTGCTGAATATGTAAGCAATACAGGTTGTCGCCGCAAGTCCATTTTATGATTTCATCATCGTAGCAATACAATTTTCCCATATCTAAAATCTCCCTTTTATAAAATAATTCCGTAATTCTTCATTCTTTCGATTGTTTTAATAGACTTTTTAATTCCGGCTGCTTTGCCATAATACAATGTCATTCTCTTTTCATCGCCTTCTTTTTGTGCAGTGTAAACAATATCTTGGCAATAAGAATATTCGTCCTTCAAGGCATTGATAATCTTTTCAGTGTCACTCATATTCACTCACCTCTTATGCGCTTGCCTTTTTCTTCAAATTCGTGCCAGTTAGACCAGATCTTATTGATCTCGTCATTCGTAAAACCATTATTGTAATCAGTAAACTCAACATAATAGTTGCTCGTCCACTCGTTCAAAGGATGTTCATAGATAGCTGCAACACCACGCTTAGTTTCAACAACAAAACTATCGACCAAAACACCTTCAACATAAGCACCAGTGTATTGTGCTTTATTCTGGTGCATCCAACGGCCAAGAGCACCCGCATTAAGATAAAAACGAGTCATAATTTATTCCACCTCCATAAGTCTATTAGCTAATTCTTTCAACATTTCTTTAATAGCATTAGCGTCGTCAATAAGTTCTCTGACACTAGAAGGACAACCGCCTTCACCACGATGTCCCACCCACATCTCTGCGTGCTCATTAGCATCAAAATCACAGGCATTCATATTGCAAACTCCTCAATCTGTACTAATATCGCCATCTTCAAATCGAATAGCGGCCACATAATCGTCGCTACCTTTCTTAAATCCAACCGTTTGAATGTTTTCAAACGCCGAATTATATTCTGTCATTGATACTAAATCGTCCCAGCTTACATATTTTCCGTCTTTTGAAAAGAAAACACCAACACCAGGATATTCATCAGCACCACCCGTAGGAACACACACGAGATATCCGTTTGGAATTTTAACTTTCATGTCATTTTCGGTGATTGAAATCATATTGCAAACTCCTTTTCTCTTGTAAACTTAATCACCAGCGCATTCACGTTGGCCGCTTCCATCGTTGACTGTTTTGCATCCTCGTGATTCCCCGCTCTGAGGGACGAAACACTCTGATCCATCAGCTTGCGTCGATAGGAAGAAAGAGCTGCGAGGATAATATTCTTTTCAGTGTTGGTCATATTCTTTCCTTTCTTCAAACCCAATCAAATCTCCCAAACCGATACGTTCTTCTTTATAATAATTCGTTCTTTGATACGGCCATTCACCTACTGTTTCACTGAACGGTCCACATTTATGCACTGCGTAAAGCGGAATATCGGGTTTGTAATTCAAAGAGATAGCCACAATTTCATCATATGCTCCGGTGACAGAATCTCTATATTCTTCTTCATTTTCAGAAGAAAAAGTCCTCCCACACAAACGACATTTGTATTGCGGAACCATCGTCATTCTTATCACCTCATTCTTCATCACTCAGGTTCGGACAAAAACTTAAATAAAAGTCAATATCGAAACTTTCCACATCGCCATCAGGAAAAAAATCATAGAGTACATCCGCAACGGCTTTATGCTCATAAAGAGCATCCACAATCTCGTTACGAAATGCAGTAATCCAGTTTTTTGTTACGTTGAACTTTCTAGTGATTTCATAAACATGAATAATCCAATTGCCTTCTGTGGTGCTTCTTGCTCCACTTTCGACCATCCAGTCGGAAATGCTTTTAATCATCCAATCGGTAACTTGTTTTACAGTTTCGCTAGTATACATTTTCTATCACCTCAATCAAAACTGAACCACTTCATGTTTGGCTTTCTCCGGCATCTCTTTCTCTTGTTCTTCAAGACGCTCAACCTCATATAAAACGCTGTGAATACCATAAATAATCAAATCACGATCTCGTTCACGGTTCGCTTTGTTTTCAAGGTTGCCTTTACAACTTCCTTTGCATAATTCGATTTCTCTAAGAACAAGATTATCGATTGCGTATTTCAGAATCCGTTTATCTTTCTCAGTCATTTTTATCACCTCAATTTAGTCTTCGTAAAATGCCTTCTTACAATTCGATTTATAATAATCGATGATTGCTTCAATGTGCTTTTTACTACTGGTCATATATGCTTTATCGGCTTCCGCTTTAGACACACCATACATCCAGCAAAACGCTTCAATAAATTCCTTTTCAGAATACATTTTTATCACCCCTTAATACAGTAATCTTCAAAACAATCCTCTTTTGTTGGTCGCTCATCAAAGAACAATGTGTACGAATTGATTCCTTTCTTGAATCTATCAAGCGTACTCTGACACCATGTTGTTTTATAAGTTCCGCCAAAAGCAAAAGAAAGCGTTGCCACAGGAAGCTTTTCTTTATTAATTTCAATCTTCACTGCAAGAACAAAACCACACGACTCAGGAGTATAAATAAAATTCTTTTCTGCTGCTTTTGTTTCATTTCTGTAATTCACGGCAATATATTCATTGTCATTTTGTTTTTCAAACCAACTATGACAATAAAAACATTTGAACTTATCAAGTTCTCTACTATTGCCACGAGTAAACTTATTCAGCGTGCCACAAAACGGGCACTTCAAATGATCATAAACAAGCATTATGTTCACCTCATAAAATATCTGTTTTATTCGTCATCTAATGGTGGAAAGCTCAATATGCCATTCTGAATAAATTCCTGTGTCAGGGACATACAACTCTTTCCAGTCCGTATCATTATGGGTACATTTCGGCTCATATCCCTCTTCTACCAAGCTCTTGAATTTAATATAATAATCTTCTTCAACACATTTTACAGCATTTTCCTTTTTGAAAAACGCCCATGTATACCTATAACCTACATGATCCTGATATGTAACAATCCAGCATTTGCGTTCCATAATATTTCTCCTTTATAAAAGCATGATTTTAGTTAATCCATATCTTCAAACTCACAGTTCTCTTCATCTAACACGTCACTATCAGGAACCCATTCAAGACCTTCAGGAATAGGAACATCAGAAAGATGTTCTTTTGCATATTTAATAGCTTCATCAATATCCATATCATCGGGGACATCAATAAAGCTATTGTAAACCGCCATACAGTTCACAGTTATATCCAATCTTTTCATAAACAAACACTCCTTTTAATATTTAGATATAAAAAGCATCATAAAGATCTTCGGGCTTATCATTCGGCATCCATACTTTTGCATTATCATTAAGGAAGTAACCGCAACCAAAAAATCCAGCAGGAGAATCACAAAGATTCTGTTCACCATCTTTAACACCTGCTTGATAAACAACATAGATAAACTCAGCAAGCTCATGCTTATCCATTCGCTTGATGCGGTCGTACATTGTTTCCATATCAATCGCTCCTTTTAATATTTTTATGCTTTCGCATTGGTAGCGGTTATGTCTGCCCTAGTACCGCTAATCACCTAGCATCTGCTGCTCACACTACCCAGATCTGACTTCTTATGTAGTCCTCAATATCTGCCGGGTATCCATTGCGCTGGATATACTGACACAGAACACGCTGCACATCTTTGTTATCACCGTAATCCATCGCAATAGAAATATCCTCGCCGTGTGTACCAACACCAAGACGTTCATATTTTCTGACCTCATTATAGAAATCATGTGCGCTGTAGTGCCTACCGTCTTTACGGTCGAGAATCAAATCAATAATCATCAGCCAACCCACCCTTCTTCAGAAGCCATATATCCCTCGTCAATAAGGAATTTATGGAAGTCGTTGCTCAAAAGCTGATTACCATAATAGTTGGTAAATACTCTTGCGACATCTTCACCTGACATTTCACAGAGAACATCCCACATCATTTCTTGCATATCAGTCATTTTCTTCCACCTCGTAATACTGAAAAGCACAGTCGTACATCATGTTCCCCGTAATCTGATCCACGAATTTTGCACAATGCAAGTTCATTGTATACCCATTTTCATCACACCATTCTGAAATAATTTTTGTAGTCAACGGTGTTACAAAAACATAAAGGTCAGACATATGATGATAAATTTCTGCTTTCGGATATCCGGCATCCAAAAGCCGTTCAAGCAACGTCTTACGCATTTTCTTCCATCTCCTTTACAGTCTCATCGTCCCAATGGAATCCACGCTTTTCATAAAGCGGAATCCAATGAGCCTCATAAAAGTCGTAGCCACAACCATCAATGCCGAAAATGTACTCAAAATCCTCTTGCTCGTAGATACGGAATCCACAATCTGCCATTTCCTGAAGATGATTTTCAAGCCACCAGTTGTCGCAACCGTCGCTAAACTGCCACATCGTTCCCCACATCGGAAAGAAGTCGTCACGCTCGACTTCAAAATCATCTTCTCTGACATCAACTTCCTCGCCAGTGCCGTCGAGACAAATTTTGTAAGTGTTATCATCTTCGTTGTAGCTCCGAATCTCACCATTTTCACCATAGTGGTCACCGCTAAAGATATAGATACGATCACCACAAGACGGCGGCGTGATTTCAGTAATGCCTTCGCCATTCTCTTCCAAATCGACCTTGGCGAGCTTTTCAATAACGCTCTGAGGAATCGCATTAAATTCCTGAACCCATGCGTAAGCTGCATCCTTCTTAGTTTTGTACATAGCCATAGCAGTTGACTCTCCTCTTCTTGAGTATCCTGTGTTACTTAGCTACACAGTAAAAATAAAAGTCCTCCGACGGACTGCCCTTTCTAGCTACATGATACAGGATACCAATATTTTTGTCAAGTATTAAAATGTAGATTTTATTAACGTCGTATTTTAGCGCGATGATACGTTGCTTATTCATGACTATTTTGTGAATGTACGGTCAAGCCATACCAAACAACTTCATTCCAGCAATGTTCATGTCTGCCGGATACAAGTTTACAACCTGATTGTCATAAAACTCTGCGATCAGGTTGCTGCCACCGCAGATATCATCATAAGCATCGTCCATGGATAGCCCAGAGAAATTTTCTGCATTATAGTCATCTACACCAGAGAATCCATATAGTGCTTCCTGATAGAATACTCTCGTCATTCTAGTTTCGTTACCATCAGGAGCAACAACGAATAGATTCTCCAGGCCGTTCTTACCAAAGACGGCAACATAAATACCGCCTGCGTTATTCTCGTAAACTTCGACACTTGCTCTCATTTTTCATTTTCTCCTTTCTTAGTGACTCCAACGGCACACAACCACGCCGTTGATCCAGATTGAGACATTTGCGCCCTGCCGATACCATTCGACAGCTTCACGATGAATGTTGGTGATAACACCGGTTTCATCATTCATGAACCATTGACCTTTTTTCATTGTCGCTTCTCCTTTACACTCTCATATATTCGTTCTCAAGCATTCATCAAGATAGATTCGCTTACCAAAACATCTGACATAAAATCTGCCGGACATTGTTTCGTGAATCTTCAAATGATGATAACTGTGATACTTTTCATCCTCAATGAGCACGCCAGACTGAGCATAGATATAATCATCAATGCCATACTGAACGTCGCCATGAATCTGAAAACCACCACAACGGCCATAGCTGCTATCATAAGCAGTTACAGGATGGCTCTTGCAATATTCTCTTGCGGTCATATCAAACCCTCCTTAAAACATATCTTTTACGATTATTTCAGCATCAGGATAATATTTCCTTACGCATTCCACAGCTTCTTTTGCGTCTGCCACAATAAGAGTGCAGCACTTATTCGCATCCATGATATATGCGCTGTAATTCTCGTAAGTGGTCATCTTCCATCCACCAAAGTGGTTGAAAACAACAATCTTTTTCATGCTTTTCATTCTCCTTTACTCAAAGTTCTTGCAAAGACCCAAACCACCCTTTTCACGGGGCAAACGTCTGAGTGCGTCACGGTGCGGGCAGTCGATATTCTCACAATATCGACAGTTTGCGTTTGCCTTCTCTTGCTCTGCGAAAAATTTCTTTGCGGATTTCAGGTCACAAAAATAATGACCCTGATCCCATGTGTAGGAATCCGGGTCAAAATGCCAAGCCACAATATAGGGCTGATAATGATTCTTCTTGTAAAACAACGCCGTATAAGCATTGCCTACTTCAAGAATATCAATATCTTCTCTATTCATCAGTTTATAACCACCCTTTCCATTCTGCTACGCCCATAGCGACAGCACCAATAACGAAAACCCACATCATAGGTGCAATACAACCAGCCTGATATGCGGTGTAACCAAAGAACATCAATAAGGTTTTCATTTTCGTTCTCCTCTCTTATTCAATCCAGCATTTTGCGGTATTGACGATGCAGCGAACCATCTTCTCGATGGCCTTGTCAATCGGGCAGTTCAGGAATGGAAGGTTCTTGTCAGCTACAATCTCACTTTCAAGTATCCAACCGTGCTCGTTACGAGCCTCAACCCAGCATCTGCCATCGGCTTCGCCGAGCTTGATTGAAAACGACAACTCCGCTTCATCGCAGTATTCGAGGTAACCCCAGAAGATGCAGGCCACGTTCTTGCTGAGGCGTCTGACCGACCACTCCCAGTTGGGGTCGTTCCGGTTGGCCTCGGAAACCAACCGGCTAATCAGTTCCTTGTGTTCACGTAAATCATACATAGTTCTAAACCTCTTAACTTTCCCCTGCCATACTGATAAAATCGGATGCATCGTCAAGCATTTCTTGACGCTCATAATAGCCGCGATCAGTATGCTTGCCATTCGGCAAATACTCACGGATGATATAGCAGTCAAGAATCATAATATTTTTTCTTTCTGACGTGTTTTATTTTGCATATTCCGCATAATATTTGCATATTTATACAATTTTGAGCATAAAGAAAACGCCTTGCGATAAATTCACAAGACGTTGTTGCTAGGATTATGGGATTAGCCTACAATCTTAGGTTTCCCATTCTCATCAATGATGAGATTGCCATAAGTGTATGCTTCTGCACAAGCTTTCAAAACGGCGTTTTTCGTCGTTCCATTCAGCTCTGTTTTTGCTGTGAACGCATCAAAGAGATCAGGGGTAATCTGTACACCAACATTCTTTTTCTTACTCTTATTACGTTCGTATTCCTTGTGATAATCACGCTTTGCCATAATTGCACCGCCTTTTCTTGATGGTATAATTATATCATTCTGACGAATTGCTGTCAAACTCAAAGTCATCACCTTGCTTTCTTGCCAGATTTCACAGGAAACACGTCATTCAAAGGACGCATATCTCTGTTATCGAAATCACGGGCACAGCATCCAGTGCCGTCCATGTAGTACGACATTCTTTCATCCATGCGGAAGCTATGATTATTCATCAAGACTTCTTTGCCGTAGATCCAGCCGGAAACTGTGATGTATTCACTAGAGCCAAATACAACACACTGAGAACGCTTTTTCTGAGTCGGTTTGCCCGCCTCATTATAGCGGTCATCAAGACGTTTCTTGCTCTTATGATAGCGCAAAGAGCCCTCTGCATTAGCTTGTGACGCTCTGAGAAAAGCTGTTTCGCTCTGCTGCTGTTTTGCCTTTTCCATTACAAGACGCTTTTCTTTCTTACTCTGCTGATAGGCATTCCAGTCATAAAGGGAAACACTTCTTGCGTGATATGCTTCTTTAATGAAGCTAACAATCTTGCAAGGATGGATAGAAACCCATCCCATAGACGTTTTGATGAACATAGGCATAAAACCTGTTTTCATTGCGATAAACGGACGACTGACAAACACAACGCCGTTAAATGTGCCGTAAAGATCAAGCTCTTTGACTTCTGTGCCGTTATAGATGATAGAGTGCCCAGAAGTGTTCTGACGCACTTCTCCCATCGTATTCTGATAGGATTTCAAGATATTTCACCTCTTTCTTAGAATCCTGTTTCGGCTCATGCCATCATCAGGGGACGGACTTCTACCGCCCGACAGGGACAGACTTTTACCCGGTCTGTCAGCGGTGACTAACTCAAGCGGCAACTTTATTAGAACTTGCCTTGAAAGCCTTATCTGCTTCCTCAAAAGTCTTGCGTGCTTCTTCAAGTTTGATATTCCAAGAGCTGATAGTGTTCTTGATAGTATCAACAACGGCTTTCTTTTCGTCATAGACGGTCTGAGCGGACAGCATAGCCTTATTATGCTTCTCTTTGGTGGTATCCTTAATAGTGTTATCGCTTGCGTCTTTCTCACACTGAGCCTTGCACTTGTCAAGCTCTTTCTGAGCATCATTAAGGGCATTCTGAGCGTTGGAGAATTGAGAATTTGCCTTTGCCAAACGTGCCTTACAACGCTTCTCAGCAAGGTTATAATCCCGCTGATAATCCTCAAGGTAGACGGTCTGAGCTGCTACCGCTTCAAGCATAGGCTCAAGAGCCTTGACGAACTTGTTGATAGGAAGGTTGCTAGGGTTATAATCGCCGTCCATGTTAGGAAGGTATGCTTCCGCCATAGACAAAATCTTTCCACCCAGATCGGACGCTTCCGCCATCTTGAACGTATCGCCAAAGACGATGGTTGCAAGCTCATTCAGGCACTCATAGAAGTTATCGGTGTAGACCTTAATAATAGCCGCACTTTCTCCCTTGCTCTTGCTCTTGTTAAGATTGCAAGCCGTATTGTAGACGTACTGGACAGCCTTGCCGTATGCGTTGTACTCTTTTTCGTCCATGAGAAGGTACTCAGGCACTTTTTTAGGGTATGCCTTGAGCATGTTCAGACCGTTCTTGACGGTGTAGGAAATGAGCATCTTGCCATTGCTTGCATGGCCTTTTTTCTCAGAGCTTGCACGGCAAGATTTACGAATGGACAGACAGACGTTAGATAGGTTAGACATAGTATTATCTCCTTTGTTATGTTATAATGTATGTGTGATCGTACTTGCGACAAACTACTGTCTGTCGTTGTGGTACAGTACGCTTTTGATACAAGGTGCATACTGTTGACCATCCTTGTTGATCCTCTTAGGTATAGTCCACCTAGGGACCAGTGAAAGACTTGCGTCTAAAACATCTTGTTTGCCAATATGCGCTTTTGGTTGTGCGTTTCCGCCCCTACCGCGATTTTTCAAGGTACAGTTTTTGTGTGACTTGTCGCACCGTACCAACAAAACCCGAAAGTTTTGCCGATATAGTAGACTTCTGATCTTGACTTTTGTTGCATGATTTTTCTTGTAATTAAACAAGAGTTAAACCAAACAGGCTAAAATCAGAAGTCTTGACTTGTCAATGTGCTGTTGGGTTTTGGGTTTTGCTTTTGGGCTGTTGCCCTTGAGCTTGACTGTATTGTATCACGCTTTAAACGTTTTGTCAAGCCCTATTTTTTGAACCGCTCAAGCGGTAAAACGTCAAAAATCAGAAACTGGAATTTTCCGGTTTTCCAGAACCATCATGTTTTCCGGTGTTCGGCGTGTTTCGCTTGAACTGGCCTTATTTTAACACTTTAAGCGTGATTTGTCAATACGCTTTAAATGTATATGTTGCATACGCAACAAATGGATTTTTGTGTACCTATTAGAGTCCCGGATGGGTGCGTGCGCGTGCGCGATATGGAATAATAATATTATTACAATATAGGCATGATAGAGTGTGTGTAAAGTAAAAATACTTTACTTTATGTTGCCTGTGCAACATTCGATATCATTTTGATATCGAACATAACAAAAACGCAACTAATTTGCAAATTCAATTCCCGGCTGAAATGATTAAGTTTTGGCATGGTATCAGATACCAGATACCGCCAAAACTTCCCGCCGTTCCCGCCTTGTTGAGTGCTGTATTTTGAGCATTTCCAGCACTCAAGCCGTGGGGGCATACTTTTCATTTTTTGGACGTTCCAGGCAGCAGCCGAAGCCCCTAGTACATCTTTCTTATTCATAATCACCAATTACCAATTTGCTATATCCTATATTTATATACATTTTGCACAATAGTCCTCGCAAAAATTACCTTCTTTCCATCCCATCCAAACCATCACTCCAATTCTCTAATCACTTTCCTTCCCTACCCAGGGCACACTTTCCCCTGACAAAAATATTCCAAAATACACTCCTATACCCTCTCCTACATACACCCATAAATCACTCACTTTTCCACTCAAAATACCAAAAAATGGCTTAAAATCGCTATTTTTTAATCGGTAGCTCATTCGGTAACTAGCTAGAATTTAACGTATTTACGTTATATTTTGGCTAGTTTTTCTTTTTATTCGTACCTTTTTACCCTTATTTTGTTCCTTTTTGACCCAATAAAAGCCGAAAAATCTAGGATTCATGCGGGTTTTCCCGATGTGTACTATAAATGTACCGAAAATGACTATTCTTCGGAGTATAAAGTATCTATTTGTATCTATCTGTATTCCCCTATCGTCATAAATGGATTGATCTAGCATCTGAGCAGCACTCTCAGAGACTTTAAAGACTTATAAGGAGTATGATTGTAGCCTCTGGCAGCTTACACAGAATATATAGAGCATTTGGATATCCTTTCTGGAGAATAATGTGTAATAGCGACTTGAACTAAGTATGCAGAGAGAACGTAGTGATCGTCAGCTTACTTATGGTCACCCGCTCATAGAGCGAAAGCGAGCTTATGAGCCATGTCTGGAAAGACTACAACAGATGACACTCCAAGAAACATACCTTATTATAATAGGTGCTAGAAATACTAGAAATATTTGTATCCTGTGTTACTTAGCTATTGAATTTTTGACATTTTGATGATATAATGAGTGCAGATAGCTACATTACACAGGATACTTTTTAGAAAAAAATAGTTATAGGGTATGGTGGATGTTTATAGTAGTCCTCCCGGACAAGCCGCAAGCGGTCCCTGCCTCTGGCAGGAAAATGTTATCGATGGTCAAGCTACGGTCGCAAGCGACCTTTCGCAGACATCGCTAACATTTTTGAAGGAATTGGAATTCTTATGGAGGTTAAGAATTAGGACATTAAAGGGGTAAGTAATTATATACCTTATATATCTTCCTTTCAATGTCCTAAATATAAATCGGAGGTCGTATGGCAAATAAAGTTTATAACGTAACTGGAGGAATGATATCTAGACTGCATCAGGGACAAGTATTCAAAAACTTTGGAGAGCTATCTCAGGTTCTTGATATTCTTGATGATTCTGGGAAACCTTTAACAAGCAATAGCAAGAAATCTTTTCTAAAAGAATTGGAACGCTATGTTGTCTTACGAAAAGATGGACGACAATTCATAGTCGATAGGATTCGCCCTGAAAATGAAATCCTTCCAGAACATCCGACCGGAGGAAACAAAAAATACATCGAGCACATCCAAAGACTTCTTGTTTACTACTTTAATGCTATGTGTGATCAAACAGGATGTGACAGTCTTGTAATTCTCTGGGAGAAAGTTGATGTATGGCAGACTCTTGGAATGGTGAATGATAATTATAGATGGTATGGATATTCAGACGATGAAAAAGAAGATATGCGTATAGCAGAAGCATTTCGTAAACTAGCTGGAGGTGTTAAATTAAAGAAATGGTTGGATAGTGCGTTGTATGGATTATATGGTCGAGATGCTTTAACAGTAAAAGAGGAGCGAGCCTTCATTGAGGATCTTGGTAATGACCAAAAGCGAATGACCATTTTGACTGATGAACAAAACGCAACATACACTAGAGTCAAATCGGAATTATTGAGCGAATATTACTTATCCGACTGTCAAACTCAAGTAACCGAAGCAGATCTTTGGAAAACTGGCCGGATGGGTGACTTCTTTAGAAGATTAAATTCCAGATTAAGTGATGAGTTTCCTGATATGCAATATAATCGGATACAAAAAGTTTATAAGATTATTATTGAGCCAACCTCTATGAAACTTTTTATGAGACGATTTGGGAAAATAGATCCGGCAGATACAAAAACTGTTGTTATGCTGATGTTGAAACTCAACGATCTCGTTTGTGATGGATTGATGTCCGCAGCAGCTTTAGATAATGAAATTACCGTGGCATCACGAATTAAGGACCATGATGAAGTTCAGAATCGAATCAAGGAACAAAAAAAAT